GCGGTATTCGCTCCCATGATAGCCATAGGACGGGCGTTGATGGGATACAGGGAGGATAATGAAGATAGTTGGTTCGGGCAGTTCATTACCTATATCGGGTTCAGGACGATCAATGAGATCGCTTCCCAGACATCCCCGTTCATGGAGCTTAACGCTATAGATATGTTACAAGATCCGCTGGTCACGGCCCGGAAGCTAGGTGATCTCACCGATCCTCGAAACTGGGATCCGTTCGCTACCGTCCAGACCGGCGTGTATAAGGGCGAGAGTAAGCTATGGAGGCAGCTCATGAAGTTCTCGTTTGGTAAGCAATGGTATAATATCAAGACGGCTAGGGATATTAAGCAGACATCCGACTACTGGCTGATGACCAACGGCATGACGATGGGATTCTTCTTAGGAGGCAGGGATAAGGACGAGTCCGGGGAGGACGCTAATTGGTACTTTGACAGGGGAAGATAACTGATATAGTATGACGAAAAAAAATAGCCAGTCAATTGTTTAAGACAATTTGATTGGCTATTTTTGTATTCCCATCTATCCATCCCGGACGGATGGGAATAAATACTCTATTATGAATACAAATGTAGATCTTTTTCATGATTCCACGAACAATAGTAATGGAATTTTGACGTCCGAATCCAACGAAATGGGATCTTTAAAAATTATCATTCCTGATAAGTTAACTCAATTATCTATCAAATCATCTTATATTTGTCATGTAGACGACCCTATGATAGACAGGGGGAATTATTATTACCCAGATATATCATCAGATCTAAAGGAAGGGTATGATTATTCCTTGACACGCATGCTTATGAGTAGCTATAATGACGGGATTCATGAGCCTGATCCGAAAGGGTTGTTTGACTCCTTCCCGTTACTCGGTCTTATGTTATCTAGGATATGCAAAATGAATGATAATGGGGAGCTTGATGGATATACATATAATATAAGATTGAATAATATGACCGAAAGGGATCTGGTCATAGACAACATAAATATGTCTTTTATAACCTATGACAATATGTATAAGTTACAAGCAAGAGATATTAATGTGCGTGAGGATATTCCTCAAGGGTTTATTAGATGTTTGAATTTGTTTTATAAATTCCTTGTTGATAATATAGTAGGGTGTAAATTTTCAATAAGGATAATAACAGGATATGATTACTGTGTAATAGATGAGATAGATGCTTTTTACCCTATTGATAGGAAAGTAAATATGACGTCCGTCTGGGCTGGTAGCCAGCCTCCCGCATTCGCTGCACAGCCCCATGCCCTTGTACGGCTGTAGTTCCTTGGCATAGTCAAATTTATCCACCATATACTCGTTTGTCAACATCCAGTAGCTAGACGTGGCGGTATTATCAACACAACCGCATTTAGCGCATACAAACAGGCTCATAGTAAGTTCTTTTTCGCCTCATTAAACAACCGTTCTACCAGATTCTCAAATTCACCATCAGGCTCTATTATATTTCTTATCTTTATCTGTATGTTTTTATGTTTTGCCAAAGAATAATAATTGTCCTCTACATTATAATGAGCCACAGGGCCATCTACGTAAATAGCGTCATTTGGATCTAGCTCATTTTTATAATAATCTTCTATGGTATTTATAGGAATATAACGTAGATTATCTATTCTCATTATAGAAGATTCATCGAATTTGACGTATTTCCCAACAACCCATTTATAGTTCTCTTTTAGATTAGCCTGCATCTTGCTTTTTTCTTCCTTCAACTTATTTTCCAGTTCTTCAATCTTATTCATATTCTATCTGTTTTAATGTTATTGTTATTAAATCTGTTTATCATCTCATCAAAGAATTGACGGTCTATCTCCACAAGCAGGGAATCCATTCCCCCCTGCGGCGAGGTAAGGGCGACATCTACCGCCCCGTCCGGCACGGTGTTCATTGGATTGCCTTCCATGCCATATTCCTATTAAACATCCTCATTTTTCTTTTCATCGTCAATCCTCTCCACTTTAATTGTTCCCATATCACCTGAAGGTAACGTCATATCACTATACACGTTATTCCAGTTCTCGTCAATAGCTAGCTGATGCAGTATAGATCTATATATTTGGTAAGTGTTGCCGATAAGCCTCTTCCTATTTATCTTATCCTTACTGCCTCCATCGTACCCTATATGCTCAAAATCCTCAAGATCTGGGAACAACCTTCTTCTTATCGCTCGTGAGTTATTGACTATAAAGCTTCTTATCCCCAGCGATTCCGTCCTATCCATATCATCTATCAACGTACTTGTCGTATGCTGTAGATCCATGTCACCCGCCGCAAATCTACTGATGTCTTCCACGCATTGTGAGATCAACATCAGTTGCTCCCTTGTTAGGGTTATTTTGTAAAGTTGCTTGTCATTTATAACCATCTATTTGTTCTTTATATTAATTACCTCCATTTTATACTTCTCTGGGTACTCTAGGCATGTGCATACTACTAAAATAGAATCATTCAACATGGTTGCCTTATTACCCCTACTATCCACATAAACAGTTTTAGGATAACAATCAACATCTTCTTCTTTTTTATCTTTACATCCTATCATGATAAGAGATAGGATAATAATACTTGCTTTAATTTTTGCCATAGCAGTTCCATACCATTCTTGTATATCACGTCTCCTCATATCTTTTTACTATTCCGCACAGTTCAGTCGTATTATATTTACGTATAGCCGTGAATATATATTCCTTTTTACAATCCCAGCATTTTATCAGTCTTTCTGATCCACATTTATTATCCTTGTAGAAGAAGCAGCCCCTACATGGTTCATTATGATCGTAGCTTAATACCACAAGCAGCTCCATGCCATTCTTGTATATCACGTCACCTTCTTTCATTTCGTCTATTTTATTAATTTCATTATCAATATGGTAAAGTTGGATATTATCCATACTACAGATATCCAGAATGTTATACTTAACATAAATCCTATATTCTTAGGTATAGGATCTATTCTTCTGAATGTTAAGATCATGTATATAAATGTCTTTATGTTCACAATTTACGATATTTTTCTATATAGTTAACTATTAAATCTTTAACTCCTTTTGGGACATCTATTAGTTTAAGGTTGCCTTGGAATATATCCTTGCCGTACTCGTCCATGATCTCTCCGAATGAAGGATTCATGACTCTTGTTGACATAGATATCGGTTGATCAGTGTCAAATTTGATAACGATCTTCTTTCCGCCGTTTATCGCCTTTTTAAAAGCCACGTAAAGCTTTCGACCTTTTATTATATCACAATTCCCTTTCAGGATATTAGACATATGTATGACATGCTCTTTCTTCGCATCTTCAGGGTTGTCCATAAGCTTAAGATCTCCTCCGGTATCTCTCCATTTCCTGAAGCACGGGAAACATAGACCGTGATTTGCCTTGGCGTGTCTAGGTATCATCCTGCTGCTGCCGGCCGGGATCGTATCGCCACAGCAGATACACGTCCTATCCTTGTTGGTGCGCATCGGCACATAGCTCTTTATTGGGTATTCTTTTCTTTTATACATCTTCTTCTGTTTTTAAAATTATCATCACCATACTCATAATTAGGGCAAGCCTTGTTGCTTGGACGCCTTACGTATGTTGTTTGTTTCCTATTATGTTTCCTGTTAGGGTTTATATAATGGTCACACACCTGCCAAATAGAACAACATACCTTGCCATATCTTTTCGCCCATTCATTATCATGAAGATGTACGCAAGTACCGCAAGTCGGGTTCTTGAGCTTATCCCTGTTGTTATCTATAATATCTTTAATCTTATCGAGAATAACATACATATTCTCAATATCCATATCATTAAATTCATTTGGTACCGGGAGATACATTATCGAGCTTATATCTATATCTATTCCCTTTGACTTGTCGTAAGCCGATTTGTATTTTCTTATCATTAAATCTTTTAACTGATTTACTTTTCTCTCGTAAGTCCTCATATTTCATTCAGTTTTCCATCCTTGTTTCTTCAATAGATCCACCATCATCCCCTTTATCTTAGGACTGATAGCCTCGGTAAGTATATCAGCGGCCAAGTTAATAGAGAAGTTTGTCATTCTGGATTCTCCTATATACTTCTCGCTGGTAACTTCTTTCACATAATCGTGGATATCCTTAATCATCTCATTTTGAGATCTCAGGAGATCCAGTATCTCATCGAGTTTATCATTCATTTTTTTTCTCAAATATACCTGACAATAACCAGACAACCACTATCAAAAAGAAACACAACCCAAGCGCCTCATCCGGATAATCATGCATCGCCTCTAAAATATCCCTCATAGCTTAATATCCATTTTGCCAATTATACGATAGAAAATATCCCTAGTCAGCTCAATATCATAAGTAGCGTCATGAAGTTTATTCTCGTCAATATCAATACCCATAGTCTTAGCCACGGTCATCAACTTAAAGTTCTCCATATCGTTTCTTACACCCATCAGGAACGGTGTCACCATAACATATACATCCATACAGTTAGGATAGAACCATGATCCGAAATACTTATCCCCACATTGGGTAAATAAAGCCCGTAGGAAGCTGTTATCGAATCCTGCGTTGTTATACCCCACCAAATACATTTTATCCCTCTTGTCGAACTTATTCACGTATTTGGATAATATACCAACTAACTGCCTGTACCCTTCTTCCATAGGCTGATACGACTGCACTTGCTCCAAGGTAACGCCAGCCACGTCCAGTGCCTCTTGCTCTATCGTGGCGGCAGGGTTCGGGGCTAGGCGGATGTCAAACCTCTCGGCCTCCTGCCCGTCGATATCCACGATCCCTCCTATTTGGTGTATCCCGTTTCTCCAGAACTTAACCCCGGTTGTCTCTAAATCGAAAAATAGTAATTTCATATCTATTGATTTTTAAAATGTTCCTTAATCTTCTCCAATGCCTAAACAATTAAACGCCAACCATCCACTTACAACTCCCATCGCAAAAATAAACAAAACCATAAGCGAGAACAGCGCCCAATCTTTTGTATTTAGTTTAGGTGATTATATACCAGTTTACACCAGTACATTTTGACGCTTCACAGCCCCGGCTACTGCCAGCGACTCCACGTCCCCTACCCGGTTCACCACCGGTGACGTATTTTATTGGGTTAGAAGATTCTGTTTTTCTAACCCAAATTTCTTTATATTCCTAGCGGCAAGAAGATCCCTGTCATTTACGGCTCCACAAGAAGGGCAAGTCCAGATACGATCGGATAATTTAAGATCCCGATGTACGTATCCGCATTCGCACATCTTGGAGCTAGGTTCGAATCTTCCTATCCGAATCAAATTCACGCCCTTCCAATCTGACTTATAGCTTAATATTCTAAAGAACTCGCTCCATGAGCATGAAGCTATGCTATTAGCCAGCCTATGGTTCTTCATCATCCCCTCCACGTTAAGATCCTCAATAACCACGGTTTGGTTCTCGCCTAGGATATTGTTGACAACATGGTGCAGGAAGTTATGTCTTTGATTTGATATATGCTCGTATGCTTTCGCTACGGCTAATCTAGCTTTTTCTCTTCTTCGGCTTCCTTTTTGTTTGCGAGCTAATCTTCGTTGTAAGCATACTAAACGTGCGGAAGACTTTTCCAGATATTTCGGGTTCTCGAAAACCGAACCATTTGATAAGGTCGCGAATGTCTTTATCCCTACATCGATACCTACAGCGGTATCCGGATTTATAGGTGACTTGCCCGGTAGCTTAATGCCGTTGTCTACAAGGATACTGATATAGTACTTATTTGTAGGTGACTTAGATACAGTGACAGTCCCTATCTTGCCTTTAAATACTTGATTAGAATAAAATCTTACCCATCCTAATTTCGGTAACTTAATCCTGTTGTTATCGAAATCGATATGGACATTGAGGATATTCTTGAACGATTTCCTTGATCCTCGCTTTGATTTGAACTTCGGGAAGCCTTTCTTCTCCCTGAAAAATCTGGTGAAAGCCTGATCTAAGTTTCTTATTGACTGCTGTAGACATTCGTTAGATACCTCATTGAGCCAAGTATATTCCTCTTGTTTCTTCAGGTCAGTCAGTTTCTTGCATAGATCAACAGCCGTAAGCGATTTTTTATCATCTTGATATGCTTCGATTTTCGTCTGCAAAGCCCAGTTATAGATAAATCGAGTTGATCCGAAAGTTCTCTCCATTAGCGAGATCTGTTCGGATGTCGGATTCAGTCTATATTTATAAGCTTTTAGCATACTACTGTCTTTTGATGCAAAGGTATGATATAAAAAGTAATTATATACTATTTTACTTATGTTATACAACATAATAGTGTAAAATTGTATATAATTACCTTTTGTTATTTGCTTATGCTCATATAATCTTATGTTTAAGTAATTCCATCATCATCGAAAACAATGTGTCTACAAGACGTTTCTCGCTACTCCAATATATAGGGATCTCGTCTATATCTCTATACGCTACAGACCATGCATGTTTTAGCTTATGACATTCTAATGTACAACCCTCTATCTCATATGGGAGCAAATTCAGTAACGTCCCTACATCCCAAACAGGGTTGGATATATCCGGGGTAACGGCCTCGATCAGTCCTATACGACCAGCGTCATCCTCCATAGAATGTAATTGATCCAGATACCTGTCTCTGAAACCGATGGCGGTGGAGATAGGGAGGCCGGCCTCAGCCAGCACTCTCCCCTGTTCTTTTGTGGTGAATATCCTTTCTTTCATCTAACCTTTGATTTTTTTTTCTACAGTAACAATCGTATCATTATGCCATCCCCCATGAGCCACTAGAAGAATCTCCTGCTGCTCGAAACCAAGCCCTGCCCCTATACCGCCGGAGTTCCACGCGCAGGTAATGACTACCCCTCCTTTCTTGGTGATCCTAGCTATCTCCTTCTTCTGCATAGCCCAATAACTAGATTGCGTTGTTTGCATATTAACAGCACCTCCAAGTCTTTTATACGACTCAGATACCTGTCTCGCAGAATATGGTGGATCATATAATACCATATCAGCTATATTATCATCAAGATGACACAAGAAGTCCGTGGCGTCTTTATGATACATAGCCTTAGTCTCAGGATCAAGATCGTTGGTTATCGTCCCTATATCGCTGTTTCTGGCGAATGGATCCACTATAACCATACCCTCTTCTCGATATTTGTCTATAAGTTCCCTTATCGGTCTTATGCTGAATGTCTCTTTATTCGGCATCGACCATGTCTTGTTTATAATCATATCGCTGTAATTGTGCTTTAAATATGAGTTTCATGGTACTTCTAGGTATAGGATCACATATATCCTCCCACCAATTCTCGTGCCCTTTCGGCGGATGTATATCCTTTTTCCATGAAGATCCCTTAACTGTCTTGATTCTTCCGTATGGTCTCATTTTGCTCGTGTTTACCTTCACATATCATAATTGTTTATTTATTCTCAGACCTAAAAATATCTTTTGCGAACATATCAAGGGTAAGTTTATGTATCTTAGGTAAGACCTTAACCAATTTAATGCCAAAATTTTCTCCCCTCTTAACAAAAGTCCATTTACCATATATGGTTCCATGCATCATGTTCTGTATTACTTCCTTGCTGTCTGTCAAGAATACTTGGTAATAGACACTTTTGGCATAATTAAAATCCTCCCCATGATCATTTGCCGGTCTTAATATCATTACAGCCGAAGAGCATCCATGAAGGAATCCGTGTATCTCAAGGCATTCATCAAACTCATAATTATCACGTTCCTCATCATGAACATCCTTAACCCATTTGCATGGTCTCCCGTCTTTAAACGGGATCTTTAACTGTTTCTTTGCCATCTTTTAAATTATATTATAATGTTAGGTAATTATATACAAGTTTACACCATATTTTAGTCTCCATGTCTTATTTGTTAAAAGAGTAATATAGATATAAATACATAAATTGAATAGGGCTATTCACCATGCCCTTATCAGTAGGATCATCGTATTTGTCAAGCCAAAGACGAAGCGCCTCCCAATCGATATCCTTACGGTCACATACCATGCAGGCTAGGTTAGCCCCGAACAGTTCCCCATCGCCGCCCAGCGACTTGTTAAACCTCTTGGCTAGTCTTTCCTTGAATCTCTTATCATACCATATCCCGGAAGTAGCGGCATAACAATAATAAGCGTTGTATTTCATTTTCACGCCCATCTTCTCAAACAATGGTGTATGCCATATCCGATCTAAAAAGAATACTATTCCACGATATATGAAGGTTCGGAGATTTTTTCTGTATTCTTTCCCTAAGAAATTATCCACACAAGATATAGTCCCGCCTGAATAATACCAATTATTGGCGCCTCTCTTAACCTTATCCGTCATCTTGAATTTATTCTTTCTGTCTTCCACCCTATCCCAAGGTTTCAGCTTATCCTCATTAAATGTCGGGCAATAATGATAGTAATGATTAATCCACGAGAGGTAGGGGTTGTATATCGTGTATCCATTATCGCTGACATATGAGTTCATATCATACCCAAGTTCCTTGGCTAGAATAGATCCCTCATCAGCTAATACCTTTAATATCGGATTTAAGTTCCATATCTGATCTTGGCTAACAAACATCGAATAGCATGGGTCTTCATCCTCTCCATACCATCCACCCATCCCGCTCACTATTTTATCCAAATCAAGTGAATAATCTTTCCCGGATGAAAAGTCATCTCTAAGAAAAAATCCTCTATATGGGATCATATCATATATACCCGGTTGATCCTCAAACATATGTTTAGCGTTCTCGGTCAATCTAATCAATGTTTGTAAGACAGAAGATATATCTATGGGTGCATATTCACACCCATAGACCTTATTATTTATCCAAAGATATTGAAGAAGCTCGGCTATATTAATAGTCCCGTCCTCTACATATCCTGTCTTGTTATCGAAGTTTATTTTGGCTAGAGGTATATTACTTCCTTGTGGTTGGTCACTTTTTTCATTACAACAATGCACGAACCTGTCAAAGAATATATCTTTCCAACCAAAATATTTATCCCTTATCGTCATAAGCCTATTTCTTGTCGTATAACGACATGACGTTAATAAGATCAGCTTTTCTGGCCATCCCCTCAAGTTTATTAAAGCCATCCATGTTATCTCCACTGACGATGATAGTAGGATATACCTCTATACCGTACTTGGATATCTCCTCCTCCGTGGCCTTGTTCTCCGGGATCTGGTTCAACGTAACCTCACCCTCATACTCCTGTAACGTGTTGGCGATAATATATCGCATGTAATCGCTGTACTCAGCGTCTTTCTTCGTGAAAAAATCGATTCTTACCATTTTAAACAGTTTTTAATCTATTAATAATTAAATCCGCTGTAAATATAGCGTTATCTATCTCATCCATACCTATTTTCCTTCCATCAAAATCGTTAGATAATAAATCTTTCACGATTTGATATCTGCGCTGCTCCCAATTTATGTCTATATCAAAATTCAGATACCTTACATAATCATAATTCAATTCATCATAACTATAATTGAGATACTTAACTATCGGAAATGGAGTATCATCATAAATAGTGCGCTTGATTAAATCAACGTATTTACCGGTTTTTTTATTGATAGCTCTTAATCTCTCATCTACTACTCTTTCTCCTGACTCTTCCATTCTATAAGCCCTTTGTTATGTTTATCGTAATATAATAATGCTATAGCGTTCCAGCATACGGCGGATAGATGCATGAATCCCTCCTTATCATATCTCTCCCCTTTCGTATAAGCGACCAAGTGTCTCATGAGTGCACCTAGATAACGATTGAACCCATCAGGTATATCTTGCCATGAGTTATCAGCATACTTCTTGGCACCTTCTGTATATACCCTCACGATGTCTTCTATCTCAGCCAAAGGAAGGAGGTCCCACCGGAGTTTGCCGTCGGCCCGGTCGTTCTTCCCGCTGCCGTCCTTCCCGACGAACGGTGCGTCTGTCGCTTCCCACTCATTGGTATTACATAGACCCTCGCCGATAGGGCTATAATCCGTAAGATTATCGACCGTTTCCTCATCAATAATCCTTAATTTAATAGCCCTGTTTAATGATACAACCATTTCCTCGTCAGCCCAAGCATATTCATATGATGCTTTAAATAATGGGCATAATTTCATCATTCCTGTACGATCGGCGGTTTCAAGTACCTCAAATACCTCACCGTCATAAACAACCTTGTCGTATTTGCTAAATTCTTCTTTCATCTTAAATTCCTTTTTGCTTTATTATTATTACTGGATCATCATTAAAAGGAGACAGTATTCCAATATGCAGCAATATGCTTCGCTCATCCCCATCATTCTTTTCTGCTTTAAAGCCATTGATAACACATTTGTCACTAGATATAATAAAACCGCTTGTATCAGGATTATTTTCAATTGTAGCCCATCCCTTTTTAACTGATTCATGATTCCTTAGTTTATCAGCATCATCTTTCGTTAACCAATATTCCTCAAAAACAGTATCCGGATATTTGGTCTTTATTTCCTCGTAAGTATCATACCATGTCATATTTTCATGTTTTAGATTAATAAAATTCGCTAAGATCCCTGCATTCTGGTGTCTCACCTGTTATGGAATAAAGCTCACCAGATGATAGATATACGCAATGCGAGGTCTTCCCGTCCCTCCACTCGCTTTGCTTCGTAATCCCGCAAATAGCGCAGCGTTGGATCCCCGGGCCTGCCTTTACCCACGAGTGCCGTACGCTCCTCTTCCTTGTCCTGTTGGTGTTGTCAAGTTTTCTCATGATCAATCCTCCAAGGCCGTTACAATTTTATCTTTCCCGATAATAACCTCATTCCCGCTCCTTACATCAAAGCATTTCCCCTCATCTGCCTCCTTGAAATAAAGAGCGCCATTGTACTCGAACAAACCGAAGCCATAATCGTCTAGCTTCATTTCATTAAGTTTCTTGAATTTATACACGTTTTTCATATTCTCCATATTATATTGCATTATTGGAAATATCATTATGATACTTATGCCTATTACAAGCAACCCTGTGTAAAACTTTTGTGAATCATATTTCTCCCATCCCTCCATCATCATGGCAAAGGAGATTACTATTATTATAATAATAGATATCAACCCTACCATATCACATCCTCCTTTCTTTCAAAAATCCCATCATATCCTCCACGCTAAGCTGGAAGCCGGCAGCCGCCTTATGGCCTCCTCCACCGGGGTTGGCCTTGCGTGCCAGCGCCGAGACATCCACCTCCTCTTTGGTGGTATAGAACGAGCATCTGAAGAATCTGCCGTTCCAGCAAAATGGCATCATCAAATCATGTTTTCTAGGATCGTACATAGACTCGAATGTGATGGAGTTAAACTCCGTAGTATTCATACATATCGCCTTGTATCCAAATATATCTGCCTCGAATGAGAACATCTTCATCTCTCCTCTGTTTTTCTCAACGATATACTCCAGTATCGCCTCCCCGTTCCTTATCATGTCATATATGAAGTCATGATCGCCGTCCATGACACTTGCCGCCATATCCACGTCAAGACCACAATATCCTCTCATCCCATATTGGAATGAAAGAACGTCACTCCACTCGAACCGGTCGTGATCCCATACATCATAAGCACTCAATAATTCTACCACATTAGGAGTTTTGATGTCATCGAAAAGATATTCCCACGTAAGCTCACAGGCCGCCGTCCCTATACACCTCTTGCCCTTTACCTCGTAATCCCTCATATCGTCTATGGCTGTCTTATGATGGTCTATCCATATGACATTTGTACCTTTATCCTTCCACTCATCGAAAAGGAATCTTGTTCTGTTTCCAAATGACACGTCAACTACAAACACCTTATCATATTTATTCACGTCAGGTATTTCCTTGCCGTAATTGTAAGGAAGAAGATCAATGTCCCCTTTGAAATACTTTTTTACTATAGCCGCTGACATTACTCCGTCAAGATCAGCCTCATGATATATACATCCTGTCATAATCTATTGTTTTTAATTAAAAAATCTATGTATTCTTTTATATCCTTGTTTCTGTCATTATCCCAGTCAAATGTCTCGTTTATGAATTTGAAGTACGATACTGGGATCGAATGCAACATCCACCCACAATATTTCCCGAATGTCATTACCGTAGAGCCAAGGGGATGATCCGGCCTCCCGGGTACAGGGGAGGCGGTAATGCCCTGCGCCAGCCCCCTCCTTCGATCTTTCTTGGCGGCTTTGATATCCAGATCTGTTTTCGTTACCTTATCCCCCATCGGGATATTGGTAATTAGTTTATCGCCGATAAACATCCCCCATCCATATCCTTTGTAGTTCTCTATACTAAGTTCTCTTATATCACCGAACCTTGACGAGTTATTGCAACAATCAACGACCAATGCGCTATCCTTACCGTCCTTTATCCTGACAGCTCTCCCAAGCCACTGATAAAACGACGAGAATGAGAATGTTGGTCTTCCTACTATCACACAATCCAGACCCGGATGATCGAATCCCGTACCGAGGGCGGAATAGTTGAACACCACCTGCGTCCCACCCGACTTGAACCTCTCGACTATAGCCTCCCGTTGCTTCTTTGGCGTGCCTCCGTGAACCACCTCCGCAATGCCGGCACATATCTTGGCGTTCATCCATTCGGCGGCAGTATTGCAGCTCTCAACAGAATCCATAAACACCAGTATAGATCTACAGATGTCTTTTAATACCATCAACCGACGTAAAATAAGGTTGTTTAAGCCATTTTTTCTCACCGCCTCACTAATAGACTCAGCCGTATATTCGGAGCCGTTAGAATTGAGTTTAAGGGCATCTCCATTGAAATCCCATGTCTCATATTTAAGAGGTGTCCAAAATTCTTGCCTTATCATCTCCTCTACCTGTATCACGTGAATCAGGTTCTTGAAATATACCGGTCTCATACGAGTGATGAAATTAAGTTGGGAATATGATGTCTGTCCTATCGACATGTTTTTAAGTCTACATGGCGTGGCTGTAAACCCTATCACCTTTCTCGGCTTCAGCTCATTCATGAATGTCATGAACTCACTGCCGTCTTCAGGACTATATCCGGCATGAGCCTCATCTATCAATACATTTCTGATTCCCATCTCCTTAAGCTGACCAACAACCTTCTTGATAGACCCTAACGTGGCGTATATCATGTTAGATAGCTCTTTCTTGCCACAGGAGGCGGAGTAGATGGTCGCCGGTATGCCATATGATGTAAGCTTGCAGTAGTTTTGTATTAGTAATTCGCGAGACGGCTGGAGAACCAGCGTCTTATCTCCCATCAATCTTGCCGCTTCTGCTATGAGGATCGATTTACCGCAACCTACCGGTCCGATGACTAACACTGGATCATGCCTATCAGAGTTTATGTAATCGGAGATACTTTTAACGCATTCCTCTTGATATGGTCTTAATTTGTAAATCATTTGGATCTGTAGTTATCAAAAACGTCTTTCACGTACTCTAATCTTATCGCACACTCCCGACCATCGTCCATTTTCACCATTAAAGTTTCCTTGGTCTTGCTTATGGCTATCACCTCTCCTGTTCCTATCTGGGTATGGACTATATCGCCTAGCTTTATATTACATTTGATCATGGTCAAGTTTTTTATTAAATTCCTCTATCTTACTCCTGTCTGTCTCATTCACCATCTCAGCCTCTTCCTTGAACATGTCGTACCCTTCCCGGATATTATTCCCAACCATATTCTCTATCATCTCCCTCATCTCATCGCTCCTTACGGCAAAAGATATCTGGAATGATTTACTTGTGCCTTTCATCAGGTAATCAATCTTTTTCTTACATTCTGTCATCAATCTATCCAGATTATCGAACTTAACGAACTTAGAGTTGCCATTGGCTTTCCTTACCCCATCCTTGAAATCCTCCAATATCCCGTTAAATACATCCGCCATGCACATCATGGAATGTAGCCATACCAACATCTTGAACTTATACTCATCGCCAGAGCCGTTCATTAGCTCAATAAGCGACTCGCTTCTTGTTAGCATGATCCTGGACTCCTTGTCAATAATATCCTTTATCTGTTTCCGGTATTTCATGGCTCCCACGAAATCCATTTTAGAATAACATTCATTCGATTTCTCTACCAATTTTCTGATATCTTTTCTCGACATTAATAAATTTAATACATCTTTCTCTTCCATGATCTGATCTTTTTGTATTGCAAATATAATTAAAGCCTAGATATTTACCTAGGCTTTTTAATGAAGTTAATCTTTTTTATTCTTTCTTTTAGACTCGTCCCAATCTGATGAGTATCTGCATGTCCCTTGCTTGTGGGTCGAGAAATCACACCAAAAACACAAGGGTTTGGGGCGGGGTTCAAGGCAGGCCGGCTGGCGTCCCATGAGGTAGCGTGTCTCGTACTTATACCCTTGCTTGGCGTCGTTCCAAACGTGAGCTTGATAGCTATCTATTTTATTTGTCTCGAAATCATACATATCAAGGAGAATATCGTTAAGTTCCTTGACCGATCTCTCCACTTTTTCCTTATCTACCTTCACGTTTTGATTGTCCAGCATGCGGGTAAAGAAATAGCTACACATATCCGGTAATACCTTATACTTCCTGTATATGTAAAAGGCGTATATCGGATGCTGGAGATTGTGAAGCAATTTATCCTTATCGAATAATTTTCTCCCAGACTTCCAGTCTATCGTATACATAGCTGTTCTGTCTTTTGTCTTATACTCACCTCTCCAGTCTACTGATCCTATGATATGTACCTTATCGTACGTAACACCATCCAAAGTAAGGGGCTTGGGCAGCTTATAGGGCAAGACGAAATCCTCCTCCACGCCGGCCGGTCTCGACCCCCGGATTACCTTCTCCATTGGCGTAAGATCGGACCATACCTTCTTATAATTGCCAGCAGCATCCTTCTCAAACAATCCTACAATCCATCTTATTAGTCTAGCCGCATGTCGCATGGACTCGATTTGGGATTTTACGCTATCAAAAGGTATTTTCTCTATATCAGCGTAGTAGTTGAATGCCTTGCTCATATCCTCATAAGAAGGTCTGCATCCGTTCTTGAAGAAATACTCCATCGTTTGGTGGATAACCGTACCATATGACGTAGCCTCATGCTTCTCCGTGGACCTATGACCCTCCACGTAAGTCTTATACCATTTATATGGGCACTGGACGAACGTGTCTATCTGCGAGTAAGAGGCGGCGAGAACCTTTTCTCCGTTTATAACCTTACATAACAAATTATTCTCCGGTATTACCATAAAGTTTATCTATATTTATATCAAGTCCGTATAAGTCTATTAATATATTTTGTAGACGGTGAAGATCCTTAATCTGAATAGGATCGCTTAGATCGTCTTCCAGATCCCTAAGGCTAAGATAATACCCATCATCAAAAATCTCTATAGATATTCCGTAGCCTCGATATACATCCCGCCCCTTATCACGCTTGAAATAGATAGTATCAAGTATATTATCATTTATCTCAATAGGTATGACATCATCTTCCCCGGAATACCATTTCATTATCCCATCATCAACCTCACGTTCAAGGATTAATGATCCACTTTCATTACGCATACCGGTAACGCACCCTACTCTCCATATATCACCAGCTTTGTCTTTTACAAGATTGCCCGGTCTTAACTCCTTAACTGAAATCATATTCTTCCTCCTCATGATCGTCATCACAATCATCGACAAGAGGGGTCTCTAGCCCCTCTTCCCAATCATCATATCCGAAATCCATTTATTTGTCTTTTAGATAATCACACAACATACCCATAAGCTCTCCTACCGTCAATTCGTGATAAGGCTTGACGTTAAGTGCCTCATCGGGTATACATTTACCCGTTTTCTTTTCCACTTCCATTATGACTTCTACAAAATCAAGGGAATCCATAGCCATATCCGTATCCAGCTTATCCTCGTTCATTATCTGAGCGGCATGATCAAGACCATTAAATTCACCCATCTTCTCGAATATCGCCTCCTTGACTACTTTTTCAACTTCTTTTCTTTCCATACTAAATCGACATTTTTAATCTTCTACCTAATTCTTTTTTTATATCCGATATCCTTTCGATATCCATCTTAACATCGCCTGTGATAGCGTATTCCTTATCCATTCTCTTTGGGGGATCCGGAAGCCGGCTTATGGCGAACAACCATGCCAGCTCCTTGTTCTTGTTCTCCCTAAGATACAAGTCAGACGTCAAGCCATACATTTTTATGATCGTATCGAATAACGTTGATTCCGATAAACTCATATGCACGCTATACACATTTGATGGTTTCCAGATCAAGTTATCCAATCTCATCGTATACTCACGTTTAAGATCTATGTGGGATATTACGGCTCTTACTATAGGCCCCTCCTTGAAGTTGGTATTAGCTACGAACCATACGAGCCGTTTCTCTACCTCCTTGATAGCTCCTGTATCCTTACCCATATCGTTATACACACCAACGATACGGTCCCGGATCCCCTCGACCTCCGGTGTCAGGCCGGGTGTCTCTATCAGCATCAGCAGCGACCCTCCCCTTGGCGTTATCTTCCACTTCCCATTCTTCTGAAGCTCGATATAACCAGATGCTTTATAACTATCTATTTTCTCCTTTGGAATGACGCTAGCCATCTCCTCTTTCTGCCGGATCATCAAAAGATACCCGACATCAGACATCGTTAATCCTGATGTCATCATCTGTTCAAAATTAATATACATAGGTTATTATATACTATTTTACACCAGATATGTTGTAAAACATACGTATGTTATTTAATTTCATATTCTTCTTTTCTAATTTTGTTTCACTCAATCGAATCATATAGTCCCTTGTTTCGGACAAGACGATTGAGCAAAAGAGGTCTTTGATATAAGGTTCTATCTTGAAAAAAAATCGTAAGATAGGTAAAATCAAAAACGTTTAGTTCAGTAAAAGAATCCGGCGATCTCACTCTTGAGCAACCGGTAGAGGGTATTGGTGATACCCAGTATAATGTTTCGTACAAATGTATATCATTTCTCATTTTTTTTGTGTAAAATGGTATATAATCACCTATACATAAGCTAATGAGTTAAAATATTGACCTTATCTTTCTGGCTACCCTCTCGACTATATCGGGATGATCATTTCCGTTATATATATCTATTAGCGTATCTATTATATGTAACCTTATGTTTTTCTTTGATGAACGAAACCAAAAATCTCCATTTTTTCTGTTTACAGGTTTGAACATCTTCAGTTCTGGTATAAGATAACACGCCACACATGATCTTTCAGCAAGTGATAATTCAACCGCTGCCTTTTCTATTGCTCCGCACATAAACGTATGATTATCATTCTTTATTAGATTGTAAGCCCTTGTCAACACCCTAAGGGCGTCTGCTTTCGATAATCTCTTTCCCTTTTTCATATTGTTTAACTGTATAAGACTCGTTAGCCATACTAACCCTACCAACTGATATAGATTGATTTATTGATTGATTAAGATGCCCTATGACAGACATCTTAGCCCTAACCGTATTAGCGCATCTTAGAAGGATTCGATAATCCTCTAAAGCCCGCTCGTACCTTACATCCACCCTAGCTCTTTTATCGGCGTCGGTCATACTCTTGCATGTCCCGTCTTCTCTCAGGCTTATAGCGATCTTATCCCGTATGATCCTGATATCATCCTCGGCTATCACCAGCTCAGCGTCAAGAACGCCTTTGTAGGAGCTAAGAAGATCCTCTACCGCTACAACCTCCCGCTTTAGATTCTCCAATTCCAATACCATAGAGTTGTCGTTCATCCTCTTATACTCCTGAACTTTTTTGGATACCTCCTCGCAGATGTTAATGATCTCCTTTTCCCGTTCCCGGTTGATGATATACCTGATGCTGTATTCAGACATCTCCTTTAAATAGGATATAATCTCCCGTATGCCCATCTTATTCTCGGTGGAGAAGTTGGCTTTTAACAACATCTCCATGCCTTTCATAATAACAAGCAAATAATTCTTTCTAAGTCTCATGATTAATATGGTGTTTCGTCATGTACTACATTGAAATCATCGCTAGGCGGTATATATTGTTGCTCCAATGGAACACCGGGAGGCGGGGGCGGTAGCGTCACCACAGTCGTGTCCGGCTTGCCGCTACCCACGGGGGCATCCGAGCCTCCCGGTCTTTCTTGGCGCACCACCCCTCCATCAGGATAATATCGCTCATATCCTTTCATGATATCTACATGTATCGCGTCAATCTCCTCCAATGATCTTTGACGGACCTTTACGATATGATGGAATAATAACCCATCCACACGGAAGGATCGTCTTGACTCGCTCTTGAAACGCTCCAGATTAGGATACCATCCTTGCGGAAATTGCATGTATGAGGAGTACCCGTATCTCTTCGGGATATTTAACGCTACCATAGCCGTACATAACTGTCCCAATGTATCTGATTGATAAAAATCAGATTGCTTTGGCATATGATCTTTTGGATCCCGTCGTCCTTCGATATCACGATTGAGTTGGGATATTATAAGAAAGAAAATATTAGGAAAAGTCCTTTTAGCTATATTACACATGGTTATCAACGAGTCGATATTTCTTTTGGCATCTCCTGAGCCTTGTATCAGGGCCGTATGATCTATAGACACGAATACCATTTTTTTATCTTTGTTTATTGGCATATACTCATTCCATAGAAAATTTTGAAGCTCATCTACGGTTGATGGTTTAGGGATGTATGTTATTCTGCTAGAGTTCTCTTCTCTAAGGCATCTCTGCATTTCTTTTACCTCATCTTCTGACATCTCGTTAAGGAGTATATCTTGTATGTCTTTCCCCATTTTTTTTGATAGTGAACGTAACATCAAATCTTCTGGGTTCATCTCAAACTCACATCTTAACCATACATAATCATCTGCCTGTGGATTGATATTGACATTCATCACATTGCTCATGATTTTTTGCGCCAGATAAGATTTGCCAACTCCGGGCCTAGCGCCTATAGCCACCGCATGTTGTGGGTAGAACCCGCCCAGCAACGCCTTGTCAAGATAAGCGTATCCAGTACGAGCCGGGAGAAGCTCTCCCGACTGATACTTTCTTATCCTCTCATAGGCATCCATGATAATCTCCTTGGATGACCTCCATATCCTATCCTCACTCATCCTCTTGCGTTTCTATCGCCAGCCGTATCGGATTTAGACCCTCTGTTAGCTGATCTTGATTTATATCTTAATCCCTTAGCCGTATGGCATAGATCCTTCCCCTTCCGATAAGCCTTACCCTTCAGCTTATCGGTCTTGTAATTCTTACGACCCAACTCCCGTCTCTTGGCTTTCTGCTCAGGTCTGGCGTTGATTTTCTTGTCCGTCTCAGCCTTCTTCTTTCTGGCTTCCGGATGTGTTCTGTAATATTCAGTCGATCTCCCCATCCTCGTCCTCCTCGTCATAATTATAATCCTCTACGATAATATCCTCTCCATCTAAATATGAGGCTTTATCTCCGAGTCTGCTTCTCATGCTCTCGTAAGGATCATCTCCGTCCTTTATCTCCCACACACATACGTATGGACCTATTATATCACTAAGCATCTCTGCCCGGTTCTCGCTGATGCCTTTTTCTATCATCTTATCCTTGCAATAAGATTTGTTGTACACCGATCCTCCAACATAAAATTCTGTTGGCTTATGAATAAAAATTACTTTCATTTTTTATTCTATTGATATTATTGCCCAAATTTATTTGTTTTCACCTACATAATCTCCATAACTCATGTCTGTATCACAGACTACCGTATTGGTTGTATTGTCTACCACATGAAACAGAAACTCCGGGCATCCGTGGCAGGCGTTACTCCCGATCGCCACCGCTCCGTGCCTAGAGCAAGCCTTACCTATCGTGGTACCCTCATGTATCTGTATATGGTTCTTCCCATATACCTTGATATGTCTCATAACATTAAGCAATGATAATAAGGACATCTTATACGGAGACACATGCTCTTCTGGTATTCCTAGCTCACTGGATAACTCTTTGTAAAAGTTTTTCCTTTCATAACTCGACTCTTTCAAGAACCTATCGATCTCAATAGCTGTTATATCCATGGCCCTAAGAAGCTCTGGTTTCGCCAATCTCCCTACTGGTTTACCCATCGAATCAGACCTCATCCAAGCCCCACACTTCTCGCACCCTACTTGCTTCCCCTCTACCGTATTTATCATAGTGGACGGGTTCTTGCAGTATGGGCATATGGACCCGTTTAACATAGCTTTCTGGGCTAAAGACAATTCTTTCATACCGTCTCCTCCATCTTAACATTAAATAGATTGCAGAATCTATTAAAATTCTTGTTTTCTATTTTCATGTCCTCCTCATACCTGTCAATTGACTTGATGAAATCATTGTAACAGTCCTTGCATATCCATTGATTGATCACCGCCACGTAATAACCTACGGATGTAGGTCTGTTACACATATCGCAAATACCTAAGCACCCATATCTGGTAAGCTTATCCATCATCTCCTGTCTTGTTATTTCAAGCACCTTGAATCCCTTGTAATTATCAACTACCTTTGCCATTATTGTAAATTTGTTTAATTATAAAATAATCCGCTATATCCATCCCCTCATCTATATTGGGTTTTGATTCTAGAAAATCACTTATCTCTATATTCATCCCCCTCATATCCTTGTCTACCTTCTTTCTCCATTCGTTGAAAGCGTCGCCCTTATCCGGGTACAGGACTATCCGCCTCCTACCCAATGTCTCTACCATCTCCCTCTTCAACATATGGATACCGCCACAGGCCATGAACAACCTACTAGGGTACATGATGTTGCAGATAACAGCCGTCTTCTCTGACTCTACTATATACACCGGAGCGTCATTGGGATAGAAGTTGATAAGGAACTCCCCGAACAGGCATTGCCTAAGCAGGTAATCCTGACCGTCCAGTATATGCACCCAACATACATGATCCATGGGAACCTTTACCCTCTTCCCGTCAGGCCCGTAGTCCATTATCTTCCCTGTCCGCACCACCCAATTCTTATCCAGTTGCCAGAACACACAGCACTTACCCCAGTCTCCGAATCTCATCATCCCCACCTTATACAAGTTAAATGCCCTATTGGTATGATACGATCCGAAGATATTGGATAGATAATCTTGAAGATCGGATGTCTCGAAAGGATTAAGGGTCTCAAACATCTTGTTTACTGGGATACAGTTGGCTATATCTGGGTTCACAGGAGGCCTGTATCTTCTTAGCACTTTGTTAGAATCGGTAAAAAGATCATTGCTCCCAAGCTCATTGCCTGTTGGATATTTAAAATAACCACATTTATTTTTGTGATCACATACCCCAAACTGTTCCCCTACTATCTGTCCGGTGGTTACATCTATGTACGGCGTAAAGCATCTATCCCTGCCGCATTGCGGGCACGTCAGCTTTCTTCTTGGCTTACTATGATCCAATTCATATCTGTGAACGCTCTTGTCAAATTCCCTAAACTCCATTATCCTATCCTCCCACTCATGATTCGATAAATATAATCTCTCAGTGATTCTTTTCTTATCAAGTTATTCAATTCAAAATCACTTTCTATATCCAAAGATCCTATTCTTGATGTAACCGTATAATTGGTTTTCTCGAACTTATACTTACCTTGGAGATATACGACTGTAGCCATGTTAAGTATAGGATTATCAGTTTGTCTCTTCAGTTTATATTGGCTTGTCTTGGCGGTAGGATCACCCGGAGCGAAGTTATAGATCTCCTCTATCTCCAATATCTTTCCGTAGTTCTCCATTATCATTCTTCTATATAACTCAAGCTGGAAAGCATACTCATCATAAAAATTGCCTTTCCTGTTTGATTTGAAGTCCAATATAGCAAATATCCTCCTGCATCTCTTTATCTTCTTTTTCTCTGTCTTAGGTTGGCCTTTCTTGGCTCCAGTCTTGTAGAGCTCTCCTGTCTCGACCTCTATCTCCACCATCTCCGGCTCGCTATCCATCTCCACCACGGCATCCACAGAGGAAGCCACTTTCAATCTCCTTGACCTCAACATCTTCTCAATCAACACAGGTTTTACATGTCTTTCTTTACAGAATATAGCGAATGATATTAGATCTTCTATCAACTCATCCATATTATCCACTAATATCCGCTCCATCCTATACTTGTCTATTCTCAACTTAGCTTCCTTAACAGCTTTTCTTATCCATGTTGGAATCAGTTTTATCTTAACTCCCGTCAGATATAACCCAAACAGATAATGCATGATAGTTCCTAAGTCAGCCCGGTAGTTGGCATACTCGTCTGGGTCCTTACCCTTGAGTCTCATCTCATTTTTCCATTTTTCTAATGCCCCGGAAGTATCACAATACCCATTCGCAATATTATTGGTAGCCCCATCATATATGATAGGGTATCCATCAGCTCCCATTTCATAATAAACACGCTTGCCAGCCACGGTCATTCTGTATAAGACTGGTGTCGGGATATCCTTGATCCATTCAGCGGCATAATACTGTTGCTCAGTCTCCAGATCATACTCAATTTCTATCTCCTCATCAGGTTCTTTTTTAGGCTCGTCAACAGGCTTTTCTTCCTCATAGATATCTTCCTTCGGAACCGTTGATAAAACGTCTAATATGCCAAAGAATGCGGTAAATTTAGGATCTGTATGATATGCTCTTAATATTGGAAGTGATGATCTCCAGTAGTATGATGGACACACGTCCTTTATCTTGCCTAAACCCGATCCTCCTATCTCTCCATTATCCTCGATAACCACATTGTGTCTCTCGGATAAACGGACTCTCATGTCATCAAACAGTTCTTGATCGCTTATGACCTCCATGATCGTCCCATAACTATATATCGTGTCACTTATAGCCTTATATCCTAGGCCTAAAAGTAATCTTTGTTTTCTTCTATCCATGATAATAATCTGGTTTTTAATTTACCATCCTCCTCGACTCTAGGTGCGAGATCCCTCATCCTTCTGGCCGCCAACAGCCATACGTTACCAAACTCATCCAAGAGCCGGCTAAAATCCATCGTATCTAATAGATAATCGAATCTTGTATGCTCATCAGCCGTCAAGTAGATAATGTTATCATTATCCTCGGCGACCGATTTATATTTCCGTTTAGGGTATAAGTGACAGATGTTACTTACCCCAGGACATGGTATATATGCGCCGGTAGCAGATCTCCTTGTCATACTCAATCTAGTCACATGGGCGCCAAAGAACACGGCTAGGCTCCTACCCCTGGGCTTGGCCTTCGCCCGTATCGCCGTCCTTCCCTTTGGCGGTAGCTCCTTGGCCCTGCATACTTGGCATAACCCTTTGCTTCTGACAGCTACCATCCTCCCGCATCTCTCACACGGCAACATCCTACCTCTCATGCTTTCTTTCGTTTATAATTCTTATTGAACTCCATAAGGCTTATGGCCCTATATCTTTTAAGCCTATCTATCTTACTCTCCGCCCAATCCTGTTCCTTGAAATTGATGATCGTGTCGAATATCTGAGCTAGTTCCCGGATATTAAAACTCCTGTTTTGTATCTTCTTATAGAACCCCGATCTGCTATATCCTAATTTAGAAGCTAGATAAGTTTTGTTAGACAATGTGAGGATACGATAAATCGTACCCTCCATCTTGCTTATCTCCATCAACTTCTCGGCGACGGATGATGTGGTCTCATAGCTAGCTTTATTGCTTACTATTCTCATGTTTCTCCGGATTCCTGATCTTACCATCAAACTCGTAAAAGTCCATCAGTTTCTTCTCTTCCTTGATACAAGTGACAACGAAATCTGATATGGTTCCTTTCATGCCTTCCTCGAAATTCTTTTTGGCATGATCAAGGTCATTGGCCCGAACGATGTAGTTAAACGCCTTGCGTTTCTCATTCCCCGATTTCTCGTCTATCGTAATATAATCAGCCGTGACCTTATAGAACCGGTCTCCATCCATGGCGAATAATTCCGCTATCCGGAATCGTTTGATATCAACACTAAACTCACCGGAGATAAACGGTTTCATCTCCTCTATGATTCTAGCTTCACACTCGGTATAAGAAAGAGCATCTACTAAATATTCTTCCTTAACCTTCTTCTTCATGCCATTCTCGGCATCGGTCTCATAAGAAACCGTACATTTAAACCAATTGTGCATCTTATTAATCTATGTTGTTGTTAAACAATGGGTAATCCTTTATCCCTTCACGAATATATCTTTCCGTATCATCATCCACGTCATAAGCTTTCTTAAAAAACGTCATAGCCGTATTCGTATCATGATCCACCAACGGAAGATATTCCTTTACAAAAAGGAATCTAAGATGATTCATATGATCAATCTTATTTCTTACATCGATTACCTTCGACCAGATCTCGGCATGGATTTCACTCATTCTTTTTATATCCTTCTTGTATTTATCTACCTGATCTTTATACTCCTCCTCAATCTTATTATTCTTGTCCTTTATAGATTTGTAGGATTCCTCATCTTTTGTATCAAACATTGGAATATGTTTGATATTGATTATATCCAACTTATTATATATCTTATCATTGGATATAGTGAAATCGTATGTAGTCTTGTATAAATCAAACTTACTTAAGAACTTAGCTATTTTAATAGCATCATCCTGATTAAAAACAGCTATGCTCAATCCTTCTAAAAGGTAGAAGAAATTAGATGGAGAAATAGGTTTGTAGTCGTATGTCTTCATAACTGGAGGTTCGTCCACAAACCTAACACCCTCCTTAGCGCATCTTGTTATGATCAATCTATCTATCTGCTCGTCAGTAAGATCATATATCTCCTGATCGGTCATCTTATCAATTGTCTTCATCATCCTCATCCTCCGATATCGTTATAGCCTTTGTAAACTTTTGTTTATAGACCTCACTCATAAGACAGGCAAAAGTCCTATCATCCATACTAGCCATAGTATTGGCCTCTACCGTCAGATCCATCTCGATGTTCTTTACCGAGATTTCATAGTTATCATCATCTTCTTTATAGAAAATGACTTTACCACCATACTCGAAACCATCATCCTCGGCCTTAACCATATCGATGATCTTCTCTAACTCTTTTACAGATTTACTCTTTTTCATATGTGTAATTTTTATTTGTCTACAAAAGTAGACATTTTGTTTTTGAATTAAATTAAATAATGATTATTAATAGTTAATTTACTTTTTCATTCTATCAGCTTTTTTCTGAAGGCTTTCCGCTAAATCATAGAAAGCTATATTTACCAAATCATAATCTTTCGTGGTCCGTATCGATCTACTTACCTTATCCGATTCTATTAAAATATCAACGCTTTGAGCGAATACCTCTAACGCTAATATCATGGCCTCTCTTTTTGTCATATTTAAAATTTTGCATTTTTTATATCAAAATAATCTATGAATCTATCCCATAGCTCTCTATTCTTTTTATTAGGCTTGAATTTCCCGGATTGTACTCTTCTCACCAGTCCCTTAAAATCATCCACTGTTCTCTTTGATAAATACCACGCTAATACCATATTTGGATTTTCTCCTAACTCTTGATAGTGACCGTCTTTTACAAATATCTCTATCTCATTTAGGAACTTCTTTGTCTGATGAGGATAATCAAACGGATATTTCATCATCTCTCCGATACTTGACATTGGGCATAATATACATCCTATTCTTTTCATCCCTTTGTCATATAAGTCGCAATGCTTGATATTCATCTTATTCAAGAACTCCCATACATCCTTGTCCGTCCATGCTAATATTGGTGATATTATCACCTTATCCTTTCCACCAACACAAGAGACCATCTTTTCCTTATGCTCATCAAACTGATCGAATGATATATCATACTTTCTTTTACTGGTTCCGATCTCATTCCTTTTAGATCTTGTCTTGGATTCCTCCGCCCTTATCCCTACTAAAGTCACCGTACCTCCGCCTCCTCTCTCCTTGAGGACTTCACAGCAATATCTTTGCGTTTTTGATGGAAGACATTTCTTTTTTTCTTATAAGTTGGTAAAAATTAATATCCGGAACATGCCTTATTATGTCTGGGTAATTGTTCTTCACGAAAGATACTACGTTCGCCGGATCCACTGTAGTCATATTCATATGAGCCTCGAACTTAACGCCGGCTAATTTAGCTATATGGTAAAGAGCCTGACTATCCTTGCCTCCACTGAAAGCTAGATAATATCCCTTATCGTAAAATCTTAGGGCAAACTCCTCCCCTTTTCTTAATACCTCAATGGAGTGTTTTATTTTCTCCATCAACCCATCGGAAAAACTATACTTATTTTTAAGTTCCTCCATCTCCATATTATTATCCTCCATATATCTTAAACCCTTTTATGTTGTATTTACTTATGTCCGTACACAAATTACACCCTCCATGACAACAGCACCACGAGCAAAAGGCTAGTCGCTCCTGCTCCGGCCTACCTTGAAACTCCACTGCCGCCCTATACCATGCCGGGGATAATACCCTGACCTTCTCCGGTACGGGCGGCGTCATGAGCACAGATCGCCGCCTTCCTTTGGCATCTTCCCTACTTCTCATTTGGGTTGTCCTTTAACAGCTCAGCTATCTTATCGTCCTTCAACATATTTTGCTTTCTCATATTATCCACGATAAAGGCAGCGAACGCCATATCATACCTTTTCCTTAACTCATTGACAAAAGATTTGGCTTTTGATTCTACCATTGTCTCGATGTTGCTGTCTACAACTTTCTTCATCCTGCCTCTTATAAACTCGTCTACTGTCAACTCCTCATCCATATAATCTAACCTGAATCTATATTTCTTCTCGCTGGCGTTCTCAATGAGATCGCTCATTGATTCCCTCGCTATATCCTCAATTTTCTCTGATATCGGATTGGATATTTCTCTCATCAACTCATTCTTGAACTTTTCTTTAAGTTCACGTACTACAGCTAACCTGACCGAGCTGGTAAACTCCTCTTTCAACGTCGCTTCGTTGTACATAGCTTCCTCGAATACATCTTCCAAATTTAATTCTACTTGAATTTTCATATCATTATATTTTAGGTAATTATATATAATAACTTCACACTTCAATTATAATATAGAATAGGATATAATTGCCTTAATAATTATACCCCAACATCTGCTCCATCTTCTTTAATCCAATTATCTGTATCGCAATGCCAACAATATCCTGTTTTGGAATCCTCTTTATGAGAATGAGACCCACAAGTAGCGCACCAATAATTATCATCCGTATCGTATGCGTAGCTTTTATCCTCATGCATCTTAGCTACTCTGACCATTCTATCTTCTAGCAGTTCTTTTAGATAAGGGCATTCATAAGGTCTATCCTCCTCCCGTAATATCCAAAGCTCGATATCCGTCATCTCCCCCATCCTGTCCGTGCACATCCGCTCGGCGGCATGACGTACGCTATCTTCCGGCATCCCCGGGACTATCTCCCGGATCACTGCCTCCATCCTCTCTTGGTATTCGGTGTCTACCTTAGCCACCAAGCCTTCTAATTTATCTATTAAGCTCATAATTTTTATTGTATATAATTACTATTTGATATTTATAATCTTTTGATCTCTCATCTCATTCTTATCCTTGAACATCATTATCCTATTAACAATACCTTCCGATTCCATGTACGTCGAGAATCCATGTATCCTTAGATATTGAATAGCTGATAATGATTTCTCCAATATCTCCCTATACTCCATATCTGTTTTAACTGCTTTTTCCATGATCTTTTTCCTCCATTTCTTCTAATATGACTTTAGCCAGATATACCACCTCACTTATCTGGTCGTAATAAACATCCACCCCATCAACTTTATCATTATCGTCATCATATCCATCGACCATCAAATTATCTTCTCCCGATAAATACACGGATGTTATAGATAAACAAATCAATCCATTATCGGTAAAGGTCCTTATTTCAGCCGGGAAATCACGTTCATCTTTCATATCATTCAGATCAAGATTAAGCCTTCCGGTTCTCTTGATCAAATCAACCATAGCTCCATAAGCTACTACGTTCGCATTTAATAGCATTTTATTTAATGCGTTTACTCTTTCTACGTTTTTCATATCCACCCCCTTTGTATTACATCGTTATACGTTATTCCGTTATCTTGAATTAGTTTCATAAACTGATTTTCGGTATAAGCCAGAGATTCCCCTCTGTTAGCCCTCTCTATATTCTCACTCATCATCCCTATAGCCTGTATTAAGGCTGCTGAGGAGTTGGCTATCAATTTAGCCGCTTCCATTATCCTATTATCGTCCATAATCATATTACTTTAACTTCCTCGTTCCACAAATGTCTTTCATATACCATGGTTATTCCTATCAAAATCCCGGTATCTTCTCCCCAATATTCAAGTATTTGATTCCTGAATTTGTGACGCAACTCTTGCGTCTTTCCCTTATTCCTATTATAAGGCGAGAAGTCAGATAATCTTACTGTCTTCATATTCTATTTAAACTTTTTAAGTTTAGATCACTTAATGTCAATACTTTTTTATCCAATAGATCAATAAGCAGCATCGCCCTCGACTCCACCTCTGTACTTCCAAATCCACTATACACTTCTGTTTGTGGATTGTAAGCATCGTATCGAACATAGGCAGCTTCGTAGTATTCGATATCCTTATTCGGGAAATATTGTGTCAATTGCAACCAGTCATCCCATATTTTTGATTTACTGATATTTATCATACTTGGTAGTATCTCTCCAAGTTCATGACTCATATAAGCCGGTATGAGGTCTCCTTCTTTTCTGTATGAATATCTCATTGTATTTTGTGTAACTGATTCTGTTTGGGATCCCCCTCCTTTCATCTCTTTCACAAAATAAAATTCCGACTCTGAATTTACACCCAACTCATGCAACTTTAATGCAAGCTCATAAGGGCACATAAAATTTTGATATTTCATGTTATTCTATATTTTCGTTTCTGTAATCTCCTGCATAGTCCAACCATACCCTGTAATCATTTCTGTACTTGGTCGCCTTTATTTTCATATTCCGGGATATACTCTTATTCACATTTTCACCAAGTACACTCCTTAGCTCCTTCTGTAAGACCGCCCCGATAAGAGGATAGACGTCCAAATAATTGCCTTCACACTTCTCGAAATCTATTGCCTTGTTCCCTATTGCCCGTTCTAATGCCTTGTCCATTGCCTTCACAATGGATTCTTGCACATTTTTATATCGATTGATAAAATCCTGTTCTTTATTTTCCATTTTAATATGTTTTTTACAAAAAATGTTCATTACCTTCATAAGGAATACAATAGATCCATCCCGTCCCATTTAAGCATTCATATCTTTCTTCTTTATATTGAGCATCAGCAATTTTCCTAACAAACAAACTTACGTGCCAATCATCGTCTTCTGTATCTCTTACTAAAACTTTATCAAATGGCTTGAATTTATATTCTGGTTCTATTTCAATATCAAAGAATTGTTTCAAATACATTTTGGCTTTAGGCTCTTTGCTTGTTTTAAGAGCATCAATAAACTTTTGCCTTTCATCCTCAGTAGCAAGTCTGTATTTTTCAATATTATTACAATCAGCATGTGCTTTTTTAGGAATCACGACTCCCCTCCCCTTCTTCCATGATGCATGAAAAGATGTAAGATATTCTCCGTTCGTATTTAATATAAACAGGTAATCACCCTGTTCATTACTCAATACATCTCCGTCCTTGAATGTGGTATATTCTGGAACTTTAAGCTTAAGTCTATAATTCTTTCCTCCGAATCCATTATTTGAGAACCAATCTGATATTATGCCGTGATCAGTATGGATAACTCCTAGGATTGGGAAAGACTCTTCCCTATGATACACAAACTCTACTCTGTAATTATCGCCATCCGTTACAATCATTCCATTGCGCTCACCATTGTTGATTTTCTTTGCCAACTCTAAATCAAATGGTATTGTTATCATTTTCTTTCCCATAATTTTACATGTATTTATATTGTTATTTTCACTTTAGTTATATCACTACATTGCAGCTTTATCTATTCAGCCAATCCAACGAACATGGGCGGACGCCCCGCTTCCCCGACCGCCTTACCCATACACGCCGGCTCCACCGGTAACGCCGCCCATGGCATCTTGGATGTCTCTCCCGTAAATCTGATAGTGATCGCCACAGCTCATCAAATTCATACAGTTTTAATACAATCTCTTTCATAATTCCTCCTCTTTTAATATAACTAGATCCCTAATGTCAATCGAATGACATACGTACCTCCTTATGTTCACGTTTAGAGATATGATTGTAGCTATTCTCACGAACCGCCACAATCCCGATTTAAGTATTACTCATTGTTTCTTCCATTCTCTATATCCTACCTCAAAAGCTATAGGATCATATCTTTTCAACATAACTCCATAATTATCCCTACCTGTATATCTATCTTTGCCTCCTATCATCCATTCTTCCCTAGACAAAGAACTACCAAGAGCGTTAAGCATGCTTATATAATCTTTCTTGCTTTTCATATCATAATATTACATTAAACAATTCATTCAGCCTATCTACCTCACTTAGGTATTCATCTTCTTTATCAAACCTAATTTGCGTCCCTCCCTCCAATCCAAAGGACAGGGTAAAGGATATAACCCAGCCCGATCCGTCCACGGCCTGCCCATTGGGAACCCAAGACATTACCGCCTTCTTGGATATCCACCATCTCCCTATCTGAACGAAATCAGGATAGTTGTCCATTAAATATACCATCTGACTAGCCATCTTATTAACATCATCAAAAGGCACTATATGATACTTGTTTCTTATCCTGACCTTCAAGAAGGGGTTATCCATATTATATGCCGCAAATGCTGATATCACGGAACTGGGATATCTAACCCCTTTTATTATTACCCATTTCATATACAACACCTCCTATATTAAACTATCTAATATAAATTCATCTTCCTCCGTTCTCTCATCCATAGGCTTGTTTAGTACCGTTTTGACAAGATCAAGCACCTCCTCCCAAGTCCTTTCTGATAGCGTCCCGATATTTATACCACAACATCTACATCCACTAGAAAACACTGGTATTGTATTCCCGTCATACATTCTAACGAATTTGTATCCTATATACTCATTACATAAAGAACATCTTCTTAACGGAATGAATCTTATCTTACCTCTATTGACCATACTTATCAGCACTTCTTTATTCATATCATTTCCTCAATTTGTTTTTAACCTCCTTAACATATTTAGGGGAATGTAGTCCCCTATGTAATCTTATAGCCCGATCTATATCCTTGTTCGGATTATGATGAGATTGATATATCTCGAACATTTCCCTAGCCTTGATAGGATTTGTTCTATCATCGTATCTATACCGCTTTTTCTCCCGTTTAAGACACAATATCCTATTAACCTCATCTACATACACCTTTTTCATCTGCCACCTCCCTAAAGCCCCGGATGAGGCGTTATACGCCCGATCGTCATTCCTTGACTCCACGAAAGACAAGGCGGCCGCCAGCCTATCCCACACCCGTGCCTCGATCACGGCCGGCTTCGGGGCGAGGAGCATGCCTCCGCTTCCTTTTGGCGGTGTTAATATTATCATCGCCATCACAAGTAAGTATCTTATCATGTTTACTTGTTTTTATAAAACTCCTCCCCGAATTTCACATTATCCACATAATCTTCCATGCACTCATGAACAATTATATGAATATCACCCTCCGTATATGTTACCTCGGACATCAGCCTCTCATTAGTCATCCACCAAGAATAACTATCAATATGCCGTATCTCAAATCCATGATCATGCAACGCATACATAACATTATATCTTAAATCCCTGTCCATCATCATACACTCGTACACGATATAGCCATTGATACTTTCATGAGACCTACCGAACGTATAAACGTACCTACCCATCAACTTATACAACTCCCTTGCCATAGGATTCGGGATCGCCTCATCCATATCAAAATCCCCATCTGGATCAATAACCCACTCTACATCCCGCTCATCAATACAAGCCCTAGGCATTCCTATTGTCCGTACATAAAGACGTGATCGGTGATCCTTGCTTAACACCGTCCCAATATACCTTTCCCATTTAGCATATCCTATATTATGGTTGCCGGTTATATTAAACACAATTTCAGCTCCTATCTTAATTTCATCCATATCCAAGATATTTATATTATTCGTTATTCTTTTTATACAAAAAGAGGATATAATGGCATAATATTATGATATCAAGACACGAATGCGTTATCTATCATATTATCATACATATCCTCTATACAACGTCATTTATGGCATTATATCGTATATGATGCCGCAGGTCATAAATACATCTAATTAACCCTTTTTAAAGGGCTTATTGCCATTTAGGTAACTAGCTATGCCTAATATTTTCGAAATAAGGGCTTTTTTAGCCTTATACTCATCGTTTATCCCTATTATCGCATATCTGTATACCATCCCATCCTTCGACACCTCCACGCCCACGTATTTAGGCGCAACGGCATCCCTATGTAATACGATAAATGGGCTTTTGCCGTCCAGCTCATTTATCAACTGGTTAAACTGTCGCCTTGTCATCTGATAGTGATATTATTTCCATGTTATAAATACGATCTCTCTTTACCCTTATCTTCTCGCATAGCTCATCGAAGCACCCATCTTCTTCTAACCTACCAACATAATATGATACATTCGATTTAGAGCTTCCTTGAAGATATATATTTCCTCCTATATTCCTTGAGAAAAAATTAGGTAAGACCATCTTTTGTCTCTTATCCTTATTATCTATGTAAGATATAACAACAACCCACAACTCTGGCTCCCGTTCTTTTACAGATAACATGAGATCAAGACTCGATTGACCATTGATATTCCTCCTGCCGGTTTCGTTATAACGAAGAACAATATAATCATTCGCGTTATCATCCTCAACCATCACGACTATAGGGCGATCTCCCTCCCCATTATCACATAATACTCTTGGCTCTTTCCCGTTGCGGAGATACACCTTATCGTAATCTCCGTTTTTGTATATCTCAAAATCAAATTCTATCACCATATTATTTTCTCCTATTGATGTATTGTTGCGTACGTCCTTCCTCTATTTTTTCGAAATAAAACTTATTCCCATATAACCGAGTGAAGCAGATGTTATACCCGAAATGTTCCGCGCGTCTGATCTGCGCGTAACCTCTACTGATGTCATTATTATCAATCAGCGTAACAAAACAATGTGATCCTACTTCTGTATTCAAAACCAGATTTTCCCAATCTTTTACCTCCATATCAAATCTCCTTAAATAATTTTTTGTTATGATTATCGCTATTATACCATTTATCAATATTATCGTACTGCTTTGGATAAACCCCATAAGACCTACACCACCTAGGTAACGGCCCGTTCAGCACGTCTAACGCCGTCTCAAGGTCAAACGTAGCTTCCTCCTTGACACAACACCCCGATCCACTTCCACAGCTCGGTATATAAGCTCTACTATACGCTACGCTCATCCCATATTCCCCATGACTCAGATACCCGATGTTGGGTGAATCAGGGAAGGCGTAATACAACATCGTATAATCACCCTTACTCCAACCTCTATTATAAGTATCATCCTGCCATGCGAAAACCCTGCAACCGGCTCCTTTTAATTCCGCTGCCGCTCTTTTTAAAATATTATCTTCCATACTACTTACATTTAAGTTATGCCAAGGCGCCGGGAACCGACCCCGGACCATATCCGCACACGTACGATCATGGTATTCCTTCCGCCCCGCCAAGGCTTGGTTCAACATTAACAAACTTTCATATCCTCACACATCTTAAAAAAGACCTCTCTTATGATCCTCTTGTACAAGATGTATATCTCATCATCATCCTCATCGAACTCCACGCCCCATGAACGTAATAAATATCTAATGTCGCAATCCGCTATATGAATCCTAAATATGGATGGAACGCTCATTATGTAATCCTCAAAAGCTTTCTTAATCCCATCCCTTTTGATATGTTCTTTATACTCATCCTTGAACACGTTAAGCATAAAAGATAGATATTCCCTATCATATTTAAACTGCTTCCCATAATTATCTGTATCTATATGATCCAGTATATATATTTCTATTATGTCTCTATCGTATCTTGACATACCTCTTCCTCCTCCTTTTGATATTTTATAACCTTTTTCTCCCCATACGCCTTCGCTAACTGGATAAGTTGACCGGTAAATACCTTGGTACGGTGTTTTACGATCTTATCCACCAGCTCCGGGCATCTGGTTCTCCATCTATAATTAACCTCACCTTTAGCTTTCTTCTTGTAATACCTGTAGAATGTTACGGCTACTACCACTTCCCCATTCTGTTCAAAAGCAACCAAATCGTAATTGTTGTAAGTTATTTCGTTCATTGTGTAATATATTTTATAAATTCAATCACTTTCTTTGGCAGTGAATCTATATCCTTCACTCTTTTACCAAAATTGTACATATGACTTCTATGCGGATAATAATCTCCCGCATACATCCCCACTCCTAATGGATGGAATGGATCCTCACTACATGAGAAAACAGGATAATACACCACTCCATAACCATCCTTTATATTTTTATTTACATATACTATGGTATATCTATCAGCCACTTCATCGCCAAAATCATATACTCTTACTTTTACTTTCACGCCATCCACATTTGTTATAATATTATCCATATATACCTCCTTTGTTGTTCACTATCCGACTAATCTATTTTCCTTCCATATAAGGTGTATGTACCATACCATCCCCTATCCATATTTACCACCTCAATATGATGTATATGATAACAACCATTAGCTATTCTGCCGCAATCGGCTATCACCATAGCTATATTCCTATACCCAGAATCAATGAAAACACGAGCCAATCTATCCCCACTAAATATAGATACCTTGATATCGTCTTTCTCTTTTATAATCCTTCTCATATCATATCCTCCTATCAAACTAATCTATCCTTTTACCATAATTAGTATATGACCCACACCATCCACAAGCCTCATTCGACACCCTAATATGATCAATGGGCTTATCCCCGACCATATTATTGGCGTACGATATTACATCCGACATACTTCTGAATCCGGAATCCTTAATGGATTTTATAAGCGTCCTATCATACCCGAATACCAATATCTTCACAATATCTCTTTCTTTCACAGTCCTTCTCGCCCTCATAACATTCTAGCCATAAAATAAACAAACATAAAATCTATTCTCTCTTTGTTATCATCCATCCTATGCCCGGTAATTTCAAAAACAACCCTACGCTTTTCTACAGTCTGTATATTATCTAACTGAATAGCTATGTAAGGATATTTCAGAACTTTCTCTCTATTGATGTTATTCAAAATAGCGTTGACATCTTGCCTGCGAAAATACATATTTACCCCTATGTAGCTGGCAACCAAAAGACACTCATCTATCACCCCATCAGTATCGAATAGAAATAGCATATCATCCTTCTCTATAGTATATTCCGCATCAAGAATCTTGATACGTTTGCTCCCGTCCTTCCTTTTAGACATCAAGACCTCCGTCATTTCATTCTCTGTCGTAAGGATATAATACGCCTCATCCTTTGTAATATTATCACGAAGGTAAGATAGCGCTTCATCCTGTAATCTTAGTAGTTCTATTTCGTCCATATTTATTTCTATTGTTGCCAAGGGAAAAAGGACGGCGCTGGCGACAAGGCCTGTCCAGCCTCCCCGCAGCCGCCCGCATTCCCCTTGGTATCATTAACCACCTCAAATAATCTCATAATCGAATTTCACATTAACACTCTCATCAATGCTCAATTCTTTCTCCATCCCAAATACAGTCTCCCTTACCGTATCAAAATCCAATAATTGATCTTCGGGATTATTCACAAGCTCTCTCCGGTTATTCTTCCTAGGGTTTCTAGATGTAAGAATATATTCCGCACAACAGCTTCCTTCAAATGTCCTCACTCTGGAATACCATAGATCACCGGTCCCGTACTCAACACATATATTCATGTTTATGATGGTATTATCCCACGCTTTTTCCGGTAAATGTTTGAAAATCCTGTTAACCCACCCCGTGTCAATATCTATATAAGGACAATCTAAATCCGATGTCCCCTTAATATCCAGATATAGCATAACCTGTCTATTATTCTTAAACATTCGAGCTTTCACATTCATTTTCTTCCGTCCCCATACCACTATTCTATTATTTCCAACTTCCCGTAATAAGGATAAAAACAACCGTCTCGATAAACCGAATATCTGAGCGTTTTATCCTTTGCTTCATAGATGGAAACACAACCGCTGTTATAAGCGTTGGATAGTTCTTTTGCTACAAATCCACCTATTCGTTTATAGGTTTTAGGCGTATCCGCCAACGGCCTGCCTACATATATTTTTACCCTCTTGCACTTTTTGTCGCCTACGCATATATCCTTTCCTCTAAGCTCCGTTAAATACATGAATCTCATATCAGTCAATTTTAAATCCAACATTCCTCTACCTCTATCTCCATACGATCCTCCCAATCACATAAATCCGGATTCTCTCCTTCATAAAAGTAATAGTAAGCCCATACTTCAATATCGCCCACTTTTATGCATCCATCACTGCACCATTCCACAATATCGTCATTCCTGCATACATTTGTCGGTTCAGCACCAAGCGACAATAGTTTGTTTATTATATTGTCACCGAACTTTTCTTTCGCTTCCTCTTTCGTCATATCGCTATCAGATTTTTAATATTACACTACCGCCAAAGGGGAACAGGGACGGACGACCAGCGGGGCCGACCCCACGCCATCGCCGCCCCCCCCGTTCTCCCTTGGCTTCCTACATTCCCACCATCACCCAAAGAAACACATACACCCATACACAGACATACCTTCATACTCATAAGATTCCCCTTCCCTATTGTTTCCCGGGATCCCTTATTTCATCTCGTTTTTCCTCGGTTCACATTGATCCCCTTGACTCCTCTTGATTTACCTTGATTTACCTTGTCTTGATTTACCTTGACTCCTCTTGATTTACCTTGATTTACCTTGCCTTGATTTACCTTGATTTACCTTGATTTACCTTGATTCACCTTGTCTTGATTTACCTTGATTCACCTTGATTTACCTTGATTCACCTTGATTTACCTTGTCTGGAGGTGTCCCCTCCCCCAAAACAAACCAACCCCACCAACTCCCAGCATAAAACCCGAGACCTTCCTCCCGATTGTTCCACGTGGAACGCCCGTTCAGTCTAGGATATCGAGGTCCTTGTTCTTGATTGCCTTATATATCTGCTTTATGCAATGTATTGATAATAAAGCCAATAAAAGAACCATGATTAAAGGCAGGGCGTCGCCCGTAGCTATAACATACCGCCCCAACTCAAATGCCATGTACCCACAAAACAAAGTAAGCACGAAATATATAACTAATCCCATAAAATATACAATAAGTAAACACGATTTTAAAATTACGCCAAAATAATATAATCAATTGAGTATCAATAATATAATATATATCAATCCCTAGAGCTTCCTCTAAGGAAAGACAAGCCCAAACATAGATAAAAAATATACAATAAGTACCGCCTATTATATACCTTTTATGATCGATTCACGCACAAAACCATACATAAGGGCACAATATACCTGCCTGCATGGATATAAATATATACAGAATGATACATAATAAAGCGTTTTGCTTACACATTTTCGATAAAGGCTTAAAATTTACCGCCTAGACACTTTTATGTGTAAGCAAAACGTATACATATACTATCATTTTGTAAAATATAGGCACAAAAAAGCCCTTCCGCCCTATATCACTATAGTACGGAAAGGCACAAACTTTAAAATCAAATAAAAACAAACGACTATTGCCGCAATTTGTTTGCCATGTAACTAACACGTTTCCGCCTGCACTTATCCGACTCCCTGCTACAATCTAATTTATTAGAATTGTATAGTTCTTTGGTAAGTTCAACGTAAAATTCCATTTGGGCTTTTTTGATGGACTTTAAAGCCTTTTCTTTTTGAATGGATAATTTCTTATTCAAATTATCAAACTTTTTTTTGTACATAATCTATTCTTTTTTAATGGCACCAATAAGAAACGGGAGACCGGGGACGACACGGCCGGCGTTATCGATATAACCAGCCGAACGCCCGCACGCCCCCCCTATTTTCTTTGGTTTCGTCCCTTTGCCGACAACGAAGCCGGCCAAATACGCACATACGTTGTCCGTGATACGTATCGACAAGGCGCACTTTGTCCGTCAATTTAACCGCACAAAATACCCCTGTAAAAGGTTGTTATTTATTATCGCATACAATATCACAGTATTTAAGCAGCCTGTAATATCGTTGCCTTGATACATTGGCACGGTTATAACACCGTTATGCACTCCATACGTGTTACTCTAGCAACGCATGGACATACGCCCTATACATGCGTATATACACCAACGCACCCCGTGTTTTTACACGGCCTACTAGGTTAACCTAGTGTATTAACCAGATTGATATAAACCTAAAGATAATAGTACTATCCTAGACTAGGATAGTACCTAAACCACATTGCTAAGCGGCGGCCTATCTATTGCTGGCTCTCGAGACCCTAACAACCAGCAATATGTTTATACCAAAATATTAAAGATCTTACCTATTTAGCTAAATCAGTAGCGCGACGAGAACGCATAGGTATGCTACCATAACACCCCTATACACAAATGATATAGGGGTTAATTATTTGCTATCTTTCGTTTTTTGGGTGTGTCAAATAGTAAGTGACACACTTTGCAATGAGATTAAACGTATACCGTTTGATAGGGACGGCACACTTTACGATACGTTTGTCTGATCCGTTAAACATATCATAATATATACCCCCTTCATACTCTACAGGCTCGTTGTATCCAAATCGTTTATGGACTTTGCCTGTTATCGATATCTCTGCCACCTTATCCTCTGATAACTTTGTATTTTTATCCTGATCCTGTTTATCGAGATATACTCTTTCGATCTCCTTGTAAGCGCAAAAGGTTTCATCCACACGTGGCAATATATCCTTGCAAAGTTGTATTACTACCTCTTTATCCCTTGCTAAAGCAACCAGAGATGGCACTACTGCTTTGTCTACTTTAATATCGTTATCCTTGAGTATTTCATTGATCTCTTTGCCAGATTTAAAAAGCTGGCACCAGGCTTTGACGGCTCCTGTTAGCGTTTTCTCACTTGCTTTCTTTACTTCATTCTGCACTTTGTTTAATTCTTTATTTGTCATTAGATTTGCCCTTGCCATAGGGACTTGTATAGGCCTCTAGCACGCCTTGTTTGTTAATATTGTTATCTTACAAGGGCAAATATACGGAGTATTTTATTATCAAACAAATATTATGCAATAAAAATTCAATGATTATATATAATAAAACTAATCAAATGTAAACGTATATTAAAATATTGATTTATATGATTGACAATCAACAAGTTAAATACAAAATAAGCATTTTTTTTCGGCTCGCAGATCGTTTGCCGTTCCTGTTTCCCGTCCTTTGTGGATTGGGGGGGGCTGGTCCAAAAAACGGCAGCCCGGCCGGGCCGATTTCGGGGAGGTGGTCCGTCCCGCATATCCCCCTCCCATCATACCCCACCTCATCCTTCCAATAACGTCCCGCATATCCCCCTCCCATCATACCCCACCTCATCCTTCCAATAACGTACCGCATATCATCCTCCCCGAATATCCCTCATACTTCCTCACAACCATATCACCTTCCATCTCATTTAATTTGTTATATTTGCGATATAATTAAAACATAATATATTATGAATAAAGGAGTTAAATGCATGAGGGGGGGGGTATATTTTAACCCTCAGATAAGGAGGGGGTATGTTTAGGCGCAGGACTTCTTCTCCCGGTAAGATCCACTACCGTATTAATATAAACAAGAATATGTGTCTTGGCGTTGTAGATATATATATTGATGGGAAGCCATATCAACCTGGTTTTAACGGATCTTATCTTGATATATATCGCGATAAGAAGATAAAAACTATAAGCATAAGTGGCCAGATATCATATCTAAATCCGAAAAATGAGTACAATGTTATTTTGGGCATAAGTGGAGGTATTATAGAAGGAACCCTTACGTATCAATATAATTCGGGTATGCATTGCGAGTTGGCTAATAAGGTGATATACGGGAATAGGATAACTAATTTTGTTCCTGTAACGGTGATAAAAGATCCTGGGAAGATCATTAATTTCACTTACAGATCTGAATTACAGACTCAGGTTTTAGATGAGAGTTATGTAAGTTGGGATGGTGATTATATATTAAACGATAATTGTATAGTAACTGATCTTTGTTCGGGATGTGAATCTTATGCCTATGGGAAAAGTTCTCGTGGTAACTATCGAGTAACGGTAAGGATAGTGTAATCCCAAGGGAAGGAGGGAGACCTCGTCCTTCCGGGCCTCCCCCGTCCTACCACCGCCTCCCGTTCTTTTTGGCTTCTCCCTGTCTTATCTTTGACCGGATATCAAAAATTCATATCTTTGGAACAAAACTACAATCATGTTTAGATACATACTACATAAAATCAAGATCTTCTTCTGCGATGAAGATATCGAGAAGATAAATGTAAGGGATAGTACGGTTATCCGCAACAACGAGATACATAAGATGTATGACGAGATACTTAATGAGCTAGGTGATTTGGCCACTGTCGTATCTAGGAACTACGTGTATGGCAGGATAAAGGACAGTACTGGATTAAGTATAGGTTTCTTATCCTTATTTTTGGGCTTTATTTTAATTCTTCCGCTCATAATACATTAATCACTTTCCAGTACTACCAAACCCACCATTTCCTCTCTCGGATTCTCCAAGGTCTTCTAACGACTCCACTTGATCCCATACGATGCGTTCCCGTCTACGGATAAGCAATTGAGCTACCTTATCCCCTGCCGAATAAGAAGGATCTCCATAGCGATCTATACGTCTACATACTACCATAATCTCACCCCTATATCCTTCATTAACAGTTCCCGGGGCGTTTTGGATAATGGACTTGGTTTTGGTTATGCTACTACGAGGGCGGATCTCCATCTCATAATCCTCAGGTAAAGCTACATGCACTCCAGTATGGTATATGATCCTACCACTGTCAAGTTCTATATTCTTAACAAACAAATCCATGCAAGCGTCATCCTCATGGGCGTATTCAGGCATCTTAGCCCCTTCTTCCAGCCAGATCTTGACCTTACACGTATCTATACCATCAAGTAACTCAACTGCCTCTTTATAGCTCATAGGTTGCTCTGAAGCTAATGAAATGGCTCTTGCCAATAAATCTTTAATCTTACTCATTTTATCTTGTCTTTAAATTCTTTCCCCTTCGGACATTGTAATTTACATTCCTCACCACAAGCGGAACATTTGGGTCTCATTCCGGACACCCCTCTTCCCCCGTACGGCCAGTAGGCGTAATCGCAGACGCTCCAGAACGCCTCCATCGCCTTGATCTTGGCATCGACGGTTATCTTCTCCTTAACCTTTTTCATGCTTTTCCTGAACTCATCTTTCATATCCTTCCCTTCTATCTGTCTGGCTTTACGTCTCTCGTTCCACCAATTATAGTAGAATTTGTCAGCCATCTTATAGGCTTCCGGATCAAATTTATCACGGTGCAGGATAGGGGCGTCCTTGACCTTTCTCAAATTCCTGCCACAAACATAAGCAAGCCCGGCGTACGGAGGTATGTCCTTAGGATCAACCAACCCATCCGGTACGCAGTAGTAGAAGTAGTTGGGCCGGCCGTACCTGACCCAGTCCCCGGTCTCGTATAGGGCTTGCTTCCGGACCTCGAACCAGCCTTGCATTACTTGGTGCTTTTCCTGTTTCTCGAAATCCTTGTTGTAGTCAGCAAGCGAGATCTTAACCTCAACCTCATAAGCGTACATAGATCTGGTTATAGCCAGATAATCAGACTCCCAGTTATAGACATATAAGTTGTTTATAATCCATCTAGGAGACACCAAGAACTGTCTGTTAAGGATATCCAATATCCCTCTTTCAGTGTATTCAGTACCTTTATTTGATTGCCGTATTCCCATCTCCCGTCAGAGTATTATTCCTTAACCCAACCGCCATTATAGCGTTCGATACCAATCTCCGTAATCCACCCATATCCTTATCATGGAACGAGAAAGTAGTTAAGTTATGTGATTCAGTAATCTTATCATAAGACTTTATCATCAACACAGCCACATACTCACCCATCATCTTTCCGTTCATAATATCAAGATCGATTATGCTGTGATCTATTAGATCAACCACATCCCATCCTGCTGGTAGATACTTTTTTATTTGATTAATATCCATACCAAATAGTTATTATAAAAAAGGAGGGTCGTGCTACCCTCCTATAGATTACACACGAAAAATAGAACTGAAAGCGATCTTAAGCACGTAAGATTTTATTGATTCCCGTAGGCTGTCTACCGGTTATCGTTAATTACCGACCTACGGGAATATGTTTAAGAAAACACCATGTGGGGAGTGGGGGAATCGAACCCTTATCCACGCTACGATTAGGAATCGTAAATTCTATCCGTTAAATTAACTCCCCTTTATTCAAAGATCTATAAATTGTATATAATTACCAAACAATATTTTAGCGAATCCGGCTGGAATCGAACCAGCATCTCCAATATTATGGTAATCATCCAATGATCCTCGGATCCATATGTCCCGATCCTCCCGGACAAGGACATCAAACAAAATCTAAACTCTAAATTTAATGACAAAACTCTATGCTAGTTTTTCCCCAAAAAAACAACGTAGTCCTGGCGGAGGGGCTTGAACCCACGTGCGACCAACTACCCTTTCTACAAGATATAAGCTTGAGGGGATACGCCAGGATGGTTTTATGTATATATTCTATTTTTGCATATATTTATTATAGTTGCTTTTGATACATCAAACATTTTAGCGATCTTATCATAAGATAACTTTTCATTACTTCTTCTTTAAATCTACTCATTGTATTTAGTTATTTTATAATATAAGTTAATTAAAATATACCACATCGGCTTTCACAAGAGGATGTGGGACGTAATTTCTCGAAGTTTATATAGTAAAGTTATGAAACTATTGTCCAACATTCTAGCATATAGCACCAATCATCGAACGGGAACGTCTCCACACCAGACCTACCCCATCCCGTCCCCCAACTGTTCTGTAGGACGAAGCCGGCCTTGTCCCAGCCGGTAAGGATAACGGCATGACCTCCCAAGTTCTGTCCTTGGCCTTGCCAGAATCGATTACCATAATTATAGCAATACAGACCTATAACCAGAGGGCCATTCAGCATCAAAGCTACCTTGGCTGATACCGGATCTATGATCCTAGCGTAACTGTTTATTTTCTCCCCATCTACGCCTACGTTCTTGATAGACTTGATAGCGTCACGAAGAACCATCCCGTCTTGATCCTTATCCTCTCTCAGATCATATATATCGTAAGGAGAGATCTTAGCCGGTCTTTTAATAGCCCTTATACTCTTTCTCCAATTAAGTATCTCAGCCAAGCTTACCGCAGCGCAAATAGGAGAAGATCCTTGATCCACTACGCTATCAACGTTATTGACCTTATACTCATCAGGGACAGCCTCATGCTGCATGTTCATAATAGCGTCCCTATCATCTGCTGGCGATGGTATGTAACCTAGTCCGTATTCCATTACTTATCTTTTTTATGGTAATCAATTATCTTGATATTAAACGTATCGGATCTTTGCCTTACCTGTATAGACCCTCTAGCCTTTCCCTTGGCGTCGTATAGGGCGGTGAAGCCAAAGTTATCGACCCGGCCGTCGTCCAGCGTAAACCGCCACTCCTTCCATTGGCCCATCACGGTCCCGGAAGACACTATGGAATCCACTACATAAGATATATCAGTAGTATCATATTCCGTATAGTAGGTTCTTGACGTACCGCATCCGACAACCGCTAAGGTAAGGATAGTTATTAATAATAACAAGATCTTATTCATACTTTTTAGGTTTTTTACGTTTCTTAGATTTCTTCTTATCCTCCACCTTATTCTCGACATTTACTTCATTACCGGCATCGGCATCAGTAACCTCAGATACGTTATTTTCAGGTATATCAATATGACCGGAATTAGGATCCATCTTATCCTCATCAACAACAACCTCATCAGGTACATCGCTATCTAAAAGCTCTGCCTCAAGATATTTGATACGATCGGACATAGCCTTATTCTGATCCTCAAGTTCCTTATATCTTCTTCTAGCCTCATCGAGTAATTTAGATGATAACTTATGTTTCTTCTCGATATCCATATAAGCCCGTTTAAGAGTTTCTTTCTCTTTTACCGACTCATTATATAGCTCTCTTGATTTACTAAGCTCATTCCCCATCTTAACTATATGAGAATCCTTGGAATCTATATCCATATCAAGAGAATCGACAAGCGTATCAAGATACTTTATTTTCTCTTCCAATTCCGTTATATTCTTACGGGCATCCTCATAATCCCTTTTTAATCTGCTTGAATAGCTAATAGCTTCATCAAGATCCTGTTTTAGAGTATCTATATAACTACTTTTTACTATCTTCAATCCGAACATCTTCATTACTTTTATAAGTTCTAAAAATATCGTCTTTTATCTTGCCGACTATAATTAACTCAGCTATATGTTTGTCTTTCTCGACTATAGCTATATCCTTACGGACATTAGTGACCCTGATCATGATATTCCAGTTATTATACGATACGAACGGTGATCCTACCAAAGTAAGTCCCGTATCGCCGATAAACGACGGCAGCATCATCAACACCCCTATGGTATTATCCGGGAACGATGCCCACACCCCTGTGTCTATATCAAGGACATCACCCTGCCCTAATGGGAAGGCATTACCCTGCTTGATAGGAATATCCTTACCCAACGAGTTCCATGCTTTCGAGAATCTTACGGAGTTAAGGAAGATCTTTCCCTCTTTCTCCACCATCCCTACCATAGGTTCGCAATTCAATCTAACCTCGTTTTGTTTATCATCCGGCTTCTCCTCAAGCTCATCAAGGTCTCTGGCTGATGTAAACGACTTGCTTTCCAGAAGCTTTTTAATATCCTCAATACTGGCCATTATAATTTGATTATTAAATAAACGATCTTCAGTCCTAACTTCAAATCAGATGTCTTCTCGAACATCTCCCTAAGAGGTAAGATAGTAGCGTCAAGATCTGACGCTACCCATTCTCCATCCTTATAATACATATTCTTTTCCTCGGAATACGCTACACAAGGTCGATGCCCTAGGTTCTTCATAACCGTATCTACCTTATTTTGGGTAGGCATCGAGACACGATTCACTTTAGTAGATATATTGAAATTACTCTCCATTAAATTACCCATTTTCAATTAGTTAATTAGAAAGGTAGGTCACTGTCGTCTCCAAAAGGAGGATATTGTGGCGGCTGCTGACCTCCAAAAGAAGGCGCTTGGGCTGTCTGAGGCGGAGCCTGCTGGTATGATGGAGGAGGCGTCTGCTGCGGAGCCTGCGTAGCGTATGACGGTGGGGGCGTTTGCGTTATAGCCTCACCAGCGTTGTTTTGGCTTGGAGACTGAACCGGTCTCACGCCATCCGCTTTAATACTTTGGATATATTTATTAAGTACCTGATAAGCGAAAGCGTCTTGGGTCGTATAATCAAACTTCTTATTCCCCATTATATCAGTACTCTCAACCCTGTCAGGCCATCCATTCTGCCCATTCTTATAATATTGCTGGATAAGCTCGTCCTTACCGTCAGGAGTCTCCCTTGCGTATGAGATAAAGAAATTACCGGGAGCATATTGATCCCCTTTCTTAGCATGAGCAGGATTGATCACCACCTTACGTTTCAGGTCGATATTAGGCAAGTACCTTACCAGTGACTTAACGTAATTATTGATACCTCCTTTTTGAGTCATCAAAGGAACGTTTATAAAGTAATTACCATCCTCATCACTTATCTTTATGGATAAGTATTTGGCATTTATTCCATTGAACTCCACTCCTCGCACATTGATATCAGACAAATAACCTTCGATACCGTTCCAGAATACCCTCCAATAAGAAACGGCTCCGGTCTTCTCGTTTATATGCTCCTCGAAACCTTCCTTTGGTTCTCTTGATGACTGATATAATAATCCGCTACCACTTACTTTAAAGTAATGGTTATTACCACCTGATGAATTTTCTCTAACTCCCATTTTATATATTTTTAAATATTAAACAATAACTGATGATGACAAGAAATACTCGTTCTTATTATCCTCCCCATAAATCTTATTGAAATGAGATTTATGATCATGCTCGATAACTATCCTATTCCACGATATGCTTTTTATGATACCCAGATATCTTCCACATAACACGTTGCATACAATATCTTCACCATAATGAGACAAAGGGGTAAGTCTTTCCTTACATGATTTACCTGAAGACGGGCTCTCTGACATAATACCGCATCCTTTATCGGTAAATATCAACTTGCAATGATCGAACTCATTTACCTTAAGATTGTTTTGGAGGGCTTGGACGAGTAGATCCTTATCAAAGACATAGGTACTTGTTTTGACAAAATGCTCGTCCACGAACCTCCAATTTGGATAATTACCCTCAAAATGGGTCTCATACATATCCATATCAGGCGTAGAGAAATAAGTCTTAGTATCGTCCACTTTTATAGACAACATATCCGATGACTTATTGATATGCTTATCAAGCAATATCGCAGATTCGTTCGACACCGGGATAAACATCTTCTCTACCTTATCCTGATTAGGGACAAAATACCTGTAAATAGTATTTCTATCCGTACTTACTATATTAATATTAATATCATCAATATCAATGACCACATTCTCGATGCATGGATAAAAATCATCTACCTCCGTATAATCGCTGGCTTTGTTAAGAACCGAAACATAATCGCTCATCTTAACCTTAATTCCTCCATCAAGTATCTTATGTACCTGCGGGAATGTATTGATATCAAAAGCCGGACAACTATACTCACCAGAAGCGTAGTGGATCGTGATCTGATCTTTTCTATCCGAAAGCAGTATCGTAATCTCACAATTCTTCTGTTTTTTCATGAACTTAATAAAAGAGCTTGCCTCTACCAAGAAAGAGAAGTTAGAGTCAGCCTCGACCTTCAATCGTTCTATAACACATACCTTGGCATTTACGGAAGTGATATAAGCCAGATTATTGACAACATCTATCTTAAGATCCTTATAAAGGGAGTTGGAACCGGCGTTCTTAACCACCGTCTCCAGTTTACCCAACTTCTCATTTAATGATTTCGACAAGCACTTCAATACCATATAACATATTTTATTTGTTTATCATCCATAATTCATGTACAAGCTTTATAAAAATCATACTCCGAAACCGGAAATGATTCCGGAGTATGAATCCCGATTATGGGATAAATCAGGATAAAAATCCTGTTAGTACCCATCGCCAATGTTATTGAAGGTTTTATATAGGCAACACTGGAACCCAAATACAATCCCTGTTTAATCACCTACCTTAGAGCTACGGACTTGGATAAACACCCTAGGGTAACTATACATTCTAAGGTAACGTAGTGCTCTAAGCACTTAGGCTAATAACCTGACCGTTTCCGGTATATGTAAAATATTTTTCAACATCTTACATATTATCCAAGGTTATAATAAACAACTTTTACATGACATTGCAAATGTAATCATAATTATATTAATACAAATATAATAAATACTTAATAGTATTAAAATAATTTAAACTTACGTCTAATATACTCGGCTATAAGCGTAGCGTCACACATTCCGTCTTGTATCTTAGTAGGTTGTATTCCTTTTCCTGACCATGGTTTCACGAAAGAGACCAAAGGGAAAAGGCGCATGGCGCATCGGATGGAGGTAGCCTTCGTGTCCAGCTTAGCCGCCGTATACACCCGATCGGCTGTCGTATGAAGCTCCTTCTGCCAGGTCTTTGGTTGCACCTCCTCGAACATGAACCTAACATCCGGGTGAGATCCGTATCGCTCCATCATCTCCACCATCATAGCGAATAGGGCGTTCGGTTCCCGACGTCTCCCGCCAAAGGTGAAGTTGCTGGCTGCCGAGCTGTTGTGGATGCTATGGACGTCCTCGACGGCGATCGCCAGCGTCCCTCCGCCTTCTTCTTGGATTTTATCCGCTGCGTCAAGGAAGAAACTTGATATGGCCCTAAGATCTATATCCCCCTTAACCGATATCCTTGGAGTCATAATTACCTTAATATCCCCGTTCTCCGGGATCATGGACAATCCTCCGGTGTCTATACCCGGATCTATACCTATTGATATATTCATAACTTCAACGTATATAATAAATGGAAATTCTCCGGTCTAAACACCTGTATTGAGTTATCCGGATATATACCTATATAATAACCGTAAAAAGCCCGTAGAATGCCATTTTCTAGGATTATATCCAAAGCCTTTACCTTGTGACCGTCAACCATCACATCAAGCTCCTTGGTTCTTTGGGATATCTTGTCAAACCATTCAGGTATAGGATCAATCCCGTACCTGAATGCGTTTACTGTTGATTTTATAGAGATATACGTACCCATACTATATAAGATTACAATCATCACGTTTAACAACCTTAAAATCACCATTGCGAAGGAATATCGCCACATCAGATCTCGTATACGTAAGAGGTGTATACGATACCAAATGATAAGATGCCTGCCCGACGGCGGGGCGAACCGGTCTCAATACGGCTATGGCTATATCTCCGCCAAGTTCCGTGCCACCGGTGACACCCTGTAGGCACATGTATATGAATCCCTCATACTCATATCTCTTTCCAATAAACTCGCTCATAGGAATACCTACGAACAGATAGTTCTTTACATCCCCCTTCTTAACCTCGACAGCGTTCTCTACGCTGGATGGTATTACGTCTACAAATTTTACTCCTATTGCCATGATTACAAATTCAATTTAGTTCTTAACTCTTGACACAATTCTTGATTATCTCTCATGATACTTAACGTATTCTCAACGCCATTACCGACCCGAACATCCCCGTACCAGTACCATGATCCTTTACGGGTAAAGATACCGGTTTCCTCACATAACTTCAAAAGTTCAAGCTCCTTGTCAAATCCTACGCCATAATACAATGCTGTCTCTGCTATCTGGAAAGGTATAGCTGTCTTGTTCTTCAATACCTTTATCCGAACCTCATGACCGATAGAAGAGCCATCTTCTCCTACAATGACCTTTTTCCTTGACATCTCCATACGGATAGAGGCATAGAATTTAAGAGCGTTACCACCGGTTGTTACCTTCGGATCACCATATATTACACCGATCTTCTCCCGATACTGGTTGATGAATACCAGAACACAATCGCTTTTGTTTACGATCCCGGTAAGAACTCTCATGGCTTTTGACATCAACCGGGCTTGTAATCCCATGTTGCTATCTTCCATATCACCCTCGATCTCCTTCTTCGGGACCAAGTTCGCCACGGAATCCACGACAATAAAGCCTACCTTGCCGGACTCCACCAGCTTGGCTGTGATGTCAATAGCCAATTCCCCGTAGCTTGGCTGGGAAATAAGGAACCGGTTAACGTCCAATCCCATCTTCTTGGCGTATTCGATATCAAAAGCATTCTCCACGTCTATTATAGCTACCAGCTTATCTGGATGTTTTTTCTGGAACTCGATCATACTTAACGTACACATCATAGTCTTGCCACAAGATTCCATCCCGACCAGCTCATGAATCCGGCCTACCGCCCATCCGCCGCCGAGGGCCTTATCCACCACCAGCGATCCAGTGCTTTCCCTTGGTATGGATATTATAGGCTTATCATCGCCAAAGTTCATTATTGAGCCTTCTCCAAGCTCTTTATTTAAAGATGATACTAATTCATCTACGTCTGAAAAAAGTTCTTTCTTAGCCATTATAATCCGTATTCGTCAAAGTTAAATAAATCCTGTTGCTTCTTTATCATATCCTTTCCGATGTCAGATATCTTTTCCGGATTCAAAACACCCTCATTCTCATCCACCTTATCTATGAAGTCAGATATCTTATCGCTTAGCAGTACCATATCTTCCTTAGGAACTGATTTTAGATAAAGACCGTCTATGGACCTACATCTTGATAGAGCGGTATATATCTGCCCTATTTCGAAGGCTCTGCTGATATCTACGAATATATTATCTAAAGTCATTCCCTGAGATTTATGAACGGTTATGGCGTATCCTAACCTCAATGGATATTGTATTATATAGCCGCAAGAAATGCCTTCAAGGGAATCGTCTACCTGCTTATACTTCATCTTCTCCCACTTCTCTTTGGTTATCTCCACCTCAGTATCGTTATCTAGATGAACATATATCGTCTCATCAACAGTATCTATGCTGGTTATGATACCCATCGAGCCATTGACATATCCATTGCCGTTTCTGGTTATTATGACCTTAGCTCCTACCTTTACTATAAGCTCATCCTCACAGGGCGCTACAGGCTTCTCCCCGAATACAGTAGCATCGAACTTAAATACCTTATTATTGATCTTATCAAGATTAGTCTTATTTATCTCATAAGCTTCTTTGTTAGTTGAGCATATAATTATAGTATTATCCATATTGTCCGGATACTTGACCCTACTATCCAATATCTGTCTTGACTCATCGGTAATAACCCCACATCTTATATCCTCAAGTACAGAAAGAAGCTGAGGATCTTTTTGACGGAATACGTTCTCGAAGGTAATGACCGAGAATCCTGAGGCTCTTAATGCCTTGGATGAGAAAAAGAACCGACTCTCATAATACCTGTCGATAAAATCATCCGCCGTCACCACAGGAGGTAGTTGTGATAGATCTCCAAACATAATCAACCTAACTCCACCGAAAGGTTCCTTGCTACGCCTGCATTGTCTAAGTACGTCAGCTACCTCATCAAGCAAATCAGGTCTTACCATACTGATCTCGTCGATAACGATAGTATCAAGATTCTTGATCTTCTTCTTCATAAACGGACTTACATCTACCTTATTAGACAACATACCTCTCTCGATAGAAGGGATGTAAGGATCATTCTTTATAGAGAAGAACGAATGAATGGTCTGTCCACCGGCATTCAACGCCGCTACTCCAGTTGGGGCTACTATAACACATTTACCCAAGAACTTTACGATACGTCTCATGAATGTACTTTTACCACTACCAGCTCTACCGGTAATAAACAGATTCTCCCTAGTGGTGAAAATCTTCTTCAAGGCACGACCCTGCTCCACGTTTTTATCCACCGTCATAATATGACGAAGGAGGTCGTTTTCGTTTCTAAAATCTTCTTTTACCATATCTTTTTATGTTTATGGTACAAAGATACGAATAGTTATAATTAACTATTAAAAATAAATGTGAATAATATGTAAATATTAAATTTTATATCTGATACTCAAATCATCCAGCTTTACTCATCTCGGAAGATTTTTCTCCTAAAAATACATCTCTTATGTATTCTGTCGATATAAGGATATGCATATATTTCCCCTTGTATAATAGTCTTAAGCATCCGATAGTTACATTCTTTCTGTCTTTGGTATTCGCCACTCCATTGTGTTTTTTTACCTCATCATACAAATCGGATATACTCTTCTTACACATGTCTAAGAACATACTTATATATCTGTATATAGTGGATTTAGATATCTCATGCATACCTATGCCTATGAGCTTCTTGTTCAACTCATTAAGAAGGTATGCTATATTGAACTTAACTGTCTTTCTTTTAGTTACTTTGTATATATGATGCACGTTTCTGGTTCTGGCTCTGAATATTATTTTTGAAAGGATTCTTACCCGATCAAGTTTCCGGCTTTTGTTAGCCATATTCCGTCTTTCGTCTGAGCTTAAATTCTTATCCAGACATTTGTATACGGATGTTTTCTTGCCTACGAATATGTCTTTCGTATCCTCATTCTTCTTAGCCTTATACGAGTAGATCATGATATCAGATAAAGCTATTCTTATCTCGCCCTCGGCGTAAGCCTTAAGCGTCTTTAGCTGATAGTCTATATCCTCATGGCAGTTCTCTATAACATGTCTGTAGCAGAAATAAGCTATGCCGTCAGATAGGATGTCTATAAAATCATCGGTATTAATCTCAATACGGTCACGGTATCCTTCTCTCATCCTATTTCTTAGAAATACATGCTTCTGGACGTTTATGATAGTAAGATAGGCTACTACCTGCTTACACTTCTTTTCCATGACCATACCGGAACCTCTTATATTATCTTTCTTGTTTGAGTATTTTACAGCCGTAACCTTCTTCCCGTCCTTATTAGTTACAGGTTTGTAATCTACTGGGCAGACAAGTGATCCTGCCGGAAGCCTTAGGCATCCAAGCTCATCTTTTCTTGCTTGTATATCTTTTGGGATATATGCTTCGGTAAGAATCTTATCGAAGTTTGATTTCATTTTCTGTAAAAGTACTATCTTTGTTTCCATAGTTTTATATTTGTTGCGAATATACGAGTTTCATCAATACGAAACAAGTTATTCGGATGGATGGGTAGCCTGTGAAGGTCGCCCATTTGTTGTTTAAGGAAGGTAGGTGATGTCTGTAAAACGCTGTGCGCGTGAACGATGGTTTTTTCTCAACCTACTTGTTACGCGCGCGTTAATAGGTATATTTATTAAATATAATTAACTCTATAAATATATACTACTTTCTAATATCTCTATCCGTACACAGAACCTCTCCTGACGTCGAGTTCCTGTGTACTCCACTTAAAGTCTCTATTTAATAAAACATTGCTTTTTACCGCCAAGGTATGGTGCCGTCAGGTAGCATACCGCAGGCTAAACCTGGTAGAAGCCGTATCCTATACCGGAAGCCGGTACCCCGGTAGGGGGATCGGGTGGAGCAGAAGCCAAAGAAGAAAAAGCGAGGTCATGTGCGGTCGCTCACGCTCCGGCCGTCCGTATCTTCTACGGCAGGCCCATGCCTCAAGGCCTCCCATTTCCCCTTGGATTTATATCCCATAGCTTGGGGAGGAAGGAATCCAAAGGGGAAAAGTAAGGTCATATGCGGTCGCTCACGCTCCGGCAGGCTAACATAACTCTACCGCCGTCCATGTCAATAGCGAACCTCTGGCGGCATTGTCCGGTATGACGTCGGTAGCCTTACCTTGGGTGTCCCCGAGCGTCCCCCACCAACCTTTCCCCTTTGGATGCCTTGGGCTATGTCATGGGACGATAAGAAGCCAAAAAGAAAAAAGGAGTGGTCGCATCCCGTGAGGCAGGATAAGGCTGTCCCCCGCCGTCCACGTGCGTAGCGTACGTTAACTTCACTGTCCTCGCTATTGTAGCCAGCCGTAGACATACATGGCTTCGTTCGTCCTACCCCACTAGCTTTTCTCCTCTGGATTCTCGTAAATACATGCTAGTCAGCATATATTATGTCGATTATGGCAAAATTTCTTGACAACGATATTTTTTTTAAGTAGTTTTGCCTAAAACTAATTTTATATGGCTGAACAAAGGAAAGCTTTCGTATTCGCATTACCTTACGACACTAGACTGGATATGATCCAGCAGTTCTTAAGGATATACAACGGCTATCTGGATTCCAAGGGTAGAAGTTTGATCACCGAAAGAACAATAAACTTACTTTCTTTCTACATCAACTACGGATACTCGGATGATACCAGGGCTAAGTACATGGATTGTCATGGACAGAAGGAGTCTTACATCGCTGTCCTTAACAATGAGTTGAAGCGTGGTGGTTTTCTGGTGGACAAGAAGAACGGGAATTTCCGTACCCGTGAGTTGTCTATTGAGATGAGAAGCCTACGTAATTATTTCGTGCTTGACGGGGAGGGTGATGATACCCGTGTAATGGGATTCGTATTCAAGAGAAACAAATTGGATATTGATGGGTAGGAATCTTATTTCATTCGATAGGGATATCGTTGATGAGGTGGTAAGAAGATCTGATGGGAAGTTCACCAAACAACAGGTAGAGTGGTGCATGAAAGCATCCGTATCTTACATCCATCATCTAGCTAAGTATACTGACAATATATCTATCAGAATACCGTTTATCGGATACGTTATATGCAATCTTCGTGAGATGCGTGTAAGGCGTGATAAGATACGCCGGATATTTGTCAAGGAAGGTAATCGTTATCCGGATGAAAGGATGCCTATTGAGCTTGATTGTCTGGATAAGAAGATTAAGGCAATAGAGGATATGGAGGGGTTAAAGAACGGAGATCCTCTTATACGTGATAACCATGAAGCCATGTATCAATGTCGGTATGGAATGACATGGGAACAATTACAGGATTTTCAACAAAAACAATTTAAGAAATAATATGCAAACAATCGGTAAAGCCCAAGTGATAGCCCAAGCTTGGGAAGACAGTTTATTGGGTAGGATTCCTAAGGATGAGAAGGATTATCCGGAGTGGTACAAGAATCGTCTTGATTTATGCAAGAAATGTCCTAAGAACTCTTCTAATATAGCTTTCTTTAAGTTACCAGCTAAGGTATTGCTGCAAAGATTGATGGGAAGACAGGCATGCTCGTTGTGCGGTTGCTTTATCAAGGAAAAGGCTTGGATGAAGACCGAGGTATGCCCGTTGAAGTTCGTGGAAGGAGAGAAAGCCAAATGGAACGCCATGGAGGTCATAACCGCCGATCATAACGATTTTAATATCGAGTGCCCTAACGATGCATTTGATATAGGACTTACGGATGACGAGAGCGAGTTTTATCTAAATATTTTTGATCATAAAATAGGTGATAAGATAGAAATCGTGTTATTTATCACCCATAAAGATGGTTTTCATGTCAAGGAGCATCATCTTGGATGTGGATGTATGGGAGACGTGTCATATAACAAACATCCTGACAATGAGAATAGAACTATATTTAGGATGACGTTAGATACCTCAAAATATACGGAAGGTCATTTTGAGAAACATCTATCTCTTATGGGTTATACGAAGGATGATCCTGAACGTAATTTCAAACATTTCCCGCTACGTATTATAGGGGAAGCTTATAAGTAAATACTATGCGAAGTCCTGTAAGAAGTAAGATAGATGATCGTATCCATGCTCTTATTGTCATGGAAGTCGGTTGCCGTGAGTTACCCGAATATTCGCTGGGTGATATACTTTACTCCGCTTTAAGGAGAGTTGCTAAGGCTAATGGTGGTAACGTACGCTTCTTGCGGGATATTAGCACCAGAGATTTATTAAGAATAATAGATCAGAGTATCAGTGATGAGATTGAGTTAAACAACAATGATTATAATGCGTAATATGGAAGATAAAGATATAAAAACAGAGATTAGAGATTATCTTAAAGAAGAGGCGGATACCCATATAAGGCATTGGATAGCCATAAAACGTGAGAGCAAGCGTCTGTATAGCGATATTGAGGATAGGACTAAGAAGATAGCCCTTAAATCATCTTCGTTGATAAAAGAGGAGGATTTTGTCGTTCTTCATGAGATGACTCATAAGATACAGATGTTGAATATAGAGGCTGTGAAAGTTAATTCTAGGTTGATGTTCATAATCCAGTTGGCTACTAGCTTCGGTATGGATCTGGATTTAGATACGACATATGCGTCCACCGCCAAGGGTATTATAGAAGACAGGACATCTGGATTCGTGTTTTATGATGACAAGGAACGTCTGAGATATGCCGACAAGGAGCTTGAGGATATGTTCCATGACATGAGCGTGACGGAAGTAAGTAAGATCGGGGTTGTTCAGTCTTATGAGCTTCTTATGAAACAGTATAACGAGTTTAAGGACATAATCAAAAATAATATTAATTCCATATAATTTCATTATAGGGTTTTAATATATCTATAAGGATCTGATTATTAGCCTAAGTCTTGAAATAAAGACTACGTTATTGGAGAATATATAGTTACCTACGGATGTTTATCCAAGTCCGTAGCTCTAAGGTAGGTGATTAAACAGGGATTGTATTTGGGTTCCAGTGTTGCCTATATAAAACCTTCAATAACATTGGCGATGGGTACTAACAGGGTTTTTACCCTGACTTATGTTGAATAAACATTTTATTAAATTATTTATTGTAGATGGTTTATGTACAGGATATATATGGTAGACCCTTAATGCCAACAACGAGGCATGGTAAGGTTAGGAGGTTGCTTAAGGCAAATAAAGCAACCGTAGTGAATCTTTGTCCGTTTACGATTCAGTTAACTTACAAATCAACCGATCATAAACAGCCGGTTACTCTGGGCATTGATGCAGGAGCTAAACATATCGGTTTTTCTGCAACAACTGAAAAAGAAGAGTTATTTGCTTGTGAAACAATCTTAAGAACAGATAACGAATTGAGTATCAATACTTGAAACGTTTAGTTCGTAGGCATAACAGGCAAATACATAAAATGAAAATTTTAAAAGGAGGGAAGAAGAAAAATAATCAAGCTCCTTTTGAGGTTTTCGGATTTAGATTGTTTGATAAAGTATTGTATAACAATGAAATACTCTTTGTTTATGGAAGAAGAAAATCAGGAAATTTCAATATCAGGGATTTCAATGGAGAAAATCCAAAGGATGTTTCACACAAAAAGCTTAAACTCATTAGAGGAAAGAGGCATCCGATTATATTAAAGTAAATAAATGTATATAAACATGTTTAATATATTTTTAAATATGAAAGCTAATGCCACAGGGAAGACGAAAGCCGACGAGTAAGGACGCTGATCGGGTGAACGACAATCTTGAGGTCATAGCTAAAGCCATAAACGACGCTAAGACTTATATTGATAAGCATCCTTGGGACAAGGAGAAGCCGGAGGATATGGCAAGGGCATTTGACTTCATATCAAAATTAATCGATAAGATAAATACATGGAATGATTCTTATATGGAGAAAAGTGGGATCATGGATGTATATAGGTCTGTAAGCAATGTCCAGAAAAAGGAACGTAAGGGTCAGGTTTCTGGTGGAATCGAGTCTGTTTTAAAGGATATTATAAAATGAGTCTAAGTACGAGTCCAGAATTTTATGTAAACATGAAAAATCCTCCTGTATGGAACGATCTGTTCGGTTGGGAGGATCAGGATGACGATGTTAAGCAGTTCTTTAAAGAAGAGGCTTATAAGGTCAAGTACGGGGTGACTATCAATGGTACGTTCATCCCTCCATGGCTTTATTGGCATGTTAATTTCTTTCCCGTATTCCAGGATCTTCCAAACGGGGAACGTGTGCCAGCGATCAGTCGTTTGCGTGATAACGAATGGTTTTTCGCCGAGATGTACCAACGTGCCCGTATGGAGAAGAAAGGGTTGGGGATGTTTGGTACTCGTCGTTTTGGCAAGGCTCTTCTGGACTCGGAGCTGATATATACTCCTCATGGATCTAAGAAAATAGGATTCGCCGATATAGGAGATATCATATACGGTGATGACGGGAAGCTTACTACCATAGTGGGCGTATATCCTCAGGGATTCGTTGATACGTACAAAGTGACCTTTGAGGACGGTCGCAGCGTGGTGTGTTGCGGGCAGCACCAGTGGAAAGTCAAGTATCATGGTGATTATAAGGTTATGAGCACTATGGGTATCATCCATTCTGACTTCTCCAAAATGACTATAGATATTGGGGAGGCGGTAGATTTCCCTGAGCGGCGGTGGCTGATATCGCCCCAGCTCATGGGGTCTCTGGCCGCCTCCTTCCTTTGTGGATCTACCGACAGGATCTTTGAGCTAAGCAAGAAGGAGATGGATGATGTCATTTATTCATCCAAAAAACAGAAAGAGTTGTTCATAGGATCGTTTATGAAGATCGCTTGCGGTATAAATACCGGTGACGATCGTTTTAAGGTCGTTTATAAAAGCGAGTATATTATATCCTTTGTAAGGAAAATATTTTGGTCTATGGGGTATTATTGTGTCATGGATGGTGATGATATGTATATATCTAAGACCCATGATAGGCTTAGGATATATGATATAGATTATTACGGTAGATATAAGGCTACTTGTATTGAGGTCGATAATAAATCGCATCAGTTTCTTACTACCAATTTTGTCGTATCCCATAATACGACCATCATGTCATCACTTCTCCAGATGAACGCTACGATGACTATCGGTCTTAGTCATTCTGTAGTAGGATTCAGCGACAGTGATTTATCCAATATCGGCGAGTATTGTGAGTATGGTCTTGATCATGTGCATCCTTTTTTCAGGATCAACAGAACCAAGACCGACTGGAGTTCGGGCGTTACATTAGGCAAGAGGATGTCCAATGGTGTACGTGATATCCATGCCATTATCTCTATAGCCAACATCAATATGGGTAGGAAGACCTCCACGCAGAAGACGGCTGGTTTGACACCGGCTACGGCTATTTTCGACGAGGTAGGCAAAGGTCCGATAAAGAAGCCTTACACGGCCGCCATGCCATCCTACGACACGCCTTATGGCTGGCGTCTTAGTCCTATCTTGGCCGGTACCGGTGGTGAGGTGGAGTTGTCTAAGGACGCTCAAGAGATGTTCTCCGATCCCGAGACATATAATCTTCTGGTCATGGACTGGGATATCCTAAACCGTAGAGCCATGAAAGGAAAAACATGGAAAGAACGGAAATGGGCGATGTTCGTTCCCGGTCAGATGGCTAACTCCGGTGTTAAGAGAACTATAGGATTGGGCGATTATCTTGGTAAGCCTGATGACAAGAAGCTTAATAAGATCAAGATCGACGCTACTGATTTCGAGGCTAGTACCAATAAACTTAATGAGGAACGGAAGAAACTATCTACAAAAGATAGGGTTGCGTACACTTCTCATACTATGTTCTATCCATTTACGATCGATGACTGTTTTTTAAGCTCGTCCCAGAACCTATTTCCGGTCGAGTACGCTATCAAGCATAAGAATGATCTCCTTGAGTCGGGGCAATATAGCGGTATGCTGTGTGATGTCTTTCTTGAGTCAGGTAATAAACTGGGGACTACTAAATCGAATAAGCAACTGGCTGGATTCCCGTTTAGCGGCGGTGTTATTGACGCTCCTGTCCAGATATTCGAGATGCCTCAATCTAATAGGTTTGATGATTTTATTTATGTTGCTGGATGTATGCCTCCAGGAGAAAGGGTATTGACTTCTGATGGATATAAGAATGTAGAGGATGTTGACTATGATGATTTCTTGGTTAATAACGAAGGAGATAATGTTAGGATACGCAAGAGACTTGTCAGAAATATGGTTGAAGAGGATCTTTATTCGATAAAGATGTATAATGGCGTAAGGATAAATAGATTTACTTCTGAGCATCCTATTTTTGTATCGGATCATAAGACTGTAGAAAGAAGGGTTAGGGAAGATTTATTCAAATTTGATTACATACCTGTCAAGGATATAAAAGAGGGACAATGGACAAGAATACCTAATATGTATGCCGAAGAAAGAATGGACATTCCAGGATTTAGGGATTATATGCTTTCTGATGATTTTTGGTGGTTTGTAGGGATGTGGCTTGGAAATGGATGGATTGATAGACAGTGTCGTGGAGGGGTGGGTATTTGTTTTTGTTTTCCAGAAGAGAGAGATAGATATTATAGGGTTGTAGATAGTCTTTTTGGGGTTAAACCTTCGGGGAGAGGTAGAAAGGGTAATTGGGAGTTATCTTTTAAACATGCTTATCTAAGTGAGTGGCTTGTTAATAATTTTGGTAAGTATTGTTATGGTAAATATATTCCTGAATTTGCTAAATATCTCCCTTTTAGTATGAAGGTTAGTTTAATTCATGGATACATGGATACGGATGGGTCTGTTTATGATGATTCTCGTAATTATTCGGGCATGGATTTCGTAAGTGTAAGTATGGATCTTCTTGAGGGTATACAGGATATATTATTGTCTCTTGGGATAGTTGGAGGTATATCCATAATGAAAAAAAATAGGACTGAATATATAGATGGCAATAAGATTAAATCTCAAAGACCATGCTATCATTTGAGGACAGGTCATAACTATACTGTGTATTTCAGGAAGTTGGTTGAGACATTAACACCTGATTATATATCTAAATTGTCTAAAGTATGTATGGATACCAGTACAAGAAAAAGTCCTTCCACAGGTATATTTATTAGTAATGATAATAAGTATATATATGTCAGGATATCATCTATAACCAAAGAGAAGTATACTGGTCCTGTGTATAATTTTGAATGTGATACAAATAATTATCTATTAAGGAATATATCTGTTCACAATTGCGACCCTTATAAACAGGCCAAGTCTGATACCCCTTCATTAGGAGCTTTTTATGTATTCAAAAGGCGTGTTGGTATTCGAGATCCTTATGCCTATAGAATAGTGGCTTCATACGTATCCCGCCCATCATCCATAGATCAGTTTTGCCGTACTTGTGAGGTGCTTCAGAAGGGATATGGTGCTATATGTCTTATGGAGAACGCTGACCAGATGTATGAGCAGTACCTTAACCGTAAAAGCGGTATGCCAGCGTCTTTCTTCCTGTTTGCTGGTGAGGCAATAGCCAATAAGTATGTGAAGGCCGGCTCCCGGCAGAACAGCAAGCTGGGGCTATACCCGACCCCCGGCAACCAGAACCTGCTATTCTCGTGCGTCGTGGATTATTGCTGGCAGGATTTCGTTATTGGTTATGATGATCAGACTGGTCTTGATATAACTGTCAAGGGTATTGAGTTGATCGATGATATAGCTCTACTGGATGAAATAATACAGTACAAGCCAGGATTGAACGTCGATAGGATAATAGCCTTCGGGCATGCGTTGGTTCTCGCTAGGTATTTTGATGATAATAACTACATGCCTAAATCGAAGATAGATGAGATGAATAACGCTCGTAAGGAAGATGCTTATAAACACCATGAGATATATGCCTCTGCATTTGGATCGGTATCTATAGGTGCGTTTCGGTAGTTTAGTGTTGCTTAATAACTTATCTTTGCTAAAAACAAATTAGATTGACATGGAGATTTTCAATAGAGATCATTCGTTTCCGGCAAAAGGGGCGCTATTAGGATTACCTCCTCAGGCTATTTCCACGAAGAAAAAGAACAGGAAATGGAAGGAGGATTGTATGGACGCTCTTGAGGCGATAGGATTAAAACAATATGATCGTAACCAAATGTACCGTGACTATTATCTGATGGCGGATGGTAAGTTATCTTTTATGGAGATGGCGGATGTTATCCCACAGTTAAGGAACGTACAGAAGTTAAGGAGTGATATAAGGATACCCTCTTTCTTGAAGCATTATGATATCATAGGTGGTATTGTAAACGCTTTTGAGGGATGGTTGACAAACCTACAGGATAAGTATACGGTTAATGAGGTAGGGGATATGGCTATAAGTGAGTATGAGGATACGATGTCAAACTTACTTCATCGCCATATACAAGAACAGTGGGATATTATCGTCAATCAGCGTCTTGTAGAAGCCGGGCTTGATCCTACATACAATGAGTTTAATTCCGAGGAGGAACGTCAGGCTTACGCAGAGCAAATTCAACAAGCCAAGGTGTCTATGACCCCTGACGATATCCAGAGGTTCATGAGCACCAGATGGAAGACGCAGGCGGCTGTATGGGGAGACCATACGATAGAGTCAGACCGTAGCCGGTTTTATATGGATGAGCTTGATCGTGAGAATTTCCGTGACCGGCTCCTTAGCGGTAAGATGTTCCGCAATCATTTCGTTGGATTTGACTACTACCGTCCGGAGGTGTGGAGTCCGATGGAGGTTTTCCATCCTGATGTGAAATATCCGCAATATGGAAGTTATGTGGGCCGTATTCATTATTACGAGGGTGTTGAGTTGATATCAAAATACGGCCATAAGATGACGGCCAAGGATAAACGCCGGATTATGGGCGGTGATGATGATTACGAGGGATGGGTATCCAATGACGGTACTAGGTATGATCAGAAGAAAAAGAAGCCTTCTATTACCGGTATGTATGAGAATGAGGTTATTCCATGGAAAGGATACCATGACTATGAGTCTATAGTCGCCGCTGAGGATTACTATGGTGTTCCTATGGGAGAGTACCATACCTTCGGGCCGGACGGAGAGGAACACACCCAGCCCCGCTTCTTGCCCCGCTTCCATCCCTTTGGCTATTTTAACTCTGACATGTCCAATGGAAAGAGATATGAGATAGATTCCCGTCTTTTTAGAGTCATGGAAGGATATTGGGTGTCCATGAAACCGGTATTTCTAATAACTTACATGACGGAGACCGGTATGGTAGATCAGGAGCTTGTTACCGACGAGTTATTACCTGAGTTTTTGGAGAAGAACGGGATAAAGAAGGTGAAGAGGGTGATGGCCGATGCTGTTGGTGATCCTGAGGTTAATACCTATATCTTGGAGTATGTGCCTGAGGTTAGGTTTGGGGTTAAGATCACTGGAGGTAATTTAATGGATAAGCCTATATATATTGGTGGGGATCCAATACCTCATCAGATACATGGTGACAGCAGTCTGTATGATTATGTCATTCCGGTTTCTGGATTTATAGGGGCTAGTCTCGCTGATCGCATACAGCCGTTCCAGATGATGTATAATCTTGCTATGAACCAGCTATACAATAACGCAGAGAAGGAGATCGGTAAGTTCTTCTTAGGCGACTTAGGATTCCTGCCTACGGAATATAAGGATATGATGGACAAGAAGGGAGCTTTGGCTACTTTTATGCAGATTGTTAAGTCCGTCTCATTTATGGGTGTAGGTGGTAATGACACAAACAATCCTCACCAGAATCCGCAGATGAGCAGCATATATAATCAGTTCGGTGTATATGATCTTACTAATACGGATCAGATAAGATCCCGTATGGAAATGGCGTCTTACGCCTATATGATGGCTTATAGGATGATAGGTATATCCGAGCAAGCGATGGGTCAGTCAACTAGATACGAGAGTTCTACGGGCGTAAAACAGGGAGTTAACGCTACTATGCTACAGACCCAGACTTACTTTAATGATTTCGATGACTTCAAGAAACGGACATTGGATATTCATCTAGCCGTGGCTCAAGTATGCCAGAAGGAAGGATACGATTGGACCGTGATGTACAGGAACAGCGATCTGTCCTTGGCTTACGTCAGTCTTACGGATAATAGCTTGTCGTTACGTCATCTTAATGTTATGGCTGTCTCTAATTCCAAGAAACGTCTGGAATTGGAGAATTTGAAGCAATATATATTACAGACGAATACTTTGGGCAATGACTTGCTTGATATCACTAGAATGATGAATGCCAACTCGACGGCTGAGATGAATCAGATAGGAAGGGATGCCAGATCTTACGCAGATCGTGTAAGACAGGAGGAGTACCAGAATCAACAACGACTTGTACAGCAAAAAGCCGAGGCCGATCAACAGGCCCGTAATGACGAGCATGAGAAGGAGAAGGAGCTGGCTTATATCAAGGGCAACTTCGACTTACGGGGTAAGAGCATAATGGCCGCCGGTCAAGCGGCTAGGACACAAGATAACGCAGAGGGTATGGATTATGTGGAAGCTATAGCGGATCGAGCCTTGAAGGAAAGAGATCTGGATATCCGTGAGGAGGATATGAGAACCAGGCAGGCTAATGCCGAGGCTGAGCGAAGATCTCGTGAGGAGATAGAGAAAAGGAAGTTGGAATTAAAGGAAAAGGAGATAGATGCTAGGAATAAACGTTCTGATATAGATAGGTTTACGTCAATAATAAACAAGAATTGATTACAAGTTTTGTAAATATTTTTACAAAATATGTAATCATTTTGGCGTAAAATTCTGTCATATACTATAATGGGTTTGATTTAATTGGTAATTGGATTAATAATACTTTTGTAAAAAGCAAAAAAGGAAATTGTATGAATGACATGGGTGATTTCGCTAAGGGTTTTAAGACCATGAGTGTCGAGGAACTTTTTTACCGTGGTGACGGTGATGGCGATAAGAATAATATCGAGGGTAAATATGATAAGGATGGTAATCCTATAGGTGATACCAATAAAGAGCCTGCCGACGGCGGAGCGGCTGACGGTGGCGGGGATAAGGGCGGCGATGCGGTCACCGCAGACCCTGATTCCATTGGCGAAGGCGGTACTGATAATAATGTAGTATCAGGATTTAACGGAAAATCCTTTTTGGAGAAGATGGCCGCTAGAGGTATTATCGATAGTATTGACAACCTTGATATTATGGTAGATGATAAACCGGTCGATCTTTCTACTATCACGAAAGAGGATGATTTACTCGATATAGTGGAGGGATTGATCAAGGACAAGGCTGATGAGTTGTTGAAAGACAAGGTTGATACCGGATCGATGTCTGATTTTATGAAGAAGATGATAGAGGTGGATAAGGCCGGTGGTAACGTTGGCCAACTATTAAGCCAATATCAGAGTATTCAGGCTCCGTTGGATAGCCTTGATATGAGTAATAAAAATGATCAGCTTGCGGTTATCCAGCATTATTATAAGATGTTGGGTATGCCGGAAGACGAGATAAAGGATAATATGGAGATGATGATCGGCAAGGGCGATGAGTTTATTGAGTCCAAGGCCAATAAGTTCCATGATATCCTGAAAAAGGAGATGGATAACCTTATCGAGGAGGAGAAAAAAAAGTCCGAGAAAAGGAGACAGGAATTAGTTGAGCAGATGAAAGTCTATAAGAAAGGTCTAAAGACATCTATAAGCTCAGGATTTCAGTTGACTGACACGATGATAGGTAAGGCTGTCGATTTCGTTACCAAGCCGATAGACAATCAAGGTCATACGGCTATAGATAAAGCTTATTCGGAGGCTATCAAGAATCCGGACATGGCCGCTGATCTGGCCTTGTTCTTGATGAATAAGGACGAGTTCCTTAAACAGAAAACTAACAAGGTTAAGATGGAGGTCAATAAGAAGACCATCACTCTTCTTTCTGGCAATAAGGGAGGAAAGCAGAATAAAAATAATATCGATAATGATACTATAGAGGCTAACTTCCTTGATCTGAGTGGATCAAAGAGTGTATAACATTAAAAATAAATAGAAATGAATCCATTTTTGACAAAAAGTTTCCCGGCTACCGTGAATGGTGATAACGTTATTGCCTTCACCGATGCCAAGAACTATAAGACTTCGCTCGTAGAGCATAACTTAGGCTCATTGGCGAGCTGGTATTATGAGGATCCTGATAAGAATCATTTGGGTCTGTTGAATCTGTTCTCTAATATCGCTAATTACCCCGTTCCGATGTATATGGGTATGATTAATAACGGCGCTACGATCTCCGTTAACGGTATTGGAGCTTCTTTCCGTTATGATTTACCTGTTACAAAGACATTCGCTGTCGTTACGGCTGAGGATACTTCAGGTCATCATCTAAAACCGGGTATTGACGGTAGTTTGTTTGATATCGTTTTGAATACCTCTGAGTTTACGGCTTATGATGTCATCACCTATGACGCCGCTAACGGCTGTAATATCCTTATCTCAGGTGAGATCCCGTCTAAGACAGAAGGTGACTTGACACGTTATTGGTGTCGTGTTATCGGTGGTAAGGCTAAATACTTCCCTAAAGAGAAATTACGTCCTGGTATCCGTTATTGGAAGATCGGTCATGCTCTTGGTGAGTACAGCACTCAGTTCTCTAAGGTATCTGGAGCTGACAAGGCCGGTTCCATGACCTGTGAGTTCCGTTTAGGAAACCACCGTGGTGTTGAAGGAGAGACAACTATGTATGCTGGTATGAAGTCCATGCAGGCCGCCCAGAACAGCACTTCAGAGTTTGTGGAGACCGCTCTTCGTCGTATGAATGCCATGAGAAGTGAGTATGAGGGTAATATTCCTGATCTGGCTATTATCGGTAAGACTGTTAATGGTAGACTTGATTTACGTACGGCTAAGGTAGCGTCCACGATGGAGGTATTCTGTATGGCTGAGTTGGTTAAGCTGGAAGCTAGACAGTTGATGTGGCAAGAAGGTGGTATTATCATGGATCAAAATGGTCCTATCCATTTGAATGAAGGTATCTATCGTCAGCTTCGCCGTGGTTACACTATCTACTATAGCCGCCCGATGGGTATTACTAAGGATACGCTTATGGCTGCCGCAGCTTATATTTTCCGTGGACGTCAGGATCTTCCTATTACGGAACGTAAGATTAAGTTCAAGGTAGGAGCTATGGCTATGATTAACTTAGAGAAGTTGATCAGGGAATCGTTCTTCACTACCTTGCAGAACTTAAGCTGGGGTATGGGAAGCGATAGGATGTTGCCTTCTAATCCTATTTCCGGTACTAACGACGCCATGATCTTAGGTCCTGTTCAGGTTAAGGGAGCTTTCATCCCGGGCATCGGTAATGTTGAGTTCGAGCATGATCCTTCTTTGGATTACGCCGACATGACAGATCGTAGCGAGTTGGTGAATGGCATGTATCCTAGATCCTCTTATTCTTGTATTATCGAGAATATCACTGACGCTGGATCGACTAACGCGTATTCCGCTATTCCTAATACGGCTAACGCTAAGTTAGGTAATATGAACAACAACGTATTCTATATCAAACCAGAAGGTGTAAGTATGTGGTGGGGTTATGAGTACGGTCGTTGGGCACACAAAGCCAACGGTAATGAGATCGTATCATCCTTGCCGGGCATGAAAGAGCAATTCTGGTGCCACTCTGCTTCCGCAGCATGGGTTATGGATAACAGTAAGTTCTTGATTATCGAGCTTCAACCGAACTACTTCGGCTAAGTTTTTTCATATATGTAATTTGGTTTTTAGAGGGGAGGATATTCCTCTCCTCTTTTTTTTAAAGTAACGCAAAAAGGAAATAATCTAAAATAATATTAATTCCATATAATTTCATTATATGGTTTTAATATATCCATAAGGATCGGATTATTAGCCTAAGTCTTGAAACAGAGTCTACGTTATTTGAGAATACATAGTTACCAAGGAATGTTTGCCCAAGTTCCTTGCTCTAAGGTAAGTGATTAAACAGGAGTAGTGTATTTGCGAAACAGTATTGCTTATATATAAAACCTCAAAATAACATTGGCGATGGGTACTAACAGGGTTTTTACCCTGACTTATGTTGAATAAACATTGAATTAGTTTGTAAAATGGTGTATGTACAGGACATAGATGGTAAACCGATGATGCCTACGACAAGGCATGGGAAGGTTAGGAGACTGCTAAAAGACAGCAAAGCGGTCGTTGTGAACACATGTCCTTTTACCATCAAATTGATGTACAAGACATCAGGTTACAAACAAGAGATTGTGTTAGGTGTCGATGCCGGAACCAAACATGTTGGTCTATCAGCAACGACGAAAAGCAAAGAACTTTACAGCAGTGAAGTTATTCTTAGAAGTGATATTGTAGAACTTTTGTCTACAAGAAGAGAGTCAAGAAGAACGAGACGAAATAGGTTGAGATACAGGAAACCTCGTTTTAACAACAGGATAAAAAGCAAACGTACAGGATGGGTAGCACCTTCGGTGAGACATAGGATTGATGCTCATATCCGTGTTATCGACAACATCTGTTCTATCCTGCCGGTATCCCGTGTCATCGTCGAGGTTGCCCAGTTTGATACCCAGAAAATAAAGAATCCCGATATCTCCGGTGATGAATATCAGGAAGGAGATCAACTTGGTTTTTGGAATGTCAGGGAATATATCTTGGCAAGGGATGGGCATAAATGTCAACATTGTAAAGGAAAGTCAAAAGACCCGATTTTGAATGTTCATCACATCGAATCTCGAAAAACAGGAGGTGATTCTCCTTCAAATCTTATTACTTTATGTGAGACTTGTCATAAGGAATTTCATAAAGGAAATATCAAATTGAAAGTAAGCAGAGGCAAGTCACTTCGTGACGCAGCCGTCATGGGAATCATGAAATGGAAGTTGTACGAGGAGTTAAAATCCAGATGCGACAACGTTTCGATGACGTTCGGTTACATCACTAAACATAATCGGATTAAATACGGGATTGAAAAATCCCATACATCCGATGCGTTTGTTATTTCTAGGAACTTCAATGCGAAACGAATTGAACGTCAATATTTAAAACGTTTAATTCGTAGACATAACAGGCAAATACATAAAATGAAAATTTTAAAAGGAGGGAAGAAGAAAAACAATCAAGCTCCTTTTGAGATTTTTAGGTTTAGATTGTTTGATAAAGTATTGTATAACAATGAAATACTCTTTGTTTATGGAAGAAGAAAATCAGGAAATTTCAATATCAGGGATTTCAATGGAGAAAATCCAAAGGATGTTTCACACAAAAAGCTTAAACTCATTAGAGGAAAGAGACATCTGATTATATTAAAGTAAATGAACATATTTAACGAATTTAACGCAAAAAAGGAAATGAAAGAAATTTTAAAATCAAGGAAGGTATTGGCCGAGGTAAACGGTTTCAATATCATGTCAGATACCTTATATGAGGTTGTAGGCAAACACGATGGAAGTGCTCCTCAGGCCTTTCAAGACGCTAATATAGCTAAAGCTCCGTTCCCGGAGAACGCTACTCACGTATGTTGCCCTTGGGATGATTTCTCCAAGGCCTATAACACCGGTTTTTATCCAAGATCAAGATGCTATAATGGTCTTGACAAGAATGAGATCGACAGGCTCGTCAAACAGCGGGTAGATAATATCATGAAGCCTTTCGAGGAAATGTCGCAGATGGATCTATCTCAAACCAATTTAGAATTTTGGGATGACGCTAAGGATAAGATCTTCATGGGTAAGGTTTATAATACGGCTAATACCGTAGATCTATTTTATTTATATCTGGCTGTATTTTCCGGCATGTTGACTCCTCAGGAAATGGATGGCGATCCTGTCTTCATGAACTCCATGTTCTGTTTCGTGGAGAAAGACAATATGAAGGATTTCGTCCAGCAGCGTGAGATCAATAAGATGAACATCAGCTATAAGTTTATCAGCGCCCTTAAGAGAGGTGGAGACGATCGTCAGGCTGTCATCGATCTTCTTCTTTACATCGGTATCGTAACTCGCCCGGATTTCACGGAGGATGAGTATTATACAGGATCTCTATCAAACTGGATGAATGAGAAGAAGACCAATGTTGATTATCTGCTTGATATCTGGGATCGGTCATTGGAAGGTGATTTCAAGGAAGTTCTTGAGTTTTACCGTATCGTAAACGTCCTTCAACGAAATGGTCGTATCAATATGACTCCATCCGGATTACAATATAATGGCCAGATCATAGGGCCTGACGTTCGGACATCCGCTGAGTTCTTGGCTACCAAGAAAGACTTTATTAACATAAAGGCTAATGTATTGGATGAGTATGAGGAGATCATATCTATGTCTAATATCGATGATAAGTCCAAGACCAAGAAGGTTAAGGATATTAAGAAGAAGGATGACGTAGAGGAAGGTGATAAGGTTAAGGAGGAATAACGATGACAATCCAAGAAGCATATTTAAGGTCTTTGCAGAAGAACGAGCAGAATCTGGCCAATGGCGGGATTAAGCTTGATCCGGGAAGGTTCGTGCTGTTGTTCAACGAGGCCCAAGACCGGTTAGTTAAGTACTATCTAAATAGGAAGGATGACGAGACTATACGCTCCATCCAAAACCTTCTTGTTTATTGGATGTCGTTGGATAATGCTGGTAGGATGGATGATCCTGAGTCTACGTCCTTTAACTTACCTGATGACTATCTATGGTTCTCTAACATAAAAGGCGTTTTCTCATACAAAGGATGTGAGGCCACTGATTTCGTTATGTGGGAGGCTAAGAACGAGAATATCCATGAGCTTCTTGGAGACGAGAATAACCGCCCTTCTTACGACTATCGGGAGACATTCTATTCCATAGGGAACGGGAAGGTCGTGGTCTACGAGTCAGGCTTCCGTACCGAGGAAGTTAAGATGACGTACTACCGCCGTCCTGTCAGGGTAGACCTGTCGGGGTATATCAACGCCGCCGGTATCCAATCCACGGACATCGACCCGGAGCTGCCCGATTATCTTGTGGAGGAGATTCTGGATATGGTCGCTAAACAATTCAGCCTTAACGAGAACGAGTTGCAGAGGTATCAGCTTGATAAGGATAATGTGGCTTCTTTTAAATAAACAACGTTAGTTTTGATTGATAAGCCTGCTCAGAAATGGGTAGGCTTATTTTTTATCATCCTATGCATATTTTCTGGAATCGGAGATTTCTCCGACTCCAGAAATCGTAAGTATGGTTTTTGTGTTTTACAAAATATTTAATATAATGATTTTATATTGGAATATTTTTTATCTATATATTTTTACGGTAAAACTTTTATTTATATATTTGCGTCGTATTAAATAATTAAATATATATATAATATGAAAACTAATGTTGTTATGATCTCCAAGGATAGGGATCTTTTTGGTGTTACTATCAAGCAAGACACTAAAACGTCTTTCATGTCGCTGACTGATTTACAGGAAGCCTATACCAGGAAAAGGATTCAGGAAGGATGGAATGATAAGAGGATAGAGAATATCCTTTCTAACAAGGAGAGTGCTGAGCGAATATACTATATTCTTGAAAAACAGGGATATATGATAGAAACAGGATTTACTGTTTTTATGGAAATGGTTGAAAAAGAGTCTCTTATAAAAGTAATGAAAAAGTTTGGTGCTTATAAGACGGTTGGTAGGGGCGAGAACAGGAGAACTATGTGTAATCCTTATATATGGGTTCTTGTAGCTATGGAATTGAATCCTATGTTGTATGCCGAGGTTGTTACGTGGTTAACCGATAAGCTTATTCTTAATCGAATAGAGGCTGGTGATAGGTATAATGCTTTGTCTAGAGCAGCTTCTAGATTTAAGGATGTAGATTATGTTAAGATCGCTAAGGGTCTTAATTATATTGTTTTTAATATCCATGAAAGTATGATCAGGAATAAGGCCACGGAAGCTGAGCTGAAGGAATTGGAGCAAACACAAGGCAATCTTATATGGGCTATAGATATGGGTTATATAAAAAGTTTCGATGAACTTATTGATATGATGAGGAAGATGTATAAGAAAAAGTGGCTTAAATAATGTTTTTACAAAAAACGTAATTTGCTTGTATATCTATATACTCATGACCGTACTTTATTGTCGTGAACTCGTTTATTGTTATGTTTGCGTTAGGTAAATGATTTTTAAACTAAAATATTAATTATATGTTGCACAGACCGCAAGACCGGGTACTTTTCGTATCCCCGCACGCTAAGATGGTGGATGTTGATTCCATCTTCTTGAAGGAAGGACAGATCGGTATTTACGATACTAAAGATACTTCCGAGAACGGTTGTAAGGCCGTGATTGATTTTACCGGTAAGCCTCGTAACGACAAGCGTTATGAGATCCGTATCGGTCGTAATGAACAAGCGGCTTCCCGCTCTATCTATGATAAGGATTTTTCCACGCCGTTATTCTCCTTGAACGAGATCACGGAGATCTACGCTTCTTGGCCGAAGAAAGATCATGCTTATGTCGATGATGTTATCTTAGGATACAATGGTGTTTCTGATGACACGGCATTCTCCGTATCCAAGGGAGACCGTATCGCTATCCGCTTGGTTCTCGCTGGTCGTGCCTTTGAGCTTCTTGGCTATGAGGAGGGTCGTGTTGAGATCAATGACGCCATTCTTTTGGATGATTGTGATAATACGCCAAATCAATGCGAGGAGTGTGATCCTTGCGAGGAGGTTGATTTGTTGCCCGCCGTCCTGAAATGTATCGAGAGGATGAAGAACCAGCCTATTGCTGGTGGTGGAAAGGTATCTGATTATATCGATATTACTCCTGTTACAAGATGCACCAATGAGGCTACGGAGCCTGAGACGGAGGACGTGAACTTCTATTGTATGGAGGTATGTGATACTGGTGATGATCTGGCCTTGGCTGAGGTTCGCGCCCAATATCCGGGGTTGAAGATCGTACGAGATACTATTGAGGGTAGCATGTCACGTTATAAGGTTATGAAGAAGGGGGCTAAACCTGCTGACTATACTCAACGTCTTATCTCTATCATGAAAGGATGTACGGACTGTCCTCCTAACTATACGGAAGTTAAGGGTGGTTATCTTTATTCTATTTCTTTGGAGGATGACGGTGTTGATATGTCTACTACGGTAGAATATTTACCTAACGTGGTAGCTGATACGGTTAATAAGATGAGCCAGATCAAGGGATCGGGTTTGTATATCGCGGCTACTTCTAAGAAATTGACGAGCGAGGAGATCTCTACTTTCGTGGAAGCTAATCCTACGGCTATCATCTATTACGTCGCTAAGACTTCTGATATGTGTGAGAATCCTACGGTTCGTACCGCTTCTTGGTCAGCCTGTGGTTCTTGCAAGGTATCTAAGGAGAAGTATTATATCACGATCCCGGACAACGAGTGTGGTGAAAGTGCTTTGGAGGAAATCAAGCAGGCGTTCCCGGGACTGGAGATCACTGATTACGGTACTCCTGCTGCTTGCCAGCATAGCTTCCAGACAGAGGTATATACCAATATGTTGTGCGATGAGTGTGACAAGGTATTTGAGGGATTCTTCACTAGCGAGGCCCCGGCGTCATACCGCAACAGGATGTGGAAGAAATTGGAGTCGGCTCATGAACTTGGCTCTAACTGTAAGTGCGGTATCCGTTTCCGTGGCAAGGAAATGTTGTTATCTCCATCAGAGTGCTTGATGGATAAAATGACTTATATCGAGGATAGCGTGGAGATTGTAGGCGCTAGTGGCGGTTATCCCGATTCTTTGGATGAGGGATCTCCTATCTGGTGGGATCAGCTTCATTTCGAGAGATTGTCCAGCAAAGCACCACGTACTCACGTAGGCGGCAATATGATGGATGATGAGTTGAAGGGTTACGCTCATTTCAACGGCTTCCCGAAACATCAGGATTTCATGGGGCGGACGTTCATGAACGAATATAGCCGTGTAGAGCAAACGGCTCAGTACGTTGACTTCCAGATTACGCTCAATCCTCATAGATACGCTCAGGGATTCGGAAAGGTTATCGCCGATGATCCTATCAACTTGATCTTACGTGTACGCTATGGCGCTCATGAGGGTGTTCAGGAGATGATTAATATGATCGGTGCTGCCGCTGGTCTTGGTCCGGCTATCGTGACCAAACCTAAATAAGAATGACCTTTTTTGCGTTCATATAATTCCTAAAGGGGAGAGATTCAATTCTTTCCCCTTTTTTATTAACTTTGAGGCATAAGAACTTAAATATTGTAGTATGTCCGCGATTAATGAGTATTTAAAGAGACTGGCTTCTATATTCGGAAGCATGGGTTTCTCCGTTCCGCCAGATGACTTCTCAGGGGTTGTAATAGACGGAAAGACGTATCCGGTCATGATGAGGAATGACGGGTGTTACGTGTACTTCGATGATAAAGGAGTAAAGAGACTTGTAAGCGATGTCCCTAGAAAGGACTATCAGTTCATTAACATCAAAGACGCCCGTGTGTCGATCGTCAACCAATGCTATCGCACGCCGGGTGGTCAGGTAGAGGCTCGTATCCATACCTATATGAATAATAAGGGAGAGATACTGGCCGAGAAGATATTTATCATCAACTCATCTGATATCGATATTCCTATCGGCAGTGAGTTTGATAAGATTCCTGATGGGTGGGTGGCTATAGATTGCAGTATAGCCGAGATGACCGATCGGGAGTTGATATTCGTAAGTAAATGTTATGCCACGGAAGGGGGGAAGGTCCAGATCGAGGGCGTTGAGTCGGTAGATCCCCGCTTGAACCCGGAGGTGTCCCATTATGAGGTGGTGAATACGACTGACGATAGTAATCCTATCGGTACGGAGTATGATAAGATACCTGATACATGGAATCGTATAGTATGTGATTTCCCTGATATGACTCAAAGGGAGATAATACCGGTTCTTAAATGTTTTGATACCGGTACCGGGAGAGTACAGATAGAGGGATATAAGATATTTGATTATGAGATGGGTACCAGAAAGGAATGGTATCGCGTCAAGCAAAGTACCGATCCTGAGAACCCGGTAGGTAAGTTTATTACCAGCATAAGTGATGACTGGGTTGAGGTTGTTTGCGACTTCACGGATATGGAGGATCGGGATATTGAGGTAACTGTAGAATGTTATAAGACACCGGCCGGTAAGGTGAAGCTGGAGGTTCTCACGTCATGGGACGGGAATATAGGGGTTAGGGATAAGAGTTATAAAGTCCTGGAGACTACCGATCCGTCACAGCCTGAGGGCGCCAGCTTCTCATCCTTGCCAGATACGTGGGTAAGGGCTGTCTGCGATTTCGACGATATGGAAGGGCGTGATATTAGGTCTTACGTCGAATGTTACGACGGAGGTAACGGCCCTGTCAAGCTTCGTAGGCTGGTTTCCTATGACTCCAAGATAAAGGCCAGATACACCCGTTTCGAAGTCCTTGAGTCGGATGACGCTGGCTTCGTCCCGGGGACCGACTTAGCTACCCTTCCAGAGAGTTTCTCTTTGGTTCCATGTGATTTCACGGATATGGAGGATAGAAACGTTCAAGTATATCGTGAGTGTTATGCTTTCAAAGGACAGCGTATTGAGGTGGATAAGGTTGTCTCTTATGACGGTGATCTAGGTGATAGGAAGGCCAAGTATATTGTACGTGAGAGCGAGGACGGCGCTATCTTAATAGATCAGGAATATGATGAGATCCCTGTTGGATGGAAGAAATCTCCTTGCGATCTTGAGAACCTTCGTGACAGGCATGTATCTTACTATGATCAGTGTTATGTCACGGAGAACGATAAACGGGTTAAGATCCATAATATCATTATATATAACTCTTTAGGATATGAGTGGTATCATTTCTACGAGGTTACGCAGTCAGAGGATGATAAATATGAGGTAGGCGATATTAACTCCTCTATGATTGATAAATGGAGTAGGGTTGAGTGTGAGATGCCTGATATGGAGAATCGGTTCTTGGATACGACAGATACCTGCTATGATACAGGGAATGGTACGGTTAAGATAAGGCGTCAGGAGTCTATTGACTATAAGCTTAATGTCCGGGAGTTTGATTATAAGATCGTGGAGTCAACCGATCCTGATCATCCCACCGATACTACCCCTACCCAAGATACGGTTAGTGGCTGGATGGTAATAAGCTGTGACCTTAATATCATGGAGGTAGATGACTGCTATGAGGTTGGTGGTCATAAAATCCATTTAAAGGGATTCAGGACGGTCAATCCGGCATTACAGGACATTAAGTCTATATTGTATGTCGTATATTCCGACCATCCTGATTATAGTGCTGGTGATGAGCTTAATTCTATCCCAGAGGGAGCCAAGATCACGATATGCGATTATGCGGATAAGAGCCAAAGACATATGGTCTCGGTTCGTGAATGCTATGAGGTAGATGATGGCCGGTTCTATGTGGAGGGAAGTCGGTTGGTGGATAACAATATGGTCGTTGAGCGGATGTCGGTGATGGTTCTTGAGTCATCCTCCCAGACCTACCCTGTAGGAACTACGCTGACCTCTATTCCTGATGGCGCTACTATCGTGGCTTGTTTATGTCAAACCTGTTAATCTGAATGGCTATGGTTAAAGTATGTAATGATTATTTTATGATTGATGCCTTAGCTGGAGGTCAGGTCATAAGAAAAAGGAAATATCGTCGTGAGAATACGATGATAGGATATAAATGGTATGATTATAATGGGGTCGAGGTTTCCGACCCCACAGAAATATCTCGTCTTGACGGATTGGCTACTAAGCATCAACGTGTAGATGAGGCTTATGATGACCATGCTATTTTCATGTCGTCAACCAACTACGTTAACAGCGTTTCTGGTATACCTATGGACAAGCATATGGTTGTCGTTGAATGGAGACCGGATAGCGAGCAAGGTTTTGTCACTATGGCTCATGATGAGGGTCTTGACGGGGACAGTTATTATATAGTTGTTATCAATGCCGGGGATAAGCAGGCTACTATCTACACCCCCATAGATCCCGAGGATCCAAAGGACGGTACCTCTAGGGCGGATGATGGCGATAATATCTCCGTGGGAGGATCTTATGTTTCCATATCCCCCAAGCAGGTAGAGCGGATAAGGGTTACTTTTCGTGAGGGTAAATGGTATTATGAGTTAGTCACAAAGACATATCCCAGCAATACCGGAGGCATTAAGATCGGGGATGTTGATTATGTTACTTTCAGGTATTTATGGGAGTCAAGTTCCGGAAGGGACTTGGATACGATGACGGAAGCTCTTAATTCTAATGTTCCCACCATAGATAATCTTGCTGTAGGTTGGTCTGGCCCCGGAAATGGAGATAGCTCTGTTAGAGAAGTTCTTAAATGGGGTGGTGATAATACCGGTTCTGGTAAGGAATGTGTTTGGATGTCGGTTAAGGATTTAAGGGCTAAGTATTATGATATCCTACCTGAAGAGACGTATTTCATGGCCTACGCTACATGGTTTGGGTCTAAAGGTACGGGTAAATGCTCTTTTGAGCTTGTCGGATACAAGGGAGGTACGATGAGCCAAGATGGATATAATTTTATAAATACCGGTGGATCTGTTGTATATCAGAATACATATGATTTTGTATGTAATACCCATAAAGGAGCTGGGTCGTATAAGACATCTTACGAGAAAGTAGCTCGTATTACTTACAATAAGCTAATTAATGAGGTGTATATGTCCATTGGTGAGGCTATAGATCAGGAGGATAATTATGATAAGTTAGAGCGGGAGATCAATAATATAAAGGAAAGACTTAGCGATGTCGAGAGCGAGTTGGCTGTCGTAAGACGTATAGCTGAGGGCAAGAACACGGCGTATATATTTGATACGGTCGATGCCATGAATGAGTGGCTGGCGGTCCCGGAGAACACGGCTAAGCTCCGTGTGGGGGATAGTTTCTGGATCAGGGAACAGGACGTGCCTGATTATTGGTGGGATGGGAATAAAGCTTTAGAACAGGAAGGTCCGAAGGTTGATTTATCTCCTTATTATACTAAAGATGAGATTAATGATATCGTTGATGATATCAATCAGAAGATAGAGGATAAGAGTACGTCTATTATCTTCGATACTTATATCCAGATGAAGTCTTTCGTGGATGATCCAACTAACGCCGATAAGCTTAAGGAAGGTACCATCTTGTTGATACGAGAGAAGAACGTACCTGATTATTATTACGATGGTGCTGGGATAGTTAAGATGGAGGCCGATGTAGAGCAATGTCTTTACGTTACTTTGGTTAACAAGCCTACGGAAAGCACTATAAGTTATACTCAAGATCGGGAGGTGACTAATTTCGCTCCGGGTGCTATAGCTAGATGGGTTGACGCTGACGGCAATGACGTGTTTTATAAGCTTGTTGAGATAGTAGGTGGTAAGGCTAAGTGGATTACCCTTATCGATACTAAATACGGTAATGTGACGCTACAGAGCACTTATGACAAGAATTATGAGATTGTAAATATCGTATCTGGGTCTAGGTTACAGGCTATAAATAGCGAGAAGAATGATATCAAGTTCGTTAATAGCGCTACGGGTAACGTGACTGTCGTGTTGAATGGGACCGTATCAGGGGGAGCCAAGAAGCTGGTGAGTATGCTGGCGGTGAACGAGGTAGTCTTGACCCCCGGAGCGGCGGTGTCGTTTACCCGGAACGGCGATGAGTTCGTGCTCACGGAGTTGTTTGGCGTTACTATCTTCCCAGATCTGGCGGATGCCAATCGTGAGGGTGAGTGGGTCATGAGCGTAGGCGTAACCGGTAAACCGATCCTTATGGAGGTAAAGGAGATGAGAAAATGGAACGAGAGCATAACCAAGGATCTTACGATAGACGAGCTTAACGAGAAGTTCCCTAACGCGGATATCGGATTCGCTGTCGTATGCAAGACCATCAACAAAGTATATGAGATGGTTAATGGATATAAGGAATGGGTGTCTTATGATATAACCTCAATTAGTTGATATGAGATTTTTAGTAGGATATGACACGGTGGCGTCCTATGTCACGTTTATAGTGAATGAGGATAGATTCCCTTGTTTTGATGGTAAGGGTGCTGATTATATACCCGATCCGATAATATCACCGAGTGCTTTTAATCGCAATCTTAGGTTCTCGGCATCTAACCCGGGATTCGTGGACGTTGATTGGGGGGACGGGACAAAGGATCAATATCCTTTAGTTAAGATATCTGATGGTAGTTATAGGATTGTATTCAGGTCTCTTGACATTGAGTATAAGAAGAATCCGGATGATACCGTATGGTGGTTTAAGAAAGAGGATGGCTCACAATACATACCGGTTCCTCCACATAAGTATAGCGATATCAGGCGTAGAGAGGTTACGATGAGATTCTCTAACGTAATTGATGGGGAATTTAATATGGATGGTATTGTCCTTCATGAGTTCCCTATAGCTAATCTTCCTGATATAACTTATTTGGCTATGGTTAGATCCGTTTTAAAAAATGGCGATATCCCACATGAAAGGATAAGCAAGAGCGTTAATCTTCATAATATACAGATGGGATCTTTTTCTCATTCTGGTGTATGGAGTAATTGGCCAGAAGGTTTTTTAAACATGAAAGATCTGAGGTATTTCGGATGCAATAACATTTTTAACTTTGGGGATGATCCTGATTCTAATTGGAGAAGGTTCTCTGAATGGAAGAATCTTACTGGTTTTAACTTCAACTGGTGTAACATCCCTTCTTATGATCCGGCTTTTAATTCTATTCCAGCAAAAGGTATAAGCATTATAAGCGATCGGAATAATATACCTGTATTTGATGAGGTGGATAAGGTAGGGGATGATAAGGAAAGCATTGATTTTATGGCTTACGGTAGTTCATGGAAGCAGGATTTAGTAGGAGGGAAGTTAAATAAGATCCATAATATGTATTGTTCTTCAAGTACGGTGCCGGTAGACGATCTTCCGGATTACTTGTATGAGATAAGGGAATTTAGGATATGGACTTTGCGTGATGATGGTAGATTTATAAATACGCAGGAGAGGGCTGATACGTTCGTTAACACGTTTTATGATAAGATAATGTCGTGGAGTTATATAACGATGTCACAGACGGCTTCTGACGGTAACAGGAATCAGTTTTATAAACTTACCTTAGATTTATATACTGCCGTAGCTCCTACTAATAAGAGACCGTCTGGCGTTTATCAGGCTCCTGATGGGTTTGTCAAGGGGGTTAGTAATGGTAATCCTACGACGCCTATGGAGAAGGTGTATGTGCTTACCAACAACTACGAGCAGACGTGGATCTTGGCGCCTGTCCCGGCTTTCAAGGCCGCCCTTACGAGGGCACGGCGGGCAGGGAAGACAAGGATCGCCCCGTTCGTCCTTGGCGTAAAGGATGGACATGTATCCGTGTTCAGCGGAGACGTGTTAGCTGAAGGTATGTCCAGGTATAACTTCGCCGATAAATACGAGGCTATGGATATCTGTAATAATCTAGGGCTTGATAGTTCACCTGTTGTCGAGTATTTTAGAAGAATAGAGGAGGGAGAGGTATGAGGCTGATATGTATGGATACGAATAAAGGCTCTATAACCTTTTTTACTAAAGGCAAATATGCTTTTAGGGGCGTTAGCAGGAATGATACTACTGATGACGTGCCTGATCCTATATTGGATGTTAATAATTACAATGAGAGTATACAGTTTTATGCCAAGACCCCAGGCATGTGCGAGGTCGATTGGGGTGACGGGAATAAAGATCAATTTCCTTTCGTGAAGGACAGGAGCGAATCCATATACGGGCGATATAGGTTGATGTTCAGGAGAAGGGATATAAGTTATCGTAAGAATCCGGATAGCCATCCATGGTGGTTTTATAAGGAAGATGGGAGTGAGTATATCCCTGCGCCTAATCATGCTTACGCTGATGGGCTAGATAAAGAGCGGGTCATTACTATGACTTTTACGAATGATATTACATACGTTCAAACAGTAAGGATAATGATGGTAGGATTCCCGATATTAGACGCCCCAAGTATTATCAACTTAATCTTATCCATTACCGGCGATGGTAATATAACCGATATTCCTAAAGATAGGATACGTAGATCGGTAAATATAGAGTATATAACACTTAACGAATTAGGCGTAGGGACATTGACATCCATACCGGATAATTGGGATAGGTTGACTAAGTTAAAAGGCATTAATTTAAATCGAACGGCTGATTTTAATGATACGGAGTCTTCTAATATAAGGAAATTCCCCTCTATGTGGCCTAATCTTATAACATTAGCTTTGGCAGGTTGCAGGGTTAGGGTATATCCAAGGGAATGGCTGTCTTTTAGCAAGCTAAGAGAATTATATATATCCCCGGGAGTGGCTATGCCATCGTTTGACCCTAGTACATGCCCGGCTATGGATGAGGTGGATAAGATAAATCCTAGCTTAAGGACCTTCGATCATATAAACAGATGGTATGGGTCTGTCGTGAGCTGGCATCCGTATATGATCGGCAAGGGGCTGGAAAATATCACTAGCCTTACCGCCTCATATGGCTATAGTAATATAGATGTAAGTAATCTACCGGATTATATATATGAGATGAGATCCATGAGTAGTTTTTATATGCATGTCTCCTTGTCAACCCAAAGTCGATGTGATACGTTTATATCAACATTATATGAGAAGGTGATGGGGTTTGATTATCTCACTATGTCTTCCTCTGCTTCCGATGGCAAAAGGAATCAGTTTTATGGATTGTATCTAAGTTTGTATTTGGCTGCCAATCCTGTTGATAAAAGGCCTAGTGGCGTATTACAGGCACCTTCTGGTTTTATAAAGGGTCAGTCTAATGGCTCTCCGTCGACTCCTATGGAGATGGTTTATGTGCTTATGAATAATTATGGATGGAGGTTTAGTATGGCGCCAGAGGCTTCGGTGTTAAGGTCAATACGATCTTCTGATATTGACACGAGGTCATATAAGCCATATAAGCTTATCGTATTTGACGATGGGCGTACCTTTGTAGGCAATGGAGATGTTTTAGCTCATGATACGGATAAGGTATTATCGTTTGGGGGTCAACCTGAAGGGGAGTATTTATGTGATTCTATGGGATTGGACAGGAATGTTATTGTAGAATATTTTAACAAGATAGGTAATGGCTAAGACATTATATAAATATGAGGCTTCATCAAATAAGTTCGTGTGGTTCACTACATGGGACAGGGCACTTAGAAATTGTTATACCGATGATTATAATTATGTACCCGATCCTGTCGTTGATAATCCTTTTAATACGTTTGTTGAGTTTAGATCCAGAAAGCCCGGTATGGCTAATGTGGATTGGGGGGATGGAATAAAGGAACAGTTTCCTATGACCAAGGTTCAAGGGCAGGATAATTATCGTATCATATTCCGTTCTTTGGCAATACAACACAGGAAAAATCCCAATACTACGTGGTGGTTCAGGAAGGAGGATGGATCGCAATACGTACCTGTGGATAATCATGCTTACGCTGATGGGAGGAGGGACGTACAACGGGCTGTGTCGATAGATTTTACTTGTGATATTTATTATGCCAATATTCAAGTTTGTAAGATGACGGCTTTTCCGATCGTAGATATTCCAGATCTTGAATTTTTGGTCGTATCTCATACGATGTATGTTAATGACGGTATACCTGTAGACAGGTTGTCAAGATCCAAAAAGTTAATTTATATCGATCTCCAAAATATAGGACAAAGAATGACTGAAATGCCTGAGGCTATAACTAGTAAGACTGAGGTGTATTATTTAGGTATGTTTAATATGCTTGATCTTAGGGATATAGAATCTAGCGGGATAAGGGATATAAAGAATATGAAAAATCTTCAAACCCTTGAATTATCTTCATGTTATTTGGATAGGTATATAAAGGAGTTTAATGATCTTCCTAAATTAACTTCGTTGAGAATACATCCTGGCCCTTCTGATATGTGGAATTATTTTGATATAAACACCCTTCCTTTTTTCGAGGTAGATAAGATAAATCCTAATATTACTGATTTTTATTTTTTAGACGACTGGATGAGTGGAGAAAGGAGGACGGGTTGGAATGATGATAATATGTCTGGAAGGGGATTGGAGCATCTTACTAGTTTCATTGCAGCTAATAGCAATAGTCTTAGAATGGATAAGCTTCCGGATTATATTTATGAGATGAGGGCTATTACACGGTTTAACGTGAATGCATCCACTCATAGCCAAAAAAGATCAGATGATTTCGTGAACTCTTTCTACGACCTTGTTGTAGGATGGGATCAGATTACTATGACATCCGTGGCTAAGGATGGGAAGAGGAACCAGTTCTATAGTCTTTCGGTAAGCATGTATAATGCTATTTATCCAACCGAAAACCAGCGTCTTTCCGGCACGGAGCAGGCCCCCGAGGGATTCGTGAAAGGCCAGTCCAACGGGTCTCCCGCTACACCTATGGAGAAGATATATGTGCTAAAAAATAACTACGCCCAGAGATGGACGATAAAACCGGCTTAATATGGATAGAAATGATATCATAAAAGAACTTGGATTGTATTTTGACATAGTGGAATTGGTATGCCCTCATACATACAATAAGTGGAAGGACAGATCGTGGCAGTTTCTTGATACTGCGTTTCTCCATAATCTTCTTATATTACGGAGGGATATAATCAAGCAGCCTATGTATTGTAATAATTGGGATAAGCAGGGGCAGTTTTCTCAACGAGGCCTTAGATGCAACATCTGCCAGATAGTTAAGGACAAGAAAGATGTTTATCTATCCGCTCATGTGTTGGGTAAGGCTGGGGATTTCGATGTCAAGTCGATGACAGCGGAACAGGCTAGAGGCTTGATCTTGGATCATCAAGATATGTTGCCATATCCTTTCCGGCTTGAGGGAAAGGTAAATTGGTTGCATTTTGACAGCCTTGATACGAGGAACGGTATACATGCCGTGGTGTTTTAGGCACTTAATGATATAGTATTTAACTTTGTAAATAGGATATCAATAATGGATAGTAGGGGTATGATAGATAAGATTGGAGCTTTATGGAATATCGCTATCGCTTATGGTACTTCATGTTGGGCTTATTTCCAGCCGGTTCATCATCTGCTGGAGGTTCTTCTTGTAGTGCTGTTGGCTAATTTTATAGCAAGGCTTATCCAGAGCGCCAGAAGGTGGAAAGTCCGTCGTAGCCGTAAACGCCGGTTCTCCCTATACCGGTGGTTCAGGGAGGTCAGGCTGGTAGGGATACTCAAGGAGTTTTTCCTGTCTTGTTTTATAGTCATGACATTATGCGTGATATACAAGACATTGAGTATTGAGGAGGATGACGCTTCCGCTATATTGGTAGTGACCAAATATGGTGTTTATGCCGCTCTTGTTGCTTATGTCATGTTGTTTCTTAACACGATAGGGGAGGCTTTCACTGATACTTATATAGTTAAGGTGTTTAAGAGTATATTCAACAGGGTTAATATCTTGAAACTTTTCGGATCGGCTAAATCCTTACCGGATGAAGCTTTTGACGATATAAAGAAGATCGCTGATGAAGAGGTTAAGGATAAGTCTTAAGGCTGTTTTTTGTTTAGGTCTGTCGCTGTCCCTGTCCTCTTGCGGAAGCAGGAGGCAGGTTAGCGAAGCGTCTATTGATAGCCGGCTGATAAGCAGGATAGAGACGATGATAAACGAAGTTATAGACCGCAAGATGGTGGAGATAAAGACCTCTGATCTTAATGCCGATATCGTTATAACTGAGAGGAAATTCGATACGGATAAGGATATTGATCCCGCCACGGGAGAGCGACCGGTATCGTCCGTGACTGACGCCCATATCGTCATCGGCCGGCGGGATAGCACGGTGACAGCCGATTCCCTTGGAGTTAATAAGACAAGGAATGATATAAAGGATCTGGATAATAAGACAAATATCAAATCCAAGGACGTAGATGATAAGAAGGAATCAAGATGGTCTATAGTGTGGATAGTAGCTGGTATCTTGATGATATTGTTGGTATTGGTGTATATATTAAAGAGTGTAAATGTTTTATGAGAAGAAGGATGTTGAATAATAGGAATGATGGTCTTGTTGATGAACATACAAGGTTCTTGATGAGATTTGATAATAATTTTGAGGTTGATGGATACCCCCCCCCTAATATTGAGGATGGTTTAGAGGTCAAGGGAGGAGAGTTTGTCACCGATTCTATAAGAACTGGATATAAATACACAAATACGTCTAATTCTTATGGGATGATTAATACATCTAGTACATTGTCGCCTGATTTGTTTGGAGATGGAGATCTGTTTACTATTGATTTTTGGTATAAGCCATTAGCTGTCATTAATGCCTGTTCCGTTGGTCATGAATGGCATAATGGTTCTTTTTATTTTGGTATAGCTAATGATAACGGTTTATGTTTGTATTTTGCCTCTTATAGAGGATCGTATGGGGTCAATGCGGGTAGTGTGAATGTAGGTAAATGGTATCATGTTGCTATAGTAAGGAGCCTTAGCAGTAGATTGCTTTGTTTTATTGACGGTATTTTTTTAGGCCATTTACCATATCCTACTTATTCGTTGAGGTTATATAATATAGATTTTAATAGACAAAGGGATAATGATAATAATAGAGGATCTTTTGTGATAGATGATTTCAGGATAAGTGATGTGGCTAGATGGATGTCAGATTTTGAACCTCCAAAAAGAAAGGGGCTATGATCCCTCACTGCCCCTTGTCTGATTAGTTTTTAAAGGATATGCAAATAGCATAGAGGTCAGTCCCGGATTCGAACCGAGGTGGATGGTTTTGCAGACCATCGACTAAACCACTCATCCAACCAACCGTATCGCGAATATAAAATTTTGTCTTTGACCAGACAACTTCTTTGACCAGATTTTTTACTCAACTAGAAACTGCCTTGAAGAAAATACCTTATCTAGTAAATACTAGGTTAGGTAATATCTTTTTTTTGAAGTTCATCTCTGTTGACACCAAAGGGAATGTGGCGGCTCCGTGAGGCAGGGCAGGAGGTATCCCCACACGGCCGGCCAGGAGCGGAGCGACTCGTAGCCCACCTCCCTTTTCCCCTTGGCGTATTACGCTTAAGCGTTGGAAGGAAGTAAACATATCAATGCATTAACGTCTGATGTAGATAGTTACTTGTCGATTAAAGATCCATCGATAACATAAGTAGATGTCAAAAATACACTAAACTAAATTATTGATATAAGTTATTGTTGAGATCTTGATTTTTCAATCTACTATATATTTTCATGTTAATGTAATTAAGTTATATACTTTAGATAATAACAAAGCGTTAGCTAACTCTTTTTAATCAATCAACTTATGATATAAATAAAGAAAATCTTTATAATGAGACTCCCTTCTTAAGGGGGCGAAATAATGAGACTCCCTTCTTAAGGGGGCGAAATAATGAGACTCCCTTCTTAAGGGGGCGAAAGTTTCCTATATCACATGTCACAAAATAGACAACTGTATTTATAAAAGAGGGTGGATAAATAGATTCATTTCTTTTCTTAACTATCCCTACGATAGTCTCCCTACGCAATGTCCAAGTTGGATTTCGACCATAGCGATCGCCGTAAAAAGCCGTGATCATAAACAAAAAAAATGAGTACTTTCACAAGCACTCATTTTGAAACGACAAAGTTTTTAGTATCTTTGTACTATAATAAAAAATAGTATATGGCAAATTTAACATTAATATTCGACCAATTCGTATCTTTCTCTGAAAAAAAGAGGATGTCAGAAGGAAATAGAGCTTTGAGGAGGGATTCCGGCAAGGTCATCCTACCTTATTTGCTTAATGACAATGCTAATCCTTGTTGCGACAACCCTAGGATAAAGCGTCAATCATCATCCAAGTCAGAGATACTTGAGAAGCCGATATCGGAGACACTGATAGGCATTCTTATCATATGCCTTGACCCTATAAGGTTTAGGACGCTGGGGATCCAATACAACATCAAGTGGTTCTATTACTTTGTGAACGAAATAGTTAATCACTATATCAAGCATCATCGTCTTGGTGGTGATAATCTAGCTTATCAGATAAAGTTAGTTAGGTGGCTTTTGATCAGTTATGTTAACGTGGCTGTTGTCCACGGTTATTATGCTATGGTGAGGAAGGTTAAGAAAGAGCATCCTGACCTTTTTGTACATAGTAACAAGGCGAGGTATTATTATTGGGACAATTGCCCTCCTAAGCATCGCAAGCTAGAGGATGAGCGAAACATGAACAATCCTACTTATAAGGCTCATGAGTGCAACAGAAAGCGCGCCGAGGACATCAAACGTGTTGTTTATGACTCCATGGATTCGATCAGGAAACGTGACCTTAAGGATTTTGTGTCCTCCAAGAACAACGGGGTGAGCATTTCTTTTAAGGAAAAGGTTCAGAACAAGGTCAGGAAGAAGGGCTTTGGTAATGTCAGTATCAAGACCATAGAGAGGGCTATAAAGAGCTATTTAGATGAGCGTGGTGTCACTTTCTCTGAGTTCGTCGATGGGGTGAGGAAGTTGGATAGGAAGATAAAGGAAGTCAAGTCCGCTTTTGGCAAGGTTAAAAGGATTAAGATCTTTGGCGTCAAGGCTTATGATTATGTGTCTGGAGATGAGATAGTTGATGAGTTTGGTATGGCCGCGTTGTCTGATGATGTGTGGATTCCTGATAATAGCACCCCGTTCCTTGACGGTTATGTCTGTTCTTCTGAGCCGCTTAGTGATTGTTTGTGTTTTAACTAAAATATTTTTGCCATGAAAATAGTCAGGTCCGGTGATTTTAAGATTATGTTTAATGAAAAGAACAGGCTGTTTAACGCCTCTATGCTTTTCGACCAGCTTGATGGTGGCGAGGACGCTTTGAGGGACTTGCTGGGTTCAAGAAAAGATTTTAGGTGTCTTATAACCAAAAGATCCTTTTGGATCGATATGCCGGCTATCGCCTTGTTTTTGGGCGATTATGACGGGGATGATATCAAGAGGCTTGTTTTTGATTGCGCTTCATGCTACATTTCTCATTCAATAGCGGCTTTTTTGGATGAGGATTTGGAGCCATTTTTTGTTTTTCGTGATAATCGCGATGAGCTTCTTCATGATTATGGGGAAGATGGTGATGATACAGGCGAGGCCGTGTCTAGCATTGTTGATTTATCCACCCGTTTCGTAAACACCGTTTTGTTTAGCAATCCTAACTCCCCTGTGTTTAGGTTTATCATTGACACGATGACAATAAACATAGGGAGATGCGTTGGTCTGATGAGGTCATTGATTTTTATGTTTGACCGCGGGTTTATAAAAACCATGGACGATCTTGATGACATCTTTGGGGTTGGATAGATTTCATTTTTGACATGACATGTGCTATCTTTGCGAAAAAGATATTAACATGAACCAGATAAATATCATACCGAAGATAATCCATGATAAGTTCGCCGCTAGGATTATTATGGATGATTACGATATAGAGAAACCTATCGTAATTACTGTCGTGGCTAGACGTAACGATGGTGAGTATAATACCCAGATATTGACATACCCGACATCTGGCGTTGATTATGAGGATAATGTAAGGATGGTGTTTTTTGATGTCGCTAGGTCTCATGTTTGTCAGATAACATCGGTGTTTATCAACGGTCATGAGGTCAAAACATATTATACCGATGTCCCGGATCTTGATATGCAAGCTCGTTATGACGATAGTTTGTGCCGGTACGACAAGAAGGTTAATATGAATGATATTAGGCTGTCGTTTCAGGTGCTAGAGACACGTGATCCCAAGGTGTTGCAGGTATTGGATGAGTCCGAGTGGGGACTACTGGAGGATAGGAAGGCGATCATCGAGATCACTACGCCGGGCATGTCCGACCCCGTTACGTTGTTTCTTGGCAAGAATCAGGTCAATACCTTTACCAGTTTAACACTAGGTCTCAATTGCTTTAATTACGATGATTGTAATGTCAAATACCTTGACCTCCCAGACGGTATATATGATATCAAGATCATAGGTAGCCCTTCCACTTACAATTTCAGTCGCAAGTATCTTAAGACGGATCTTATACGCAGGCGTCTTGATCGGCTATGGATTAAGACTGATATCCTATGCGAGGATAAGGATAAGGATCTTATAAATAAGATACAGGAGATGGAGACGCTTATGGCTGTAGCGGAGGCTAACGTGAGGTTAGATAATATAAAGGCCGCTCATGAGATTATTGACCGTGTCGGAGAGCTTCTTGAGATGGCTGCCAATTGTGTGGATTGTTAAACATAAAAATATTTAGTCGTGGGTTGTAATACTTGTAAGGAAAAGGCGTTAAGGGCCGAGAGAGAAAGGATTGAGAGAAGTATGATGAATCATTCTTCTTCTACTGTTGTTAGCGATATGGAGTACGCTTCTAGAAGTACCGCTGGTTGTATGGTTATGCAAGATCCGTTGCAGACCATGGAACATGATGTGGTTAGTATATACAAACAAGTTCGTACCAAAGGTGGTGGCGTGGGTGTATCTTATCTTAATATGCAGAAGAAGATCCGTGAGTGGATTAGGGATCTGCCATATGGATGTCCGCCCGACGAGGAGGTACAGGAAATGAGAAAGGAGATTCTTGATGGGCGCTCAAAGTATATCAAACCTTGATAGGATAGATTTATGTGGGGCTGTTGACGAATGGTTATCTTGCCAATGGAGTAGATATATGAGGTATCATAGGTATAAAATTGGTGATAAGCCTGATATATCTTATTGGAGCAAGATGGTTCGTCTACGGAAATCCTTGTGTGAGAATGATTGCGGGTTATGCCCGGATGAGGTAAGATCGTTAAAGGAACGTGTTAATAAGTTACTGACATGAAAAAATATAGTTGTTCGCATATAACCCCGTCCACTTGCGTACCCTATGAGGGTAAGTTGCCGGAGTGGTCAAAGCATAAGGATTCGGATGAGTGTGTTATGATCTCCGATGTGATAGAGGAGATATATGACGAGCTTACCCGTATCAGGGAGGCTATAGATGTCCGGGATCTAGGGGAGTCTTGCGTGAAGATAAGCGGAGACAAGACGATCGCTAAGATCGTATATGCTTTGGAGGATCGTTTATGTCATGTATGATATACGGGAATAAGGAGATAGTACGGGCGTTCACCAGAAACAACCCACCTGCCGGGTATGTGGGAGGCTCCGTTGACTACCGGATCCCGGCCAACGTCTATTTTGGCAATACGCAGGAGGAGGCTGACAATAAGGCCGAGGACGATGTTAGGGCCAATGGTCAGGATTACGCTAATACATATGCCGGCATAATACCGGCCGTATGGTATAACGATCAGGTATGCGATGAGTTTATAAAAAACGATTGCGTAAGCGGTAAGGGATTCAAGGAACAGGTATGTATAGAGGAAGGTAGGTTTGTCTCTTACGTATCTAAGAAAGATGCCAATGATAAGGCTAGGGTGGAGCTTGGCCGGATCGGGCAGGGGGAGGCTAACGCCGTCGGGACCTGCTGCAAGGACTGGGCCTCACAGCCTCTTCGTGGCGTGTTTTACAAGAACGATTGCGAGGCCGGCATGTCAGGTAAGGAAGGTGTCGTATATGAATTACCATCCGGAGCTGTCATATCCGATATATCACAGGTCGATGCCGATACGTTAGCTTATAGGAAGTTTATGAAAGAAGGCCAGGAGAAGGCTAACACCGAGGGTAGCTGCTCTCCTGTATTCTATAATACGAAGATCGGTGATTGGTTCGAGAAGGTATGTCCGTTTGGGTATAAGTCTAATAAAGTATATTACTCTATCAAGGCTAATAGGTTCAGGTCATGGATATCCGTGGAAGATGCCAACGCCAAGGCACGTGAGGTCTTGATGGTAGAGGGACAGGAATATGCTGACCTTAATCTTGAATGCGAGAAATGGATTGAGAATATCGACCAAGAGGATCAGTGTTATTGGTGAGAATGACTTTTTCTGTTTTATCCATAATTTATAGATTAGTGCTTGGAGGTAGGGACTTATGGTCTCTACCTCCTATTGTTTCATGCGCCTTGTTGTCTTATTATTAAACCAAATAAGTATCTTTGCTAAAAACATTAATATTATTCATATGTGTAATTCAGGTGGTTGTTGCCATGATCATTCACGGGAGCGTCCCGAGGAGTGTTGTCATGGCGTTAAGATAGATAAGTTTCTTAACAAATGTCCTAACGATCCTTGTGATCCTTGCGATCGGGATTGCCAGGAAGAACCTTGTGTTGGTTATGGATGCCCTATAACCTTGTATGATAAATGCGTCTTGTACTCAGGCGATGAGTTGGTGGTGGACGGTATAGAAAAAGGTACTGATATCTCTGTCGTTATAGACTCATTGAGGCGTATTATAGCTGCTAGGGATAAGCAGATAGATTTATATCATCTTGAGGTTCTGGATTTGAAGAAGATTATAAACGAGCTTGTTAACGCTGGGAATAGTGGCGTAGGCGGCGATACCGAAGAGGAGGTTTGGTGATGAACGGTTGCAATAAGAAACAATATAGGCCTACTGTAGACGATACGAAAGTACCGTGTTCTACGTACATGAGTACCGATTGTATTTACCCCGGTGATAAGGTACGTGTGGAATCATTGGGATTATCTCCTAATTGCGATATGTCCGATACCCTTAACGCTATGATAAAGGCTATACGGGATAGGGATGCTGAGATATCTGAGTTGAGAAGAATAATCAATAAATTGATTTGATATGAGAAATAATTGTAATCCATGTAAGCCGGAATATAGACCGGGGGGCGAATGTAGTATCTACAGTTCCCAGATCATATATGACGGCCAGTCGTTTCCTGAGGCTGATATCAGGAACGGTGATAGCATGAATAGCGTAATCGAGTCTCTGGTAAGGAAGCTGGTTGCCGTATCTGGCGCCACGGCGTCCATCCAGCGTGACTCGTTCAAGGGCGTTCAAGCTGTCAGATTAAGATACGAGCCGTTGAACGTGCTCAGTGTTACCTATTGTGGTACTATCGTCCCTAATGACGGATATGTTGTTTCTGGCAGGTCCGTTAAGTTTAAGAAGAAATATTGCATGGGTGATGAGTTCACTGATGTTAATATCGTATATACTACATTGAATAGTAATATTTTAAATACTTCTTGTTATGGCTAAGAGAGTGTACGATACGGTCTTGGCTTCCGAGTGCGACGGCTGGGTATGTGGTGAGACCCTCAAGAAGGGATCTCTTCCCGTAGACAGGTTAGAGCTTGATTCTTTTTCAGAGGCTGTCAGGGAGCTTATAGAACGGTTTTTCGAGGAGGGATGGTTGCCGGATATGATCTGTGATCTTGGTTGTGGAGGCGCCAGCGTGTTTGAGATTAAGCCTACTAACTTCGAGTATCCTCCTGAGGGTGGTGAACAGATTCTTGAGATCATCGTAGGTAAGAGTGATAAATGGACTATAACACAAGCGGAATAATATGGCGAGTAATTTAAAAGATATTCTTGCCAAGATCGAGCAAGGCTCCTCATGGGTGTCCTACGACAAGATCTCCGGTACTGGCCCTGACAAGGTGGCTATCAAGGTAGAGCCGGGATGGATGGGTAGGTTGCCTAGGGAGACTTATGTCGCGGTCGAGAAGGGCAAGGTTACGAAGCTCGCTACTATAACCCAGAAGGGTATAGAGCGGGTGAGCGTGGAGCCAACCAATATCATGTTCGACATGGAGGGTGGGACGGCGGTCATCAACGCCAAGCTTAACTCCGCCTCGGTCAAGGCTTCCTGCCTTACCCTTGGTGGCTCGGTAAGCAAGTCCTATATAGTATCCATGAACGTGAACGGCTTATCCATGAAGGTTCCGGAAGAGGATAGTAGGTATATAGTGTATGCCGATCCCGAGGATCCCGGAGCCACTGATTTGTATGAGGCTAGTTTCGTTATAGCTATGCCTAAAAATATGGATAACGAACAACATCATGAGATGTTTGTCTTGAATGGCAAGGTTGTTAATATCAATCAACAACCTAATGACGTACCTTATATCATACTTGATCATGACTTTGATAACGTGACCAGCGAGAACGGTCAGGTTGTCATCGATATCAAGTCCAATACCGAGTATGATATCGAGCTGGTATGTTGCACTTGCGGTGATGGTAGTGAGCCGGAACCGGAACCACCCTTCAACGTGGATCCGCAAAGGTTGACGCTTAATAAGGATGGTGATACCCAAATCGTGAGGGTAGAGGCCGGAGATGATGTTTCATGGAGAATAATTGAAGGATAATATGGCAAGGGAAATAGATAAGAATTGTGTCGAGGGTAATTGCTTTGCCATTAACGACAAGAGCCATGGGGTAGGCGATAATAAACTTAATATCGTATACAAGGCTAATTATACCGGTCAGATCTGTACGGCTAAGTTCCGTATAACGTCAAAGGATGGTAATATTGTCAAGGAGTATATGATAGCCCAAGACGCCAAACCCGTTTATTATAATATCAAGATGGTTCAGCCGTTCACCAAGGATGACTGTCTGGCCAACCAACATGGATCGGTGGTGTTGTATACGGTCGAGGAAAGGACTTACAGGTCGTTTATCTCGCAGGAGGACGCAGACGCCAAGGCTATGGAGGATATAGCCCTGAACGGTCAGAAATACGCCAACGAGCATGGTGAGTGTATAACCGATATCTGGTATAACGAGGAGCAGAGGAAGACGTTTATACGTAATAATTGCGATAAGTTCAGTGACGGTCAGGAATATGTTTATATCATTCCTGAGGGCAAGTACGTATCCTCTATCTCTCAGGAGGACGCCAACAGGAAGGCTCTTGAGGATATTGAGAGGAACGGTCAACAACAAGCCAATTTGGAGGGTGAGTGTAAGCCTAAGGAGAATATCTATTATGGTAAGTTTAGCAAGACCTTTACCCGTAACAACTGCGACTCCACGCGATATGGTACGGATGTGGTTGTTGACGAGACGATGGTTACGGGAGACTTCAGATCCATCGTATCTCAGGAAGACGCTAATAGCTTAGCCCAATCCGCTGTCGAGGCTCAAGGTCAGGATATAGCGAATATCAGGGGTAACTGTGAGAAGATACCGGTATTTACCGGATCGTACTCCAAGGTATTCCAGAGAACTAATTGCCCTGAGGGTTCTACTCCTGTTGACTTTACCGTGGACGAGAAGATGTGTTCTGGCTATCCGTTCACCTCTACGGTATCACAGGACGCCGCCAATAAGCTGGCTCAGGACGCTGTAGAGGCGCAAGGTCAGGCCATCACCAACGAGCGTGGCGATTGTCAGACTAATGTCTACTATAACGTAAGGATGGAGAAGACCGTAACGAGAAACAATTGTGATGAGTTCCATGTAGGTCAACCTTATACCTATGTTGTAGCCGCTGGCAAGTATTTCTCTATCATCTCTCAGAAGGACGCTGACGATAAAGCTAAGGCTGATCTTGAGGCTAACGCTCAACAACAAGCCAACTTGGAGGGTGAGTGTAAGGAGAAGACGACCTACTACGGTAGGTATAATAAGGAGTTCACCCGTAATAACTGCGATGAGACTCAATACGGTACTAAGGTTGTCGTGGATGAGACTATGGTTACCGGAGACTTTAGGTCTACTGTATCCCAGACAGACGCCAATAACAAGGCTAAGGCAGCCGTTGAGGCTCAAGGTCAGGATGTGGCTAACGTGAAAGGTAAGTGTGAGAAGGTGCCTGTATATACCGGTACTTATACACGTACGTTTACCCGTAACAATTGTGGTACTGGTACTGGTGGTACTTATACGGTAAATGACAGGATGGTTGACGGTTATCCGTTCACGTCTACCGTATCTCAGGAGGATGCCAATAACAAGGCCAAGGCCGCCGTTGACGCCCAAGGACAGGCCCTTGCCAATATCCACGCCCTTTGTACGTACACCGGCCGTGCTTCCTTGGAGTTCACGAGAAATAACTGTGGTGAGTGTAAGATCGGATCTAAGGTGACTATCACTCAGGATATGGTTACGGGGCATCCGTTCAGGTCTAACGATTCCCAAAAAGCAGCTGACACTATGGCTATGACCGCCGTACAGGCTCAAGGACAGGCTTTGGCTAACACCAAGGGTACTTGTTCTAACGCTACCATGTATACCGGTAAGGCCAGCTTCGAGTTTACGAAGAGCAATTGTGGCGCTAATCAGGTAGGAGATCCGTTCACTGTGACACAAGATATGGTGGAAGGTCATCCGTTCCAGTCTTGCGTATCACAGGATGAGGCTAACTTGGTAGCTATGGCAGCAGTAATGAATCAAGGCCAGTCTGTAGCTGATAGCCGTGGTACTTGCCATGAGGTTCCTAAGTACACCGGTCATTATAGCGAGGCGTTCGAGAAGAATAATTGTCCGTCTGGTCTTATCCCGTCTTCAGTTACCGTTACTGAAGCTGACGTGACCGGAGGCCCGTTCTACTCATACGAGAGCCAGTACGCCGCTGATGAGCTTGCCAAGGCCGCTGTCAAGGCGCAAGGTCAGGCCGTGGCCAACAACCGTGGAACGTGCGACGAGCTGAAGATATATGTTGGTAATTACAGCAAGGAGTTCACTCCTAAGTGTCCTACTTGTCAGTATGCTGATCCTATTACCGTAACACCGGATCTTATGGGCCAGTTCTTCACCTCAACCCGTTCTCAGGAAGAGGCAGACGCTTTGGCTAAGGCTTACATTGACAGGATGGGTCAGGCGTTCGTTAACAAAAACTACGATGATACGTGCCATACGAAGACCGAGCAACCGGTATGGGAGACTATAGAGACCGTATGTAAGGATTGCATCTCTCAATTGCATCAACGTAATACCAATACCTGTTATACTAATCCAGATAATCAGGAACGGTATATAGCTGGTGGTAGCAAGACCTGTTTCTGGTGGGGTACGGCATCTAAGACCTTTACCCGTCAATGCGCTGACGGAGGTGTGGGTAGTTCTGTTACTGTCACTCAGGATGACGTTAACGATCCTAATCCTACGACAGGCGGTAAGTTCAAGTCATGCGTATCGCAAGCTGACGCTAACGCCAAGGCATTGGCGGCTATAAACTCGCAAGGCCAGGCCGTGGCTAACTCGAAGGGTACTTGTACGTGGACAGGAAGTTATACCGGTCAGGTTCAGAAGAACAATTGCGCTGACGGCGGCGTAGGAGACATGGTATCCGTAAGCAGTAGCAAGCTGCCTGGACACCCGTACACCTCCAACGTGTCTTTGGCTGACGCCAATAAGAAGGCCGAGAACGCGGTTCGTGGAGCTGACGGTCAGAACTACGCTAACAAGAACGGAGGATGTACCTGGACTTACGTGGCCAGCCGTGACTTCTATAAGAACAACTGCGCCGAAGGCGGGGTAGGCCAGAGGATAACGGTGACCTCCACACAAGCCAACGGCGACACGGCTATCACCAGCAAGGTTTCTTTGGCGGATGCCAGAAGCAAGGCAGAGCAGATCCTAGATCAGAAAGGACAAGATTACGCTAACCAGCATGGCACTTGTGTATGGACCGGTACTGGAAGCGCTACTTTCTACAAGGATAATTGCGGCTCTTGTAAACAAGGTGTGGCTATATCAGTTCCTTATAGCTCGTTAGGATTAGATCCTATAACATCAACGGTCTCTCAGGCTGATGCCAACAATAAGGTTCAGGAGGCTTTCAGAAGCAATTCGGCTACCAGAACCGCCGCCCAAGCTTACGCTAATAAGAACGGAGATTGCGAGGATACTCCTCCTAATTGGAGTGGTTGGAGCTATGATGGCGGAAGCTATTGCTCAGGTGGTGATGTTTGGGCTAGATATAGAAGGACTGATAGCACTGGATGTCACTCTGACGAGACTGAGAACAGGTTGCATGAGTCTTGCGATTGTGGATGTTCAGGTGGTTCTTGTGATAGCTGTTGTGATCCTAATTCTTGGAGTAGAATAGGAGAGGCTGAGTGTAGATCTGGCGAAAGTGTAGCTTTATACAGAAATGATTGTGGAAGAGAGGAATATCTAAGCTATGGATCTGCTTGCTGTAATATGATCGGTTTCCAAGGAGGATCTGCTACTAGTAGGAATTGTCCATCTGATAGACCTTGTAGAATAACGATCTCCTATCCGGATGTACCTTCTGGATCTATATGCGCTTCTAGCACGTCTTCTGCCAACGCTCAGGCTAGCGATAAGATAGAGAGGCTTAGATCTCAAGCTCAGGCATTAGCGGATGCGGGTTGCAGTGGAAGAGTATGTAATGATTATGTAGAGGCTACTGCTACCAAGCAAGGTTGTCCGTCAGGATGTACGGCTCCGAAGGCTTCCGCTTACTGGGTTTCTGGCGGAAACAATGGCGCTTGGTGTGAGTGTAACGGTGATAAGGCCGCACTTACCGCCGCGGCACAGGCTGACGCACAGAGACTAGCGCAGGAAAAAGCCAACGCTATGGAATGCGATTGCCCGGAGCAAAAGACGTGGTCATGGTCTGTATCTATGAATAATGATTGCATGAGTCATGAGCAACTTGTCACATCAAGAGGATTTATGATTACGTATAATAATCAATGTGGTAGATCTATATCTGGTTCTGTGAGTGGTATAGGGTATACACAAAACGGAGAAGAGCAGGTCAATAGCGCTAGCTTTACAATTCCCGCAGGATCTGGAAGCAAGAGTGGAAGTGTGTATTTTAGCCGAGAAGTGGTATGTGGAGATATAACAATCTCTGGTCATGATTCAGGTAATTGTTGACAATCACTGCTGTGATGGTTTTTAATAAAAAGGAGAGACTTATTAGCCTCTCCTTTTTTTTGTTATACATCAGAATCTTAACAGTTCCCAGATCCTCCCCCAGAAACCCTCATAGACCCACATTGTACTCCTTGATCAAAACCTATGACACCGGTTTTTTTACCAGACCCAGTAGGTATACTTACGGTAGTACTTCCAGCCGTAACGGTTTGTCCATGATCATTCCTACCAGTAACAGTTACAGTTATTGATTTAGATGATCCACATTGATTATTGTAAGACACTTCATAGGAGCACCTTAATGTAGATGTAGAACCAGACAGACCATTACAAGGATCACCGCTCAGCATAGCGTTGGCGCTCCACGTCTTTGTTGGCTCCACGCAATCGCATCTATCGGCCTGCGCTAAGCCATTAGCGTAAGAGATACCGTCTGAATCGATGTGAGTTTAGCTTATTCAATGCGCATTGTTTATCTATTAATTAAAATCATTAATATTGTATCGTTAATATTAATACATTAAGTTATGGCTTGCAATAAGAAAAAGAAAATGGCTAATGGAGGCAAGGTCTCCGAGAAAAAGAAACCTCAATTGAAATGTGGAGGCAAGGTTAAGAAAAAGAAGTAACAACCGGAGGGGTATATCCCCTCCTCAGTATTTAGCATGTAAACTACCCATAGGCTAAAGACCTATGAGCTTTAAACCTAAGCAGAAGTATGCAGAGCGCAAGACAACATACCCGATTTTTCAGGCTGGTTTACTACAGCCCCAAGCAGAGCGATATTCTTTGCGGCATTGATGTCCGCATCCATATCGCAACCGCAATGATTGCACTTGAAAGACTTGTTGCTTCTTATACCGATATGGTGGCATTTGTGACAAGTCTGAGAAGTATATTCCGGTTGAACTACAATCAACTTCACACCGGAAAGTCTGCACTTGTAAGCAAGGAATTCCCTAAGCTGGCTGAAATTCCAAGAGTTGAGTTTTGTCCTGAAGGTCTTGTTTCTCCGTTTGGATGTCCGGCGGATATGCTTCAAGTCCTCAATGGCTATGCCAACGCCTCTTTGCTTGGCTTCGGCAACAATACGCTTGGAAATAGCGTGGTTGATTATCGTTGCGGTAGTTCTTTCTCTCCCTTTAAGCCGTTTCAAGAGTCTGGCACATCCACGCTTGCACTGCCTTGTTCTGCCTCTTGTGCCTTTGGATTGAATGGAACCACGTATCATTCTTTGTCTTTCCCTGTATCTGTTGAGTGTGTCAGAAGAATAGGTCTTACCTTCGGACGTGCTTACAATATCGGTTATTCCGAAATCAAGTCCGATGAACTCCTCAATGTCTTCCACATCTTCTTCCGGAACTTCAACCGTTTGGAAAAGGAAGAATTTGCCTTTTTTGGAAACAAGGTCAGCTTCCCCCTTGATGTATGGAAGATAGTTTGTGTTGTGGCATACAAACGGAATACGTTGTCTTTTCCCTATGGTCCAGATAGAAACCGCATTTTCGGAATAAGACAATATCCGGCTGTCGTAACTGATGCAGCCAAGTTCCCTGAAGTTCCGTTTGGATTTCTTGTCAAGCTTGTAAGCATCTGCCACCTTGCTGATACAGCGGACCACCATCTGTGCAGACAGATTAAAATCCTTTCTGATTTCATTGTAGCAATGATGATGTATATTGAATTGAGTAAAAACCTTATCCTTCCACACCATATCGGATATGCGGTTACACGCAGCATTCGCCTCCTTGATGGTATCAAGAAGCAGCCTGCTTTGAGTTTCGCTTGGAAGGAGTTTTATTTTCAATGTCAATTTCATGCCTCAAATGTAAATCATTTATTTGAAAAAGACAACAGTATTTTAGTATTAATTTTAAAGCGAGCAGGGCGCAATTCCTCCCACAAACTAAAGATTTGTGGGTTTCCTTGCACCATAAATATGAAAAATTCAGAATTTGTATCTAGAATCATAAATGATATGAACTCCATCAATAAGGACGCTCATGTCAGTAGGAGATGGATATTATCCATAGGAAGACAAAAGGCAAGATCATATATAGCCCAGAAGTATGCTGATGGAACCTTGTTCGGCGAGGAATCACTGTATACTCATATCAATTGCATGGAGATGGAGAGGGTTCGGAAAATTGATTGTTGTTTTGATGAGTTTAAACTATGCAGGATACTTATGAGATCCAAGAAAAGATTGCCCGATATGATATATACCCGTATAGGTCCGGCTATCATCAAAGTATCAAATATCATGGATGATATTATATTTACCTCCATATCGTTAAGAAAATACGCTAACAACAAGGAACGTAAATACGGGAATATAGATCAATACTATTATTATGTCAATGATGGATATATCTATATACCAGATATTAACATAGAGGCTATAAATGTTGATCTTATAACTCTCGACAGAAAAGCGGCGTTAGAGCTAGGGGGATGTGGAGCTGAAAAAGATAAGCCATGTACATCTCAATGGGATTATGATTTCATATGCCCAGACAAACTTCTTGAATATGTGGTTTCCGAAACATTAAGGGAAACTGTAACCAAATTGCAGATCCCTACGGATGAGAACCCGGATATGGATATTAATAAGAAAACACAAAAAATTCAATAACATAAATCTAATAAGATCAATAATCAATTTCTTTGGTTTCAATGACGCCATAGTTGACGGTATAGGTGAAAGAGGGATGAGAGACAGCTCTATCATAAGATATAATGAGGTGCACGATATGTATGACAAGATTATAAAAGATCTGGGAGATATGTCGGCTTACGTATCCAAGGGTTATATCTATGATAAGATAAAGGAAAGAACGGGATTAAGTACCAGACATATTAGTAGGATATTAAATCATACTAAGAGAAAAGATCTTAGGTTTATATAAAAAGGAGAGGATAATCAACCTCTCCTTTTTGTTTTTAACAGCCTCCACCTTGACTTGGATTAGATACATACATGCTTGTAGCATTGCTAACACAATCACTTCCTCCTGATACCGTTCCCGATCCGGATGGTATGGTGACTGTTTTAGTGGTAGAGAAATATTCTACATCTCCAGATGGTTCAGATCTAGTATAATACACATCAAATGATGCTGTTTTAGATTTACCACATGGATTATCATAGCTTACGGATATACTTAAGCATTGTCCATTAAAACTTCCGCTAGCGTAAGCGCTCCATGTTTCGAGGCAATCGCATCTATCGGCCTGCGCTAAGCCATTAGCGTAAGAGATACCATCGGATTGGAGGTTATCGTCGGCTATTCTGTTTGCCTCGTCCTTGGTACAAGCGGTGTATTTTTGTGTATAAATTTCTTGTATTAGGATGAAATCGTTATATTTGTGATATGAAAACAAAGTCATTTAAAATACTTGATCAGTACTTTCTCCGTTTTTATAGATCTATTATGTCTAAGAACGGCAAGAGAAGGAAACATACGATTGTGGACAAGAATGATATTCTCGAATGTCAGTCCTTGATATGGAAGGTCATACGTGATAAGTATCTGGATAATGAGGGTGGGGTTTATATAAACAATATCGGTTATCTGTGCCATAAGATCAATCCTAATCGTAAGATATATCTAAATAAGCTTACCGGTACTATTAACAGACGTGGAACTGGTGGATATTCTTATGTCCATACGTGTATTGATTTTATGCCTCGGAACAAGTATTTCCATCTCTATATTTCTCCGGCGTTGAATAAGGAGTGTAGATTGGCTATGGAATCAGGTAGGAGGTATAAGTTCTTGTACCGGGAGGTTGAATCGGAGAGTAAGGTATTTGGAGTTAAATGGGTTTACAAACTGTAGAAGTTTTTGTGATCCAGTTAGCCCGTGAGGGTAGACTGGATTTTTTTGTATCACGGATTCAAATACATATCTTTGTACAAAAGACTTAAATATGACTATAAAAGGGCTATTGGCCGAGATCAAGGCCGATTTACATAAATACGATGATAGCGGGGCTATAGATACCTCGTCTGTTTATAGGTGGGCTGAGATCGCCCTGAAAAGGTTCGGGGGTGTTATAGCGGTCATGTCAGAGGCGGTTGTCAAGACCAGTAATAAACAGGCGGTATTGCCTTCCGATTTTTTCGACATGCTTGACGCTTATAGATGTGAGCCTCTGGTTTGCGAGATACCGGGCGGCGACAAGGCTAAGGCTGACCTCCAACACGAGATCGGCTGGGTCGAGCGCACCGAGCGCGGTTTCCGTTGGAACTCCTGCACCGAGTGCTGTAAGGAGGAGTTTGAGAAGACGATCACGGAGAAGATATATATCGGGTCTCACGAGGTTCGTTTCCATTATCATCATCCCGTAAGGTTATCCATAGGTCGTGGGCTGAGGCGTGATTGCGCCGCCGACAAGTATCGGGATAAGTACGATTGGGATAATTATGATATAACTATATCCGGCAATATTATGTATACCGGGTTTGACGGGTTTATTTATATCATATATCGTTCTACGCCTAAGGATGATGACGGCCTCCCATATATACCTGAAACGGCGTTAGGATACCTTGAGGATTATGTCGAGACGTATATCAAGATGAAGATCTTCGAGAATGCCGCCGTGAATGGCTTGATACAAGGCGCTGGTGACGCTTATAAATTATATGCTCAGCAGGAGCCGGGTAAGTTCGCTAGGGCTATGAAGGAGCTTAAGATGTCGATGATCACGTTAAATGATTATCGGGAGTTGGCTGAGGATAATAGGAGAAGGATGTTGTCTTATGAGCGGATGTGGCCTAATGCTTTTGATAAGTATATCAAATTTATTTAGTTGCGGGGGAGGGAATCGAACCCTCGATCTTTAGGTTATGAGCCTAATGAGATACCTCTTCTCCACCCCGCGATTATGACGCGAATATACGTTTTTTAAAAAGAAAAAAAGATAATATGGCAAAGAAAAATGATTGGATACATTTAGATAAGACAAGTGGTACTGGCCCTGCTGAGGTTAAGGTTACAGCTGATATTAATGAGACCGGCGAGATACGTCAGGTAACATACAAGGTTATAAAAGAGGGAACCAAGGAAGAGAGGACGTTCGTGTGCAGGCAGGAGTCCGTCCCGGTGGTGATCATCCCGGAGTTCGATTACCTTGTTCTTAGGTATATCTGGGCTGACGAGGACGGCATTGACTTTGACACGGCTACCGGTTTCGATAACACCGGCCTCCCGGACGTTGACGGCAAGCTTGTTGGTTGGAGTAAACAGTACCAGACCACGCAGGAGCGGGTAGGTGATTATCTTATCCACGGTGGTGATAACATGGAATCAGGTAATGAGGCCGCCTTGATCCAGATGGGACCGTTGTTGGATGGCGATAATTACGATAAATTACCTCTTGAGATCAGATGCAGTATATACGGTAACTGGTATGGTGGTCGTGAGAAAGGTGATGTCACTATCAGGTTCACGGCATATAAGGGCGGTTCTATGGAGAAACGTGGATATGATTTTGTCAATATCGGAGGCGAGGAGGTTTATACCGGTGACGCTCCCACTAACGTATCCGCTCATGGTGAGGATAATTGGCAAAATATAAAGACCTTGTATTCTAAGGTAGGCACGATGATCTACAACAAGGAGTCTCGTGACTGTATTGTAAGAATAGGTGAGTGATTATTCTTTTTCATAATACAAATATCTATCAGCTCTCTCGTCCGTGAGGATGGGGGAGTTTTTATTTTTTTAGTCCTTCGCTTATGACATATTTGGTCTTTTATTGCGCAGGAATAATCTAGCTTTGCCGAAAACTAGCATTATGATCACATTGAATGATGTCAATAACGAACTCCATGTCCGGTTATATGTATTGGAGATATTTAAGGATTATGTTCGGGATGATGATTTCGACGAGCTTTTAGATAAGGCGTTGGATTTTGTCATGGAAGGCGTTTCTATGCCTAAGGCTCCGGCCAAGGACACTACCATGAGTGATATATCAAAGAGCGTTTTGGCCTTGGTAGCGGGGATGGGGTTTGATAACCAACAAAACCACGTTGATTTAGATTGTGGATGAATTGATTTGTTTAACTTTGAAGCAAATATAATAAAATGATTTCATACAAATATAATATATACAGATCTAAGAAAACCAAGCATCTTAATAAGATGCTTGGTGAATGTTGTTTTGTATGGAATCATGCCCTCTCCTTACAGAAGCGTTATTACCGGATGTCTGGGAAATACATATCTATAGGTAGGATGCAAAAACATTTCGCTAAAAGGATAAAAAGGAATCTTCTTCATTCGCAAACAGTACAGGAGATACTCGAAAGGCTTGATGAGTCTTATAGTCGTTTTTTTAAAAAGAGATCGAAAAGACCTCCAAAATTTAAAAGATTTGATAGGTTTAATTCTTTTGTCTTTAAACAAGGAGGGTTTATGTTAAATGGAAATATTTTTACGATTAATAAAGGGAAGAAGCGTTTTAAATTTTCATACAGTAGACATTATGAAGGCAATATTAAACAAATAAGAATAATTAGGGAGACCTGTCATCGATTTAGTTTGATTATCGTTACAGATCATAATCCTGTAAACTCCTATAGAAAGACACATGATGGTGCATCTGTCGGATTGGATTTTGGACTGAAAACTTATTTAACTAAAAGCGATGGTAGTGAGATTGCCTCTCCCTTGTTCTTTAAAAGGTATCAGGATAAGATTAAGAAGTGCGGTAAGCGTGTTTCAAACGCCAAGAAGGGATCAAATAACAGAAGTAGAAGATTATTCGAGTTACAACAAGTGCATAGGAAAATTAATAATCTTAAATCTGATTTTCAATGGAAGTTAGCTCATGAGTTGTGTAAGAGATATGATTATATTTTTATTGAAGATCTAAATATTGAAGCCATGAGACGCATTTGGGGTAAGAAGATATCTGATCTTTGTCATTCTTCTTTTATTGATAAGCTTATGTATGTATCTTTGAAATACGGAGTAATAGTACATAAGATCGATAAATGGTATCCTTCTTCCAAAACATGTGAATGTGGATATATCAATAAATTGTTGTCGTTGAAAGACCGTAAATGGATTTGTCCTGAATGTGAGTCAATTAATGACAGGGATGTATTAGCGGCTAGGAATATACTTCGGAAGGGCATTTCCGAATTGGAGAGCAAGAGTAATTCCAGCGATAGTAATATCGGGGTTTCTTGCGTCTGTATCCAAGAATCCCATTTGCTTTAGTGATGGGAGTATGTCAAGATAGGTGTAAGATGAGATACGTATTCGATCCTCGAAATCGGGATATGCACGGTGTAGTCGTAGGTTATTCCAATGACTTTAATAGTCTGGTCGCTGTGTGTGATGAGGGATCGAAGAAAGGGGTGGACAAAGGATCTACTGATTTTGTGGACGTCAATGAGAGATACGTGACTAACGGGTTCTTCTACATATCCGTAGAGGACGCCGACAAGCAATCAAGCTACATGGGGAAAAATCCATAATTATTATGTTTTTGTATTTTCATTAGGGGTAAACGTTGCAAAGTGTTTAGATTTTCCTTCTGGCTTGTAAGAGTCAGAAGGATTTTCTATTTTTGTGCGATTTGAATGTTTTGCATAATACGTACAGTTTATTAGAATCCGCCACATAAGTGATTATCTGGCGGATTTGCTATATTTGCGAAAAACATAACATCGTGCAAAATAATTCTAATATAGCGGTTCCCGATTCCGGGATGAACAGGGATAAGCATCCACAGGACCTATCCCCGTCTGAGTACAGTTTCGCCTTGAACGCTACCATAGAGGGTGACGATGGGAGTCAGCTTAAGATCCAGAACGAGCCTAGTACCCTTTTATGTAAGCGATTTGATGGCTATAAGGTTATTGGGTATAAGAATGATATAGCTGGTGATAACACTTATTTCTTTCTGGTGAATCCTGATAACAACACCTCTAAGATCACGTTCATGAGGTCATTGGATTATGTCAAGACCGTGGAGGATCAATTGGCTGGATCGGGAAAGGACATCCATCGTATCCTTGGCGAGAGGCTTGAGGAGTCGGATGGTCGTTTTGATGAGATATGTGATTTGATGGAGATCCTGATAGAGGACTGGGTTGATGACCCTTGTCTTAATTTCTCCATTCATCATCCGATCTTCGATATAGAGATCAAGGACGAGAAATGCGGGAAGGTGATATACTGGACCGATGGATATAATCCCCAGCGATATGTTATGGTCGATAAGGCTCTTAATCCGGATGATGATGGTGATTTTTGGTATCATTACCATGGGTATAAGACATGTGGGGATGACAAGCCAATAGAGAGGTGTAGGCTGGCCTGCGAGAAGCTGCTGGTGTTCCCGTTGCTGACGGTCCCGTGCGTGGAGCCCGAGGTCGTGGAGTTCGGGGGGAGCTTGCGTGCCGGGACCTACCAGTTCTGCGTGGCGTTGTGCGATGAGTTCGGGATAGAGAAGACCGGATATTGCTCATTGACCAACCCAATCATGTTATTCGATCGCCAAGATATGGTTATCCGTGATGGTTTATGGGGTAAGTCAACCAATATGGGTATCCGCCTTACTGTATCCAATATAGACAAGCAGGTATCTCATTATAAGATAGGTGTTATACAGAACACGGTTGGGTTTAATGGTGAGCAAAGCCCGGTTCTTGAGTATTTCATAGAAGGTATACATCCGATAACGGAAAGGACCATCTATTACCTTACGGATCAGTATAGCGAGCGTACGACCATGGAGAAGTTATCCAAGGAAATACCGGTATATAAGACAGCCAGAGGCATGACGTCTGTCGGGAATCGTCTTCTTCAATACGGCTTGACCGTGGAGAATGAATGGAATCTTCAACCGGTCGTTAACTTCTTGGGTCATTTCGTTAAATGGCAGACATCTATAGCCACGGAGAATTTGTATAAAGACGGTGTGGCTTGCTCTAAATACGCCTCTTTCATGCGTGACGAGGTATATCCGTTGGGTATAAGATTCTTTACCAATACGGGATACAGGACAGCTAGATTCCCGCTTATCCCTCGTCCGGCCACAAGGGAGGAGATGGAGGTTATCGTTGATGAGGACGGTAACTCTGACGACCTGTCGGCTGCGTCGGTGCTGGAGAACAACCCGCAGTGCGCCGGGAACAGCCGCCGTCATCTTTGGCAGTTTAAGAATACGGCAAAGATCATAAACGACCCGTCTTGGGGATTTGATGGTTTTGGAGGAGAATGCAAGAATCAGCTAGATGTCAAGCAACTCAGATATGTAGAGCAGGAATATGCCACGGTAGGAGAGACCCAATTCGTTATCAACACGATGGGGGAAGATGTTACGGTAGATGATGCTATTGATTATATCGCTGATAATATAGAGAACCTGTGTGATATCATAGAATCTAATGTAGGTATTACTGACGAGTTATGCGCTGCTATATCATTGCCAGAGGATCAAGACGGTATAAAGGCTCCCGATTTCCCTAGTGGATGTGATGATATCGAGAGGATAGAGACCAGGACTATATTGGATAAAAACTCTTTGGTGGATTCTAGGATTGATTTTACATATAAGTTGGCTAGTGATTATACGGAGACAGAGCCTACCACCTTAATACAAAGTAACGCCGAGTCACAAAGGAAATTTTCTGTATTGTGTGATTTCGATAATTACTCCAGTGGAGGTAAGAATATCATAGATCTGGTTCAAGAATGGCTGGATGGTCAGGATGAGGACAAATTCCCGTCTGATATAGATTCTTCCGCCTTGGTCTTGTGTCAGGATATGTCTAATGTCCGGCAGTTATATGATGAGGGTATATGTACTAATGGGTGTTCGGTAGGTGATCCTTACGTGAATCCTACTATTAATGATGTTCAACTACCCACGTTCCAAGGAGGTAGGTCATTGGGTAAATGTACGTTCTTATTCCAAGGCGATGGGTGGGAAGGCAAGAAGCATACCGAGACTATGCTTGATATATTGATGGATTCAATGAAAAAGTACTTCCCTCAATATGAGAGTCAGTTTGGTATTGAGAACGCCATGTGTCTTTTTGGTGATGGTGATAACTCTAAGTTCAATACCGGCATATCTACTGATTGGGAAGATCGTGTGTCTGTGCAGAATGATATTGACGCCAAGACCAATTGGTTCGGTAGAAGCAACTTGACTTATTTCAAGTTCTATCCACATGTATCCTCATACGCCAGATGGGTGGAGTTGGATTACGAAAAATACGTAAGCGGTTTATCCGATCCTGATAACGGTATTATGTATATAGAGATGATGGGTAACTATAATTATCCGATCGGTGACTCATCATCATACAACAAGGTTCGTATAACATTTTTCTCGGATAAGGAAGGTACCGTGGCTCCTAATCCTTTGGCTAATGATGCCAAGAAAGGTGTTATAGTGAATTACGTGGATCATAAGATATTTATGATGCCAAAGTACTTGTTCTGGAATGATGACAAGACTACTTTCCATAAGATATATGTTTGTATTGAGCCAGCGGTATGTGTGTTCTTCACCGGTTTCGCCATGAGGCAGGACATGAAGGAGCTTGCCGGATTCTATACGGCCGGCACCGCCATCTTCCCCGCCCCGTTCTGTTTTGGCATTCGGCCACTGGAGGTGAAATACGTATTCTTCTTCACGAAAGAATTGAAATTAAGAAGATTTGTTACCTATGAGGCGAAATGTATCTCATGTGGAGATAAACCCGCTGATTGCGCTCCCAGACCATATCAGTATGGTGATTTTGGATATTGGGAGTCTACCAATAAGTATCCGGCTAATTTTGAGTTGTATGATTCAAGTAAGATCGGGATATCATCGGGAGGATCAAAGAGGAAGGATATAATAGATTCTTTGACGAAATACTATGGGTCTCCTAAATCCGTTGAGGGTAAGTCTTATTTCACCGGTAATGGGGATAACGCTGAGTACCCCAATACGTCAACCACATTTTGTCAGAAACCTATACGTCATTACAAGTTCCCTGATAACTCTGTCGCTCCTTTTATGGGTAATCCGTCTCAACTGACCGGTCAATATGGAGTTGACTCCTATATTTATCCTATGGGGGTGATGCTTGATGACGATATCGTTAATGAGTTTCTGGATATAGCGGTAGAGAATGGTCTTATAGATAAGGCTAGACGTGACTCTATAATCGGATACGAGCTATATCGTGGAGATAGGGCCTTGGATAAGAGTGTTATTGGTACAGGTCTGGCTTATGATATGTTTAAGTACGATGATCCCGACGGATCGGCTAACCTTTATCCTAATTATCCTTACAACGATTTGTCTGATGATATGTATATCTATAAGGATATTAATCGTGAGAATTTTATAACGCATCCGTTTAATAGGAAGGGTAATATCTGGTATTCATTCTTAAGCCCTGATATTGCCTTCAACAAGCCTGACGCTCCCACTGAGTGCCTTGTTGATGGTTATCAATTAGGTAAATCCTCTGGTATATTCAGGGAGGTGGAGGATCACCCTAAATGGACGATATTAGGAAGTAAGGCTTATAGTATGGCAACGTCATTGGCTACGGTGGAGGCTATGGCTAATTTAATATCCGCTATAGCTGAGTATACATATCAGTCGGCTTCACAGCAATATGTCGGTGGAGGCGTGTTCTTTTTAGCCAACCCTGTCGGCATAGCGCTGACGGCTATCCGTCTGGCTACGGGTATCGCCAAGGCCACAGCCCAGTCCGTGGTGGATATAGGCAAGTACAGGTATCAGTGGTTAACGGCATTGATAGATAGGGGACCTAGACGGAACTATGCTTATTATTATACTTCTGTCGCTCATTATAATTTATTTTACCAAAAAATAGGGGAGTCAGAGTTACGTGGATTGTCAACGGCTAAATATATCAAGAGCGGGTTATATCCGGTAACAGATATCTCTTCGCAAGGGGAGACCGTAGGCGGTAAGCCTATTATCATAAACAACCTCGATCGTGAGCATTCATTGTTCATGTCATTTGGTATGGATAAATATATGCTTGAATATCCGGAGTTGGTTTCAAGTTACGATACCAGCCGTATTCAGGATGAGTGTAATATTCGTAACGATGAGGTGGCTGGTATGACGCCTCATTTTATGACACGTGAATCTTTCGTATCCTGCCCCTATATGAGGATAAAGAAATATTCTCCGGCTCAATACGGGCAGATAGAGGATATCAGGTGGGTATCGTTAGGTGGTTGCGGGTTGATGGATAAGGATAAGCGTAAACCTGTTTTTGGAGGTGATGTATTTATATCAAGATTCTCGCTTAAGAGGAAGATGCCTATGTTTTATTTGACTCAGTTCGGTCAGGGGGACATGATACCATTCCCTTATTATGATTATCGGAACATCGGGTATCCCCGTTATTTCGTTAATTACGATACCGGGGAGGATTATCTTAATAAGACCGATACGGATACCGGATCGCTATACTCTTTCCCTAGCCGGAAGAGCGCTTATGAGATGGTTTGCAAGACCGGAGATATGTATCTTAGCGGTCGTTTCTTCCTATACTTCTATGGCATACCTCAGTTTCTTGTGGAGTCTGAGATCAATTGCAATTTCCGTATAGCCGGACCTGAGCCTTACGAGGGGTTCTATCCGGAGGTGGGGGATTATATATCATGGACTCAGGAGCGTAATGTCCCTATATCAAGGGATAATGTGTTTAAGATAAGTCCTGTGTATAAGAATCGTTTTACGCTAGGCGGAAGGTCATTACCAGAGACGTATGATAGCAATTTTTGGGACTGCGCTTACCAAAGACCCAACGGCGTCATATGGAGCACCGCCGACGTGTCGGAGAACGGCATGACCGATCCTTGGCTGTCGTACAAGCCTATGGATTACCATGAGTTCAAGACCTCTTTCGGGAAACTTATAAGCATGAAAGGGATAGAGTCGGATCAGATACTGGCTCGTTTTGAGAATCAGGTAGGGTTGTACAATGCCATAGACGTGTTGGCGGAGAGAATATCCCCGGAGAATAGCGAGCTAGGGACAGGTGGTCTTTTCGCCTCTCGTGGTATCGAGTATAATAATACGACGTTAGGATATTCCGGGACCCAGAGCCGGGATATGATCAGTTGCGAGTTTGGGCATTTTTGGGTCGATTTAAGGCGTGGTCAGGTGTTTAAGGTAGATTCTAATGGTAGGAATCTTACGGAGGTCACACCGGGGCTTAGAAACTGGTTTAAGGAGCATCTTCAGATGAAGATCATCCGTAGCCGGATATATAACGCTGATACGGACGCTGAGTTGTCTTATTACGATATCGATAACAAGTTCTTTGGTATAGGGCTATCCATGGGCTGGGACAATCGGTTCAAGAGAGTTCTGATAACCAAGAAAGATTATATACCGGTAGGGAATCCGAGCGAGTACCAATTCCGTGGCGGTCGGTTCTACAGGAACGGGCAGGCGGTGGAGCTACAGGACGCCAGCCATTTCACGGACGTCTCGTTCACCGTTGGATATAACTGCCTGAAGGGTGAGTGGAAATCATATTTATCCTACACCCCTGATTATTATATCGAGCACCAGCATTATTTCCAGTCTGGAAAGAACTACTCAAGTGAAAGTCAGGAGATAGGGTTATGGTCTCATGGATTGACCAACCAATCGTATCAAGTATTTTACGGTAAGCTATATCCGTTCGTTATAGAGGTACCAGTACGTGAGCAGTATGTGAATAAGATTCTCACGAACTACCAATATAGGATGGATGCCAGAAGGTATCAGGATGAGGTTAATTATCAGGTTAGAAGAACAACTGGATTTAATAAGGCATGGTTCTATAACGATACCAACAACAGTGGAGAGCTTAGGATGACCATCGCCGATAAGAACGACATGAGCCAGCGGTTAAGGTATCCTGTAACCAATGACGATAGCCGTGAGATACTGGTGACGGAGGTTGATCAGAAGATAAATATAAATGACTATTTCAACGAGGTCAAAGACGATACTAATAACCTCCCGGTATGGATCAAGGACGTGAATGATATTGACCGGAAGATCGACCCCAGGGCTGTCGATTATCATCGGAGGTGGCGGGATCGTCTTCGTGGCGATTGGTTCTTGGCTAGGTTCGTGAATGACATTGAGAGCCGGTTCAAGATGATAGTTCGTTGGTTTAGTAATGATGAGAAAATTTATTAGTTATTAACATATAGGAGAGAATATTTGTTCTTCCCTTTAATACTTTAAGATAATATGGAAGATTTTGCTGGTAAATACAATGGTGAGCAGATAGATCAGAAGCTCGACAAGGTCAAGAATATGGTTGGCGCCACGGCGTCTGAGGCTGGGGAAGCGGGACTGGTCCCGGCCCCGGCGAAGGGGGATGACGGTAAATTTCTTTGTGGGGATGGCACATATAAATCTCCTTGTGAGATAGAGTGCGTAAAAGGTATGATTGAGGATGTGGATGAGCTAAAGATGTTAAATTCGCATGATTATTACGTCGCTGGATGGGTAGATGGCGATCTTTCTCCTAACGCTGTTGAGTTCCATGGGGACAGGGAATTTGCCAATAAATGGAATGTATATCTATTGGATACGACGGATAACGTCGGGGAAACCACCACTCCTGTCGGAAAGTTGATGAGGGGTAATTTGTTGAGGTTTGAGAACGGTGATTATGCTCCTACGGTTGGTATTACGGAGGATATGAGATCCCAATGTGATGTCGCTTTGTACACCGATACCTTCGCTTCTTCTTTGGCTTACGCCGCTGGGTTGTATGATGCGGTAGCTGAATGGGAGATAGACAAGGGCCTGATACAGTCCGGTTTACCCCCGAGGGTTTTGTATGTAGCGTCAGGACAGGCGGTATCCCACAAGCTTCGGCCGTGGGAGACGACCGAGACCAAGTATTCTATTGGCATGGGTCGAGATGAGACGGTATATATCCTTGATAATATTGTCGGTGACTCAGGGAAAATGTGGGCTGGATTATTCTCCAAACCTATCGTATGGGATGGAATAGACGTGTCCAAATATCCTCTTCGTCCAACAGCGTACACTCCATGTCCGGTCGTTACGATAGACAATAAGACGAGATGCTTATTTTATGCTTATGAGGCTGGAGATGCCAATTGCAGGAGTCACTCCGGTGTTAACAATACATGTCAGATGTTTGTTAACGGTCGTACGTACCCAAGGACGGTTGACATGAATCAGATAAATAACATGTCATGGAGCAGGGCTAATAACGCTGACCCAGACAAACCATATCCTTTCGCTGAGGGAGGGTTTCATGCTCTTAATGCCTATATAATATCCCAAGAGATATATTACGGGAGAAAGGATATACATAATGTCAATATGTTTGGATCTGGTATATCATCCAATGATTTATGCAATTCCGAGAGTACATGGAAATCAAACGGAGGAGTAAGGTATAAGCTGTCATCGTCGTCCGCATGGAAGTACTTAAGATGGAGTGAATCAGGGGATATAAAGGAGGCTGATAGTTATAATTATCTGTTCATGTCTCATATAGTCAATATGGGATATCAAAAAGAACAGTGCATGGAAAGCCAGATGGTAGCTTCGTACGCCAATGAGATAAGCGCCGTGGAAGGTTCTGATTTTGATTTTTATGGATCATCTTATTCGTATGTTAATGTGCCAGGGACTAACGGTCTTGAGGGGATGAATGTAAAAGTCATGAAGGTGATGAGAGATACGTTTAACGCCAAAAACTCGTTAAGTCAATCAGTGTCTTGGGACTTGGAGGCTATGTTAAGGATGTCCCTTTTCGGAGGAATGTCGTTATCCGGGGATATATTTGTATATTCCGGTGGGGGATATGAGCAGGTAGGGGAACTTAAGAATAACCCTGGCGTCAATAGGGGTGGCAACCCTTTTAAGTTATATATGGAATGTGATCAAACAAAATGGATGAAGGTAACGGATGTTAATAAGGCTAATCATGGCGTATTTGATTTTGAGTCCGTTTATCCGTTCATGGGTGATTTTGATAATAAATTAAATGGACATGTAAAGAAGCGCGCTCCTTATACAGGATGGAAGGTTGAAAATGGGGGAAATATGATAACCGGACAATGTTGTTATGGATGGAGCGACTGCTATTGGGGTAGCACTATCGGTACTCGTACTAGGGTGGCTGCTCGTTTTCGCGGTTATGCTCTCCACAGTACTTGTTCGGCTCGTTCCCTCCACGCTCTCCTCGCTGTTTCTAATGCGTCTCGTGCTTCTGCGGGGTCTGCCCAAGCTTTGTTGAAAGTGGGCGCAGCGACGCCGCAGGCGTAATAAATGGACTGCAAGTCCTTGATATACTGTAAAATTCTATCGCTTCTAGACAAATCTGACATAGAGATCAGGGATTCTGAAACTAGAGAGATAGGTTGAAATAACGGACAAGGGGGCGGCTGCTCGTTTTCGCGGTAATGCTAACAACAGTAATTGTTCGGCTCGTTACCTCAACGCTAACAACGCTGTTTCTAATGCGAATCGTAATAATGCGGGGTCTGCCAAAGTAACGGTATTTTATGTTTTTAGATTTAATCCCTCTTGTTCGTGGCCGGGAGTGCCGAAAATTATAAGACATACGTATATGCGTTCAATATCTCGTGAGATTATGAACAAAGGGATACGATGGTGGTCATACAAGCGATCACGTTTAATGCCAAGCTTGCTAAAATGGAGATGAGTGATGAAAGATTTTCTGATATTTTTGATTCTATCAATATTGATATGATCAAGGAGGCTGTTGTTAGGGCCTCGGATAGACATGGGTGGAAGACGGAAGTTATCCGTTTTAACGAGAATCTTGATGCTAATTGTAATATGATTTACAATAATTTGTTGGATGACGGTTATCTTTCTTTTATCAAATACAAGAAACTTGAGAGGGTTAATGGGAACGGGAAGGTAAGGAAGATAGATAGTCCTACTTTTATCACTCGTATATACCAGCATCTTTTCTTGTTGCTCATAGAACCTGTTTATTATTCCAAGGATAACATGACGGGTCTTAACTGTAAGCCGGGTTGTGGCATAACATCTAACACGAGGAGGAAGTCAGTAGTGCGATTATTAAAGGGTTTGTTTTATGACAGGCTTGATCTGGAATGGGCGCTTATCATTGATCAAAGGAAGTGTTATGACCATATAACCGTCAAGATTTTTCGTAAGGCCATGAGAAGGATCGTCGATGATCGTAAGCTGATTGATTTCGCTGTCAATGTCTGTTTTGTCAATGGCAAGCTTCCCATAGGTACGCCTACAAGCCCGATGGTTCATCATATAGTTATGCTTGGATTTGATTATTACGCTAAATCCATATCCCCTTTTGTCGTTAGATATGCCGATGATGTTATTATGGCTTTTCATACTAAAGAGGATGCTAACGCTTCTAAATGGAGGGTTAAAAATTATTGGTGGTATAATTTAGGCATTAGGGCTAAAAGCAATACCACGAGGATATCCAGTCTTTATGATAGTATAGATTTTTGTGGATATGTATTTCATCGTAATGGGATGGATATAAGCGCTCACAATAAGGGATATGTGTCTGTTAGGGAGAGAACCGCTAATAGGGCTAAGATATGTGGTAGTGATGATAAATGGGCATCTTATTTTGGTATATTTAAACATGCTGATTCGTTTAATTTGGCTTTAAGAATAGAAAAAGATATGAAATTAAAGGATTTAACATCCAAGATCAAGATAGACAGATCTATGGATGCCAGAAATATAGATATAAAAGGGTTGATCGACAAGAAGTTTTCTGTACTTGATTATGATATAAGGAGAGACAACAAGGGGAATCCTAATTGGATAAAATGCCTTATTGGTATAGACGAAGTAGTTGATGGTGTTTTAACTGGCAAGATCGAGGCAAGGGAGTTTCATGGTAATTATCAAGGAATCATTAATTTTGTCTTGGCATGTGAGGCTAAATATGGCAAGAGCGTTATTTTGCCGATAGAGGATGTCGAGATAGAAAACCAATGTGGTTATATATTCAAGGATAGTATGAACCAATTAAAATATATAGGTGATGATTGATTTAAATTATATTGAGGTTCCTTCTTCTGTTGATAATGATGACAATAGGGGGAAAACGAGATGGGTGGATGGTAGATGTGTATCATTGGATCTAGGAGGATCAGTATTGCTGTATCTTGGTCATAAGACGTATGTCAATGACAGTTATGTAGGTGGTGATGGGAATGTCATTAGCAAGACTATTACGGAGGCTTTCCCTATCAAGCTGGATAAGCCGGTGAGCCGGGACAGGGCTATAGTTGCCGCTGAGGTGGCAGCCTACGGACTGGGGTCCGCTTATGACGTGGCTTCGCTAAACGCTTCTTTGGCGAGAAAATTCAGGAATAATCCAGAGGATAAGGAGGTACAGGATCATGATATGTTTATATCGTGGGTAAAGGTAGAGCTTGATAAGATCGGCTTAAAGGGTGATCCTGATAAAGACCAGATGTTACCCGTTAGTAGACTATGTGGATTTGTTAAGTTTATAATAAATAAGGTGGAGCTATCTTCCTTTGAGGCGTTATCCATGAAAGAGTATTATCCTGAATGGAAGGCTGGAATCAATGTTCAGGTTGGTCAATATTATAGGTATGATGGTAAGTTATATGAATGTGACCAGCAGCATACCACGCAAGACAATTGGAAGCCTGGTAATCAAACCGCTTTATGGCATGAGGTGGTGGATGGTAGTGCTGGGACCAAGGATGATCCTATATTATACAACAATACGCATGATTCTGGGTTTGAGGGCATGATTCTGGAGATCGGTAAATATTATTCCCAAGATAATGTCTTGTACGAGTGTATAAGGGATAGTGTTGTTCCTTTGATTCATGATTTAAAGGATTTGGTTGATCTGTATGTAAAATTAGCATGAGCGATTATATATAATTTTACACCAGTTTTATATAGTCATGATTAATTAACGATACCGGAGGTACGCCGGGAATTGAAGCACGTGGAGAGACCTCTTTAGAATCAGTTTCGTGTAATCAGATTCAACAATGTCCCTGTGAAACGTGAAAATATGCTTTGGGTGTAGAAAAGTATATAAGTACCTTAGCATGAAAGAAAAATCGGGAAAGAAGAGCGAGGGCAAATCCGGTAAATGCCCGAAATCAGGATGTATCAAGAAAGTAGGGAGTGATTGGCGAGTGGTCAGTAACAAGACCGGTAAATTATGGCCGGCTAAGTACAAGTCTAAGGAGAAAGCTAAAGGAGCCTTGGCTGCTTATCACATGCATTAGCGTATAAACGGGTACATGATTTATTATGTGCCCGTTTCGTGTTTTTAGGCTTATGAGATTATAGTTATCTTTGTGAAAAATGTAGTATATGTCTAAGAAGAATAAACCGGAGGAAATCCCATCGTGGATAAAGGATTTATATAAGGAGGATCTTGATCGTGTCGTAAGAGGCGAGCGTCCTATGTATTTCAGGGGTATGGATGATAGTCCTTTGAGAAACGTGTCCCCGGAGTTTGATATCCTTAGCGGAGGAGCCGCAGTTAAAGGCATGAATGGGATAAGAGGTGCGTTGTCCCCGTTGAATAATGGCATGGGTAATTATAATTTCAGTATCAGGGGTATAAATAAGAAGATCGGTGAGTTGGTTGATGAGGCGGGGCTATATTTACCTGAGAAATTAAGACCTGTATATCGGACTGTGGTGGATGCTATGTCGAGTTCCAAGGATAAGGGGTTGGGTCATATCACGCAGCCGTTGGCCAACGCCCTGTACCCGGCGGACGAGCGACGGGACCGGCGTCTGGACGGGGAGCACCCCGTTGGTTATGTGGATGCCATAGACGGTATATGGCCTAGGGGGAAATATGGGCTATGGGGAGAGAAGATGGATAAGAAACAAGGGGGTGGATATGTGGCTTCAAGGGATAACACCTCCGTTGGATCTAGTGGCATAAATCTTAATACTGAATATGGCAAGAAGATAAACGATGGAGTTGACATTACCGAGATTATAGCTGGAGGTATCCCTATTATTGGGGATGTTATGGATGTGAGAGATTTTGTGGAGTCATCGAAGGCTGGGGATGGTTTAGGAATGACATTATCAGCTTTAGGGCTATTCCCGGTATTAGGTGAATTTTTTTCTTTCGCTAATAAAGTAAAGAAGATTCCTCTGCCAGAAGATAAACGTAAATTGTATGATTTTCTTGTAGATAATGATCTTGTAGATAAATATGTTCATGATGAACCTTTGGTTAGGGATTTTTTTAACAAGGATGTCCATGAGAGAATTTCAAGGAATTATAATGATCTTCCTGATTCTTATAAGGCGGCTGTGGATTTGATGATTGATAATGGTGTTGATCTCCAAAATATAAATGATGTGTCTAACAAGCATATTAAGGATAAGATAGATTCTATGCTTGATGATAATGGGAAACGGTTGGAAGAAGCTTACAATCTAAGGGTATCAGCGGATTCTGATTTTGATGATTTTAGATATGAGGTATCCTCCGCTTTGGATAATAGTAATGCTAAAGGGTTTTATACTAGTAAATACAATAAGGTTGTTACTAGGAGTGATGAGAGTTTATCTAACCTATCTCATGAGTTTAGACATAAATATGATTCAAGTAATAATTATAATAAGATTTATTTATCCGAAAATGATAAGTCATTATTAAAAGACGCTTATAGGGCTAAACCAAACTCATCAAGTGATGAGATATCAGAGAAAATAGCTTTTAATACTCAAGCTAGATTTCGCTTGTGGAATAAATTTTATAATACATATGGAAGGACTCCATCTGTTGATGACCTTGATAAGTATATCGATAGCATGGATGAGATTGATGTGTATAACCTTGTGAGTGGTATAGGTAGCAATTATGCTGGTGATTATTCTAATAACATGCTTGGAGCTACTGGAGAGGTATTGAAAGAATCATCGGATAAAATAAAAAAAGCCATTAAAAACGTTCCTGCTATTTTGCCGGCGGCTATAGTTGGTAAGATGTTGATGGATGATGATAAGGAGAAGAAAGATAAGGGCGGGTCTGTAAGCATAGGTAGGGCTTATGGAGATGGTAAATATGTAATTGATCCTGATAGATCAGAGGATAATAAGATGGCTGTGTATGATGAGATATGGGATTATCTGACCGATAAGAAGGGGATACCACAAACTCAAGCTATCGGCATCCTATCGAACATCGCCGCCGAGTCCGGAGGGGACACCGAAGCCCTAGGAGCCGCCGGTGATTTTGGCATCCAACAATGGCTTGGACCGAGGAAGAAGGAGCTACAGCGCAGGTATGGGAAGAAACCGACATTGACACAGCAGTTGGATTATCTCGTGGATGAGTATCAAGGCAAGGTCCCGGGGTTAGGTTGGAATTACATCAATCAAGGAAAGTTTTTTGACAAGGACGCTCAAGGTAATGTATATAATTACTATATGTATTCTAAATCCGATTTCGATAACGCCGTCAACTACAAGGACGCTACCGTGGCATGGAATCAAGGATACGGTAGGCCTCTTGGATCGACCTTGAGAAATGAGAAGAGATTTGAGTTCGCTGATATGTTCGCTAATAGGTATGGTGTCCCGGAGAACGAGCCAATGAGATACGAGTTCGGACAGCGGGATTCGGGCACGGGGGACGGAGGTCATCAGCCCGTGCCTGAGACGGTAGCCCCCGCCGGCCCTTCTTTGGCTTCCCATCCTGCCGTGGATAGCTGGTGGGAGAAGGAAGGTCAAGACCTGTTATATAAGATGCTAGCTCAATCAGGCGCCAACAAGAAAGCTATAGAGGATATCGCTAACAACATCAAGAACGATCCCCAATCAGAGGCACAGGTAGCGGAAGCTGAGCGTATGCGTAGAGAACAGGCAAAAAGGCAGCTGGTACTTAATATGATACCGGGGTTAAGTCTTAACATAAAAGGTATGAGTAGAACTCGAAATTAATACTACATTTGTGAAATTATTAAATGTTTTAGATATGAAAAGATTGTTATTTTTATTTGCTATGTTATTGACGCCGTTCGTTTTGATGGCGCAAGAGGTAATCCCATCAGAAGGGGCTATCACTATTGATTTAACTACCTTCACCGGCATCATGGCTTTCGTCACGATGTCAGCTACGCAGTTAGCCAAGGTTGTGCCGTATATTGACACCCATAAGTGGGCTAAAGTCCTATCCGCCGTAGTCATAGGTATGCTGGTTTGTATATTAGCGTGGCTACTAAAGGTGTCTCCATTGCTTATAGGGAGTGAATGGTGGGAGGCATTGCTGTATGGGATAGCTGTTGGGTTCAGTAGTGCCGGCTTCTACGATCTGGTGAAAGCTATAGGATCACTGTTTGTAAAAAGGATCTAGCATCTTATAATTATTTGAGATATGTAAAATTTCAAGATTTTATTATCTATAATATAGGCTATTATATTTTGTAATAATATTAGTATTGCTTATATTTGTGCGCCTACCTACTCATCACGAGCGGATAGGCGCATTTATTAATTTAAAACTTTTAGTAAAGGTATGAAAAGTAATTTGATTTTATCATCAGAGAGTAGGGAATTATTAGGTAGGAACATTTCTGTTATGTCCAAGGACGGGTTTGTATGCATAACGGAAGTTATGGAAGCCTTGAATGAAAAACGTAAATCTATGGGGTTGGAGTCTAGAAGGCTTGATCATTTGTTTGCTACTAATGGATTTCAGGAAAAGATGAAAGCTCTTGTTAGGGAGCTGAGTATTAATGATATATGTACTGTAAGAAATCTTACGGTACAAAACCACGAATTGAAAATCAATAAGATAACCGATCTCAAAAAATACGGAATGGCTTACCGAAGAGGAAAGGGGGAGGGTCAGAAATGGTATGTAAATCCGTATTTTTTTGTTATGGTAGCATTGGAATTGGATCCAGAGATATACGCCAAGGTGATAATATGGTTGCATGATGGATTCATAGAGGACAGGAATGCCGCTGGCGAGGCTTATATCAAGATGAGTTCGGCCGTCGCCAGGTTGGTTAGCGACAAGAGTCAGTTGTCTGATAAGATATCAAGGGTAGCTAAGGCTATTAATTTTATCGTCTTTAACAAGCATGAGAGTGGGATAAGGAATACGGCTACAAAGAATCAGTTAAACGACATAGTAGCTGTAGAGAATGTTATCACCGGGGTTATAGATGGTGGCTTTATAGATACTTATGATAAACTTATAGATTATCTTGGTCATGAGTGGAAAAAGAAGTGGAGTAATCCTATAACGTGTTTAAAAGATTGATATTAAAAAGACTCATCGTTGTGAAATGATGAGTCTCTATTTTTTTTAAACTATCTTTGTGTCAGAACGAAATTAATTTGATATGAGCAAGTATGTAATCAAGAGGAAGATACCTAAATATCAAGAGGCCGGGGAAGTCGGGTCGTATATGCTTGGTAATATGGACGGTATACAAGGGTTAGGTATAGAACCTTTGGTGAATACCAACCAAGGATTACCCGCGCCGGTCAATCCGCTAGGGATATATTCTTTGGATACTCCAGATCAGTTGAGGACTAAATACGCTAATGCTTTTGATCAGGATAATGTGTTTCCGGCTAGCTTCAAGGGTAGTTTACAGCGTATAGCTGAGAATTATCAGGACAATGGTATTACGCTTAATAACATAACTGTTAACGATGTTGATAAGTCTAAGACCGGTTCAGGCGAGACGGATGTTTTTGATTTTACCACCATCCCCTACTATGGCGCTGATGATATAGGGTCTAGATTCACTCAGATGGGTCGTGGTATAGGGCGTATGAGAAGCGAGGGATATGGTGATTTATCCACTGGGGCTAAAACAGCTAATACGATAACCACCATAGCCTCAGGAATTAGTGGTATCATGGGGTTGGCTCGTAACGTGGTTTCTGGGATAGCGTCAGAGAAAGGTACTCGTACTAATATCAGGTTGGCTCAAGATCGTGAGGCTAGGCAAAGAAGGCAATCCCAGATGCAGTACAAGGATGGTGGGGGTGTTTATCTAGGGCCTAATAATAGGTTCGATAGCGGAAGCCTTACCGGTGAGTATCTGTATCCGTTACCTAAGTCGATGGAAGATCAAGCCAACGTAGAGGTCGAGAAGGGTGAGTACGTGACGCAGCCCGGAGAGGCGCCAATGGAGGCTATGGGGCAGAAGCACGCCGATGGTGGAACCCCCGTTTCCTTGGAGGAAGGTACGAAGGTTATTACCGATGATACCACCATAGAGTCGGATTTCGCTAAATACATTAGGGATACGTATGGTATTAAGGCTACGCCAAAGGATACGTACGCCACGTTAATGGATAGGTATAAGGCTAAGATAGGTCTTAAATCAGCTTATGATGATCAGAAGAAGGCTTTGGATAAGTTGAAGAAGAACGATAAGATAGATGACGAGAATACAAGGCGTTTAAACGCTTCTGTATTATCCAAGGCTATAAATGACAGTAACGAGACGGTTAATGGCTTAGAAGGAAGATTTACGGACTTCGCTAACGTCATATACAAGGAGCAGGAAGACCGGAAGATGAAGAAGGATGAGGATACGTATTTCGCCAAGGGAGGTGAGATAGATAACATCATATCCAGATCCATGAAAGAATATGGTCTTACAGAAGATGATGTAGCTGAGGCTAAGAAAGAGCTGCTTAAGAAAGTAGCTGGTATTCGTCAGAAGATGGAGAAAGGTGGTAGCTCTTTATTCGATTATCTCCTTACTTTCCGTCCTGTTGAGAACAAGTATAATAATAAGGATAATACGTTTGGGTATCAACGTCAAGGTCAGGACGGTTCTTATGGCGGCATTAATGCTGATGAGAGACTGGAATATTATAAGACATTCATGCCTTTGGCTTATGATGCTTATATGAGTGCGCCTAAGGCTACTGCCGCCAAAGCTCTTCAGGATGCTATATATAACACCACTGGTGGCTGGATGGGCTTGGCTACGGCGGAAAACCCGATCATCGCCAACGCGGAGGCACTTCGGGATTACACGACGCTCGTTTCTTTTGGCGGTGAGGATAGCCAAGGTAATTACCCGGAAGACAAGAAGGTCGCATATCATGATAGAATGAGAGATAATAAGTTTGGTCAATATTCCTCATCTCGTCCTATGATCGGTCTGGATGTTGTTACAGAGGAACAGCATAAGGCTCTTAACGACGCTGGTATCACTCATTTCAGTCAACTGTTTTCTGACAAGAATAAAGATATTGTTAATAAGATCCTTGGGGAGGATATGCTTAAGATGCAGGCATTGAGATCCATGAAAGGAATGGAAGGTCTTGATTTTATACTTGATCCTCATAAGGTGGCTCCCGGTCCTATGGATATAGGTGATGTGGAGGATCCTGATGTTAAGTTGGATATGCCTGAGCTGATTGATCCCAATACACTCCCTAATACCAATACCAATACTGGTACTAACACCGGTAAGACTAATAATGGTAACGGAAACAGGAATATAGTGGGTGGCGGCCTTGACTTTCCTGAGGTGTTCAGGATGACTCCGGGAGCCGTGACAACGGAAGGTCTGGAAAGGCATTACGCTCCTACCGTGGATCCGGTGTTGAGATCGGCTGATCAGTATATGGTTGAGGCCAATCGTGCTTTCCAATCACAATTGGATCAGATGGGTAATGTCCCGGATTCCCAGAGAGGGGCTTTATCATCCAACCTACAGGCTATCATGAGTTCCAATATAGGTAAGTATATAAATGAGGTAGAACAAGGGAACGTGGCTCAAAGAACTTGGGCTGATAATGTCAACGCTCGGTCATGGGCTGACACGTATGATAAGAATATAGCCCAACGCCAAGCTTACCAGCAACGTATATTACAGGGATTGGCTATTAATGACGAGAACTGGGCTAGGTATTTCGATAGCGTAAATGATGAGATCCAGCAGAAGTGGAATACGGCTACGACCATGAATACATTAAGGTCTATATTCGGGGATGTAAAGATCGGTCCTAATGGGCAGTTGATCGCTGATCCTCAAGGAGATATATTGAGTTATAGGAGATTATATCCCGCTCAGGAAGTAACTAAAGGCAAGAAAGGATAAAGGATGGCTTCACAATATAGTATATTAAGGAATTACGGCAAGTACGTATCACCCTACAACATGGATGTTATGATGCAGGGGATGGGGTACATGCAGCAGAAGATAGATACCAATCGGCAGGCTATAAACGAGTATGCTGATTATATTATCAATTCTGACATTATAAAACCTCAGGACAGGGAATATCTTCAGAACAGGTTAAATGGATTGATACAGGATGTGAATAACGTGTATCGTAAATCCAATCTAGCTTCTGATGGTATAGCTAGAAGCATACAAGTCCGTCTTGGAGAGGCTTTAGATACCCGTGTATTGAACGCTATCGCCGGTACTAGGGAGATTCGGGCTTTCAGCGAGAAGATGGAGGATATGAAGCTGAATAATCCTAAGATGTATAGTCCTATCAATGAGGCTGAGGCTTTCGCCGATGCCGTGGCTTGGATGAATGACGGTCAGGTAGGGACACGTCTTAATCCTATACATTATACTCCTTATACGGATTATCATGCTGAGATTGATGAGAAGATGAAGAACTTCATCTCCCTTAACAAGGGGAAGAAAGTCAATGTGCCGGTAGTTGACGCCAATGGTAACAGGACGGGGGAGATGCGTGAGATGTACATAGATGAAATGAGCTACGCTCAGGCCAGGGATATAGCTATGGCTTCCATATCTGAGAACGGTAAGGCCCAGATGCAGTTAGAGGGAAGATATATGGCTAGAACGAATCCTGACTTATTTAATGTTCAAAGCACCTCAGATTTCCTTAAAGGGTATATTGATGATTTCAGTGTCAAGGAAGAATCCATACGAGCCAAGCTAAAGGGCGTTGGCAATGACAAGGCCAAGAGGGCTAAGTTGGAGTCGGAGCTGGCGGATATTATCAAGCAGAGAAATGATTTCGTGGAGGATGCCGAGGGCGTTATCGGTAGCAACTACAGCCCGGAGCGAGCCGGCATGTTCATGGTACGACAGCAGTTCCTTCGTGGCGTCGGGCTGAGATGGTCTTATAATAACTCATACGAGACGTTGGGTGTTGATGATTATTATTTCAAGGCCAATCAACAGATGATGGAGAGAGCTAAGTTCAATGAGACAAAAAGGCATAATCTAGCCATGGAGAAAGCAGCGTTGATGAGAGCCAGCAAATTGGGTAGGTCGGAGAATGGGGGTGACGGAGGTGATAACACGACCGGTCCTACCGTGGTTACTAAGAGCGCCAATCTTGAAAATGTGAATATAAGCGATGAGTTCATGAACGGGTTTATAGCCAATGAGAGGGCGGTAACTACCGGCATGAGTAATTTTGTTAAGTCACTGTCAGATGACGCTAGAAGGAAGATCGACGCATGGGCGTCTGATCCTGAGAATAGTAACGTGGTCAAGGATATGGATAACGATCAGGTTATCATGGCTTATTTCAAGGCCAATGGAGGGTCAAGGAACGAGTTGCTTGATTACAATGGTCAGGATAGTTACCTGAAGCTTCTTGGGTTAAATACTCAAAGAGGGAAGTATAATAAGATCAATGATGGATTCAATAAGGCGGAGAACGCTGTTTTGGATGGCGTTGACGCTATAGTCGAGAAAGAGGCTAAATCTTTTGGTGGATCAGGCATAGATGTTAGTTACGGATTTGGGACATTTAATCTTGAAGATATCAACAGCAATGGTGATAAGGTTTTTGATATAGATGGGATAAATGACATAACATTAAATGATTGGGCTAAATTATCGGCATATAGCTCTATTCTTAGTAATAGTGTTAAAATGACCGATCTTATTCATGCAGCCACTCCTGGTGTCCATAACCCTATTGTTTTAGGGGATGTCAATTCTGGAGAGGCGGCTGTATTGGTGAATAGGATAAATGATTTGATGGGTACGTCATTGACATTGGATGATATTAATTTATTATCTCTTATTCCTATGGATGTTTCTGATGACGGTAATATGATAAAGGTGCTGACTGATGGGCTGTCTGATGGCAATAAAAGGAATGTGGCCGTAGCTAAGGCCATGTATGACGAAATGCAGAAAGAACAATACGATGTGTTTAGGCACAAATGGAGTCGTGGCGATCTGGGAAGGTTGGCTGATGACGCCAAGCGAGCCGGCGAGGATTACTTGAGACAATATCGTCATGAGTACGCCGAGCGTGAGTATATCTTCTCCGGCGATTATCCGTCTAAAAGCCAAGCCGAGTATGATTATATAAAGATTAGTGACCTGTTCACCCGTGGTGGCGGTTTTATCCCCAAGGATAAGGATAATGCCAATACGAAGATAACGTTTACCATATCCCCTATAGGTGATGGTAATTATCAGATCATTGGCAATAATGGAGGTGATGGTCGATCTGTTGTTGAGGTAAGCGAGGCTGATCTGGCTGCGAATGGACTTACTTTCTACAAAGAGGATGTAAGCATCCCGTCCGAGACCTATGATTCCGGTGTCGTACCCATATCTTTCGCCAGCTCAAGCAACAACGCTTATGGGAAGATGGCTAAGTCATTGTTGGTAGCTCCATTCGCTTACGCTAGCGGGGCCAAGGACACGGTGATGCCTTATATAGATATGTTTACGAATATAAATGACGGTAATATCAGGAAGAATCAGATGATGATCGCTACTGACGTGTTGTTCGATAACGCTTCTATGTACGAGTTAAGGGCTTCCGGATATAAGTATAATAATGGTTCTTCTGGGATAAATGTTGATATATATAGCAAAGGAGGGGCTAGAGAGGGTAATACCCCGTTGTATTCAATTGATCTGGATGGCGTTAACTATGCTGATGAGGTAGCAAGGAAGATCGACTTCTGCCCGCAGTATTATTTGGTCATGGCATGGCAACAGATACTTAGCAAGGAGAATGAGGTGTATTGGAGGAGCGAGGGAAGATCTACTACTGATGATTTCGAGAGCTTCATCTCGCCCATAGCTGATATGATTGATCAGGAGATAAGAAACAGGAATAACGGAAATAGTGGAAATAATGGAAACAATGGAAATCTATAATAATACCTCTAACGGAAAGGATCTTGCCGAGAAGTACAGATATCCTACCATAAACGTAGATAATATAAAGGCTATTGGTACGGATCCCTATGATATACCGGATCGTGACCTGCCTCCGGTATTGGATCCGTATTCCGCTTCCGAGAGATCAAAGTCCCAGATACCGTCATTATCAGAGAGGATCAAGAATACGGTAAAGACTAATTATTATGATAACATGAAGCATATGTCCCCTTTGGGATATATGGCGTCTGATCAGAGCTATAAGGGTAGGTTTAATCTTACTGGACCGGAGATATCGTTAGAGGATTCAAGATATCGATTAAGTAGTGGAACGTGGATACCCAAATACGAGTCCTATATACCCGGTGTAGATAATGATACACGTCTATCAAAAACCCAGAGTAGGACTGAGAAATGGATGAGGGGATTGGGTAAGCTTGCCGGAAAAACCGCCTTGTACGGATTAGGAGGCGTTATCCAGCCTTTTTATGGTATTTATGCCGGAGTATCCAAAGGTAATTTCAATGCTGTTTTTGATAATGATTTCACTAGATGGTTAGATGATCAGGATAAGAAGATGGATTATGGTCTAGCTCATTATTATAATCGAGAGGAGCGGGACATGAACTTTCTTCAAAGTATGACTACGGCTAACTTCTGGTCTAATGACTTTCTGTCGGGTCTGGCTTTTACCGCTGGCGCCATGTTATCATCCGCCGTATATTCCGGGGCCGGTCTGATGAACCTTGCTCGTACCGGAGCTAGGGCTGGGGTGGCTTTAGCTAGGATAGGCAAGGCCGCTTCGGACACCAAGAAAGCATTCGGAGCTTACCTTAGGGCCGCCCGTATAGGGCAGAGGGTAGGCAAGGGGCTGGATGCCGCCCTATTTCTTGGTACGTCTACCTCATGGGAAGCTTCAGTGGAAGCCAGAAGTATGTTGATGGAGGCCGAGGAGAATTTCAGGCAATCTTATCGTAACGCTTACGGGAGGGAAGTCCCGTATGAGGAGCTTATGAGGTTCAGGGCTGACAATGCCAATGCCGCTAACGCCGTATTCGCCGCAAACGTCGGCATATTGTCATTATCCAACATAGCTATGTTCGGTGATATGTTTGGCATGGATCTGGGCGTGGATAAGTTCATAAAACGCAATATATTTGGCGTAGGAGCCGAGAGAATGGATAACGGTGCACTAAGGGCTATAACACCAAAGAAATGGCAGAAAATAGCTGGTAATACGTTTAATATCATTAAGCGACCGGTATCTGAGGGTTTGTTCGAGGAAGGTCTTCAAGGTGTGTCCAGCAAGTCCGCGGAGGATTGGGTGGAATCAAGATACAATCCCATGGCTATTCGCCAGAATATAGGTTATATGGAAGCTATAAAGAACGGGTTTAAGGAGACCTATGGATCTAATGAGGGCTGGAAGGAGATCGGCATCGGTATGATTATCGGATCGTTTATGGGAGTAAAAACTATTGGTGGTATAAAGGAATGGAGTCAAGACATGTCCCGGAACAAGGGGATGGTGGAGGTCTACAACACCAATGCCGGCGCCTTGACTACCGCCGCTATCCGTGCTATTCGTGGCAGTATGGCTCTTAACGCTCAATTATCAGGCTTAAGTACGGATAATAACGCTGACGATATACCTAATTCTAGAATCGTAGATAAGACTTTTAGTGATGCCGTATTCAACCGTCTTCGTTATGATCAGGAAATGGGGATGTTAGATGATACTAAGGAGAATTTCAAGACAGTCATCGAGTCTATACCTAATAGCGATATAGCCTCCGATATGAATATGACAGATGAGCAGGTAAATGAGTATAAGTCCAATCTTATCAGTGAGTTCAATAAGAAGGTTGATAATTTTACTATGGCCAGCAGATTTGCCGACTCCCTTACCGATGGTATATCCAATAGATCATTTAACACCTATATCTCCAACATGGCTTATAACGGTCTTGAGGCTAAGGATAATTTGGATGATATCGCTAATCAGTTAGGAAGGATATACAATACGGATATAGGACCTGCTTTAGATATATATTCTCGTCTTAATCCTGATTCGAGTAGGGATCTTGAGAAACTCAGGAAGCTTACGGATGATATACAGAAGATGGAGAAGAATGTTTTGAAGCTTCAGCAGAGTATCACATCTAAGGAAGCTCTTGAGTCTGATAAGGTCAAGTTAGCCAAGGAGAATGATAGACTTCTTAAATTGACGGAGGATAGGATTGCTTTGGAAAGGAGATTAGCTACGTTAGTTAACTCAGAGGTGGATATATCCAAGTTGTTCTTAAATAAGGATGAATCAAGGATCAGCGCCGCCGATCTTATGGCAGCTTATGAGACTATAGTCGGTTTTGAGAATGCCGTATCTATCCGTGGGGTTGATAATCATAAGGAGGCTATGGCGTTGCTTAGCGAGTATCGTCATAATCTTGTGGCTTATAAGAATATAAACGAGTCACTTCGTCGTATGCGTGACAGAAGATTCATCCGGGCGCAGGAGCGCGGGTTCATGAAGATATTATCGAACGCATGGGGGAAGACTTATGAGGAGGATGACAGCAAGTATGATTTCAGGAATACCGATGATCCTGATGCTAATTCCCTTTATGCCAATGATCAGGCCATAGATAAGGCTTATCAAGATGATCTTATAGGAGAGGACGAGGCATTTATGTTCAAGACCTATAATCATATGATCGCCAGATCTATGGAGAATGACATCAAGGCTGATGATGGCGGTATCGTTGAGAATGTACCTGATAATGAGGATATCATAAATCCTTCTGATGATAGAATCAATAATATAGCTATAAAGATATGGAACGGTAATGAGGATATCTTATCTCCTAGGGAGAGGCAGATATATGATAATAATAAGGATCGTATCAATGATCTTGTAAATGGGTTTGGCGATAATCCTATAGCTAGGCTTAATAAGATTAGGTCAATGATAGATAGGTTAAATACCAACGATAACGTATTAAATAACATCAGAGATACTATTGATGATATCATAGATATAAACATTAATGGTCTTGATCAGGATCAGGTTAAGGGGGCTATACAGACTTACAATGATCTTATGAATGATATTGACAACGGGAATGAAGTTGATCAGGATAAACTTAATGAGGCTATTGATATTATCAATAATTATTCTGATGATCCTCTTCTTCAATTCGTGGAATGGATGAGGCTGTATAATAATGGAAGTATGGTTGTCAAGGATTACGATAAGTCTATACCTATGGGTGATGTTCTCACGGAGAGCGAACCCGGGACATCCACCGGCAGGACGGAGGTCAACGCCGCCCAGAATCCGGTGGTGTTGATGGCCCAGAAGAGAGAGATCGGTGGGGTTATGTATTATGAAGTTGGCGGAATGAGACTTGACAGGTTTATGGACAGTCTTGGGCTTAAAAGATCTGATGCCACTGATACTGATAATGGAAGGGTGATGGATTTCACCAACGGAACCGACATATTTACTGTTATAGAGTCGAATAACCACTCAAGATGGATGATAAGCGAGGATGACGCTCAGGCTTTTGAGAACGCTACCGGTGTCATACTGGGGCGGCAGACCGCCTTATCGACCTCCAACTGGTTCATGGTGTATCGCAAGGGGCAGGATGGATCTGTTGTTCCTTATTATACAGGAGATGCCTTTGGCTCTAATAATGAGTCGATAAATCAAGAAGCTGCGGCTGGTCTTCGTAAGAACGATATCGTGAGGTTCAAGGTAGATATGTTAGATCCTTATACCAAGGAATTGTATGATAAATACAATAGCCTTTATGCCGTTGATCCTAATTCTGACGAGACCAAGTCTGCCCGTAGTGATTTGGTTAATAATATGGTTATTAAGATCGTGGATGGTGACGGTAATTTTGTCTCGGTGCTAAAAGCCAATGATCCAGACTCAAAAGGGAGTAACGCTGATTTAAGGAGTATGGCCTTTGAGTTGTATAGGGATAATGTAGGATCTGTCGCTGGCGAGATTGATATACCGTTCGTAGGCACAGTCACCAGTGTTTTGCCGGGAAGACCTAATTTTAGCGTAAGTGATGATAATGGGACGTTGATGGTATCCGAGAATGACTTTACCAACGAGACGGTTGGTAAGGTCGAGAGTGTAGGATATATAGAGAACGGGGAGGTTACGATGAGGGATGATATTAAGTATAATATATTCCCGTTCTGTACGGCTATCGTCAGGGATAAGTATGGTGATTATAAAAATTCACGTATCCCGGTCGTGGCTATAAAAACAGGGAACGGAAGAAATTATCTATATCCCGTAAGGTTGAAAAATCAGGATATATCGTCATTCTCTTCCATGATCGGATCAATGGCTGACAGAATTATAGAGGGTCTAGGTGGTGGAGTAAGTATTGATGATATAATGGATCTTAATAACGCTATAGCCAGATCCGGGCTGGATAACAAGACATATATGATTCCGTTGACGGGAGACGTGGATGTTATCAAGAAACGGCTAGAGGCTGTCAAGGAAGCGGCTAGTAAGATGCCTATGACCGCTGACGTAAGAGGATGGATAGGCGATTCTAGGACCAAGGAGGATATTTTGATGAATGACGTTACGATCAACATCGATCTTAATAACGACCCTTTCATAGCCCCTAAGTTCAGGATGAGTATTAGGAGGGATGAGACGTTCTTCGAGGATACGGAGACCCCGTTCGGCAGCCCGTCTGACCTCCAATCGGGATCCGCCTCGCCTGCGAAGGCTGCCGAGGACAAGTCGTTGGTTTCCGACGGTAACGTAGTATCCGGAGAAAATGAGGCGGAAAATCCTTGCTAAATTAAATATCTTGACTTATCTTCGCGGCGTCAGCCCATCACCTGACGAGTAAGATATTTAAAAGTTGGTCCCTGTCGGGTGTGTGATGGCCCCGGTGGGGACTCTTTATATTATGCAATTAGATGCTTTTTTACACCGGAAAATTATGCAAGACTTACGCATCCAGCGAGTGAAGGTCTTGATGATGTTATATACCAGTCATTATTTTGTCAATAACAGACAAAGGCAGTTGCTTGACCATACATACGCTTTAAGCAGAAGTCAGGCTTTCGATTATATGACGGAGTTCAATAAAAGACTTAGTGATAAGATAGGTATAGAATGTACGATGGATATTCTTCTGCCTACTGATGATGATAATGCTAATATCATAATCGAGTACAATGGCATCATTAAGAAGTTGATGAGGGAAGCCGAGAAGCTGGAGCTTGATACTGATGCTATCAAGTTCATGATGCGTGATCTTCTTAATGAGTTGAAGGGTGATATTGATCTTAACATCCTGATATTTGACGTAACCCAGTTACTTATAAAATACAATCTATTTAGGTTGGACGCCATAACCGAGCAGGAGTTCAAGGACTCTTTCGTCAGGATGGATAGTAGGAATATGGAGATAAAGAAATTAACTTTATCTGATATCAAGAAGGTGGTGGAGATGATAGAGACCAGATATAATCGCTTTGTATGGTGAGAGAAGATAAATGAGAGTCATTGGTGGAGTAATATCTGCAATAATATATAAAACGTTAAACAATGTTTGAGTTTTATATATCCAGTTTACTGGCCGGATATTAGCCTAAGTCTTGAAATAAAGACTACGTTATTGAAGAATATATAGTTACCTACGGATGTTTATCCAAGTCCGTAGCTCTAAGGTAGGTGATTAAACAGGGATTGTATTTGGGTTCCAGTGTTGCCTATATAAAACCTTCAATAACATTGGCGATGGGTACTAACAGGGTTTTTACCCTGACTTATGTTGAATAAACATTTTATTAAATTATTTATTGTAGATGGTTTATGTACAGGATATATATGGTAGACCCTTAATGCCAATAACGAGGCATGGTAAGGTTAGAAGATTGCTTAAATCAAAGAAAGCAACCGTGGTAAATCTTTGTCCTTTTACAATCAGGCTTTTGTATGATACAACCGGTTATAAGCAAGAGATTACGTTAGGCGTTGACACAGGTACAAAACATGTCGGTTTATCAGCTACAACAAAAAGCAAGGAACTTTACGCAAGTGAAGTTATTCTAAGAAGTGATGTTGTTGATCTTCTATCAACAAGAAGGGAATTGAGGAAGATTAGAAGGTACAGATTGAGATATAGAAAGCCAAGATTCATGAATAGGATTAAATCAAAGAAGAGAGGATGGATCGCTCCATCAATCCGGCAGAAGATTGATCCTCATATTAGGATTATCGGTTTTGTATATTCTATACTACCTGTCTCAAAACTGATTATTGAGGTTGCCCAATTTGATACTCAAAAGATCAAGAATCCAGAGATATCAGGTAAAGAGTATCAGGAAGGTGAACAATTAGGATTTTGGAATGTAAGGGAGTATGTCTTGGCAAGGGATGAGCATAAATGCCAACATTGTAAAGGAAAATCAAAAGATCCTGTCCTTAATGTCCATCATATTGAGTCACGCAAGACTGGAGGAGATTCACCTTCTAATTTGATAACATTGTGTAAGACTTGCCATAAGGAGTTTCATAAAGGAAATATCAAATTGAAAGTAAACAGAGGTGAGTCGCTTCGTGACGCTGCGGTTATGAGTATCATGAAATGGGAGTTATACGATGAGTTAAAATCTTTGTATCCAAACGTAAAAATGACTTTCGGATACATAACAAAATATAATCGTATAAATCACGGGATTGAAAAATCCCATGTATCCGACGCTTTTGTGATTTCAAGGAATTTTGACTCCGAGAGACTTGGATATTATTACAAACGGAAATTAGTTCGTCGTCATAACAGACAAATTCATAAGATGAAAGCACCTAAAGGAGGCAATAAAAGGATGAATCAATCTCCTTTTAAGGTTTTCGGATTTAGATTGTTTGATAAGGTGATGTTTCAAGGTAAAGAACGCTTTATTTACGCAAGAAGGCTTCGTGGAATTTTTAATATCCGTGATATCAACGGAGAAAATAAGAAAGATATATCTTATAAGAAATTGGAATATGTCAGTCATGGATTGATTTCTATTGTAGCAGGTTGAGATTGTTAGGAGATAGGGGAGGGTATACGAATCCACCCCTATTCACAATCAATATGTTAATCAGATAAGGATATTTTCGCTAAACGATAAATTCCATTTTTTTTGTTATTTAGGATTTAGTTTTTGCCTGTTCGTGAGGATCGGCAAAAATATTTGTACTTTTCGGAGAAACATAAGGTTTGTTACATTATTGTTATTTGGCTCCCGTCCGCTCGTGAGAGTAGGCGGGATTTTGTTTATCTTTGTAACAAAACGATTTAGCAATGGGAAGATCTTGTTATGTTATAAAAAATAAGGAGGGTAGGGTAGATAATGTCCTTGCCCCTAACAACCAACCATCAGGGTTATACCAAAGGGCAATGGAGGTACTGGGCGACCAGAAGCAGGCCTTATCGGTCTGGGGTACGGCCTACTCCCCCGACTTCGTGTCCTTCTTTGGCGACTGGATGTCCATGCCATCAGAATATGATCTGGATAGTAATGGGGAACCTAGGTATGATGATGTCATGTCCTTTATCAAGCGGAAGAACTATTTCGCCGGCAATTTCATGGCTGATGAGGTTAAGGATATTAATAATACTCTTACTTCCTTGGGTGTTGATAATATCAATGATCTTAATGATATGATCGTATCTAACTTCCTTTCCGGCGGTGATATATTCCTCAATAGGTACAATCTTGAGCGATCTGGGATGTATGACGCTGATGAGATTGATAATATCATGACTAACCGATCGGAGTATGAGCGGGTAAGGGATATGATGAGGAGGATTGTCGATTTTATGTCTGAGGGGAATCTTAATGAGAAGGATATGTATTTCCTGTCCTCCGAGTCAGGTCTTGGTGATGATTATATGATATATGAGGATACATATGACTCGTTAGGAAAGAGAAGGGGCTTGAATCCAATAGAGGTAAGGGATACGATCATGAGGGCGGTAGGCGGTATCAGCGACCGCCGGGAGTTCGATCAGGCTTTCGCCTCCATCCCATACCCTTCCTTGGCACTCTGGTATCAGGAGGATCAGGATTACGCAGATCGGATGTATGACACGTATCGTAATATGACCCGTATGGAGGTTCGGAGTCAGGACGGAAATACGATTACCGACTCGTACTTCAATAGTACCACACCGTATATCAGTATGCCTAAGGATATGAAGGGTCTAAGGGATAAGGTTGGGGAGATAATCGATATGGATGATTTTAAGGACATCAAGGACGTTTCCGGACGTCTGTATGATATAGCTATGGATCTTGCCGACATGGGCGTGGATATAAGCGAGGCGATCAGCGATGAGATGGTTATATCCAGACCGGAGGATATCCGTGATCTTATGGCGTCGCTGGATGTCATGTTATCTTCCATACAGGCTGGCAATTCGGTATACGATAGCTTTATCTCCGATCTTGATAGGATAACAGGAAAAGGGAATCCGATATACGAGGTTCAGGATACTAACCTTACCGGTGATAGGATGGTGTATGTAAGGTCCGGGAATACATCCCCTTCCGATATGTATGATAGGAGCATGTTGTATATGGGTAGGAATACGTACCATAACACAGCCCCGATAACCGACACCGATCAGGCCTATGAGATGTTGACCGATATCGGGATAGAGCGGGCCTCGTACTTGCCGGCTGGCGTGGTTCCCGCCGGGGCTTCCCGTTCCGATATTGACGTGATCAAGGATAACATAAAGAAGCTAGTTATGTCCAACATCTCATCCTCGAATACTGAGAACATGATCCTTACCAGATTGATATACCAGCATCCCGTAACCCCTAAGATGGATGATGTCGATATTGATCGGGAGTTCAGGAGATACGAGGCTAGGCAGGGAAAGGATCGGGATTTTATCAAATCCTGTACATCGTTGAGGAAGATCCAGATCAAGGAAAGGTTAAAAAAATCGGATTTATATAATAATGTCTTGCGCTTCCTTGATTTTAATGGATTTTATAACGTATCTTTGAACCACCATGACAGAGGTACGTTAAAAAGCATGGAGATGTCGTTGCCGGATGGTCAGGTAAGAGATCTGTTGTTTGATGTGGCTATCGAGTCCAGCGACAGCAGCATGAGGGATCTTTTCTATCTGGATAGACAGGATAGGATGATGGATGTCGGGTTTTACAGGTATCTGTACCAAAGGAATCCGGGCCTGCTCCGGGAGGTCAACGGCGGTGTCGAGGAGAGGCCGGACGGCTCGTTCTTGGCTCGTGGGAGGTACGACGATTTCGTGTCTTTCCAATCTGGCCTATATGAGAAGGTAGGAGAGACGGTTGATGGATCAATATACAGGTTCGTTGATGATCTTATATACTCCGATCCATCATCATATCAAGAAAACATGGTACGAAGGATGGGTGACGTTACGGTAAGGAGTGACGATAACCGTCTATCAAGGATAGAGGATGATCCCTCATCCAGTAAGATAGTTAATGAATACACTGCTAATACAAATAAGTTGATGCGAGATTTTTCGTGTAGTTAATCTCTCTTTGACGTCGTGAGACGTTTTCTTTCGAGCATTGAAACATTGAATTTATAGATTTGCATGAATCCGGGCCGTAGTGATACGTTCCGGATTTTTTGTCTTGTACCGGTTCTTATTAATACCAATTGCATGACATGACGTGCTTTGATGATGACATATATCACGATCCTAGGATTATTAATTTTTGAACTTTGTAACGCCCACTATCAGGTGGGGTTATTATTAATTCAAAAATAAATAGACATGGGTACAAGTGGAGACAAAATCGTGCTGTTAGACGGCATGGGTTCCGGGAGCGGTAGCGCCGCTAATGGTTTATTATCTATGATTCC